TCTGCTACACTCCACCAATTATGTGCGTTTGGTCAAAATGTTAGGGCATCACGACGCAGGGCCTAAAAACCTTGAGGTGCGGGTTCGAATCCCGTAACGTACACCAATTTGGTCTCAAAGTGTTCATGGACGCACATCAGCCTATTACCCATATACGCCGCACATTTGATAAATAAATGTAGGAGAACAAAATGTTTTACTACATGTATCAAATCAAAAACAAAGTGAATGGCAAAATTTATGTCGGAGTTCATAAAACATCTGACATGAATGATGGTTACATGGGTTCAGGTAAAGTAATACGTGCCGCTATCAACAAGCATGGCATTGAAAACTTTGAGAAGACTATTCTTGAAATTTTTGAGAATAGCGATGAAATGTTCAAGCGTGAAAAAGAAGTTGTAACCGAAGACTTTTTATCGCGTGATGATGTGTATAATTTGCGTCGCGGTGGCTCAGGCGGTTTTGATTACCTAAACAAAACAGGACAAAACAACAAAGCCAAGCAATACCTCAAAGGCGGCCAAACATACGCATCCCGACTTGAAAACGACGAAGAATTTCGCAATGCCGAATCGGAGAGAAAATCTGCTCTAAACAAACAGCAATACGCAAATGGCAGAGTTAGCGTATTCAAAGATTCTGTTTTACAGCAAGAACTTTCTAATCGAGCAAAGCAAGTAAATTTAGGTTCGATGTGGATCAATAATAACACACACGAACGCAAGATTAAACAAACTGACCCTATGCCAGATGGTTGGGTCAAAGGAAGATTACGCACCGTTAGATCAGTTGGTTAGATCGCATGCCTGTCACGCATGAGGCCAGGGGTTCAAGTCCCCTACGGTGCGCCAAGTTTAGGCTCGTTCATATAATGGTCATTATCCCGGATTGTCTATCCGGAGACGGGAGTTCGATTCTCCCACGAGTCGCCAAGTTTTTGCTCCGATGGTGGAATAGGTAGACACAAGAGACTTAAAATCTCTCGCCCTCGGGCGTGCCAGTTCGATTCTGGCTCGGAGCACCAAACATGCCCTATTAGTATAATGGTATTACACCGGTTTTGTAATCCGGGTACGGCAGTTCGATTCTGTCATGGGGCACCAAACATGGATGTGCTGAGCATTGGCGAGCTCAAGCGGCTGTAACCCGCCCGCATACAAATAAGACTGTGTAGGTTCAACTCCTACCGCATCCACCAAGTTTTGAGAGTGTTAGCAAGTGAAATCACGCTATAAAGGTATGTTCGAACTACTGATATAGTAAAAGGTCGCGGGTTCGAGGCCCGACTGATCGGAAGATCAGGGTGTCTGATGGCACACAGGCTGGATGAATCTCAAGTAACGTACCGAGTCCTAGCCCGGGCTTTATGCAAATAGGTGAATGGTGCCAATAACGATGGTGGCACAACTCTCAAATTCATTTCTGTTCCGGTATGGTGTAATGGTAACACAACTGACTTTGACTCAGTCGTTCTAGGTTCGAGCCCTGGTACCGGTGCCAATTTTTATCCTGCTAGATTACTGGCTAGATCATCACCCTTTCAAGGTGAAGGAACGGGATCGATACCCGTGCAGGATGCCAATTTCTATTCCGAGAAACCCGAGCAAGGTGCATGGGCTTGACTGTTAATCAATGGTTAGATGAGTTCGATTCTCATACTCGGAGCCATTAATGAAGCGTACTAATTCGCATATACGTACACCGTCTGGACTAGGTGATGGGCGATCCAGTCTAGTACGCTTCATTAATGGGGGCAGTAGCGGGCTACGGTTGCGCCTGGCAGGCACAATGTCTAGAAGGGTTCAACTCCCTCGGTCTCCACCAAATTTCGGGGATAAACTTTGCGTGGTGAAGTCCGGCCTCTTAAGCCGAGAGAACCTGGTTCGACTCCAGGATGCCCGACCAAGATATGGAAGTGTGGCAGAGTCCGGTTTATTGCAACAGTCTTGAAAACTGTCGGCTCAGAAATGGGTCCGTGAGTTCGAATCTCACCGCTTCCACCAATTTTATTGTTGACACTTGTTCAACTAACATATATAATAGACTTTCGAGAGTGGGCCGGATGGTAAGGCAGCGGATTGCTAATCCGTACATCGTGGAAACACGGTGACAGGGTTCGACTCCCTGACTCTCGGCCAAGTTAATTTGCCCCGTTAGTTCTAGTGGTAAAACATCGGTTTTGTAATCCGAGGTCGGGTGTTCGATTCACCCCCGGGGCACCACTAATATAGCCTATACCCACTCCTGACGTGACTTGAGTCCCTAGGCTTTTTAAAATTTGCAGGATTAATTCAGTGGTAGAATGTCTCGTTGCCAACGAGAATGTCATCGGTTCGAACCCGATATCCTGCTCCAGTCAATGCACAGGTACCAGAGCGACTAATGGCGCGGATTGCAAATCCGTTGATTCGTGGGTTTGAGTCCCACCCTGTGCTCCAAGTTTTGAGATAGACGATAGTTTAGAGTCCCTGCCAGTCTAGGCACAGTGGGGTTGACTGTGTTGACACTACAGTATGACTGAAGTCGGTTGGTTAAACTTGACTATTCGAGACAATCTAGCGAGTCCTCCCAGGAGGATAGTTAGGCTCTCAAAAACCTATACAATGCACCGTTCGTCTATCGGTTTAGGACACCAGCCTTTCACGTTGGTAAGATGGGTTCGATTCCCATACGGTGTACCAGGTCTTTGTGGTTGACACATTATTCATGTGATGCTACAATACATGCTTAGTTAGAAATTAACTAAAGCGTTCTTTAAAAAATAGTAGATATACTCATGCACACAAAGGCTAAATGCGCAGGCCGATGTTGCGGAAACAGCTTCGCCCATTGGTGTGGTTGGCAGGTTCGATTCCTGTGAGTGTGCAGTAGTATGTCTATTAGACAAAAGATTTCAAGGGTGGTTTAACATCCTATACACGGCTTGCCGTGTATGAAAGATAACTGTGGTGACACAGCCAAAGGAGGTATGCCTACATAACTCCGCCAGTAATGGTCTGTTTAGACAAGCCTGCTCACTACCGTGAGGTAGCGTTCACTGATAAGACCGGTGGATGTAACAGCGAAGCTGATGTATGAGGAAAGAACATTGTTCGACGTGCCGCAAGGAACACGGGGCAATGAAAAGTAACAGGTGGTGCTGACTTCCATACAAACCAATCAGTCAACTGGTATGAGAAAGGGTAGTGTACGTGTCCGAGGGGTCGCTCCCAAGGGCTTGTATGCAGTTTTAGTGGTTGATGGGACACGTTGCGAAACGTTGTTACATTGGTCGCGAAAGACTACTGAGTAGCTCGCGAGGCAAAAGGTACGTGGTGTGTTGTATCGTGTATTCCAAAAGAGTATGCGGCAACTGAGTCAGCACATCGCAGTAGGTTCGTTATAGGCTAATGGTAGGCCAATTCTCTGTTAAAGAATAGACTGAAGGTTCGACTCCTTCTAACAATAAAATGCAAAGACTGACTCGGTCATATGTGAAAAGCATCTAATACTTGACACGCAAGTGAATCAAGTCCAACGTAGCTCGCAAGGTGAAATTGGTTTATGCTGGAAGTTTCGTAACGGTTTAGCGACTGTGAATGGCTCGCAAGGTCAACGGAGTAGATAGCGTAGAATAGCATATGGCGACAAGACTACTGCCTGTCTTTAAAAACGGCGATGCTGTAAGCAGACGTAGGTACCGCAAGGGCTTATGTGGATGTCTAGAGAAGGTTTGCTCGCAAGGCGGACTATAATGCTAGAGGTGCTTATGGCTAACGTGTAATCTCAGCGTTAGCACTATTCTAAAACACATTACTAAGAGTCCAGGTTCAAAGCGTGGCATAGTGTGTTTCAGAATAGTAATTTTGCTTGTGTAGTAGCTACAGCGGAACAACTGAAATACTTGCCAATTCTAGACAGCGCAAGGACCAGCCGTGAAGAGAGGGGCTATCGCGGATTCAAGCGCCAACACGAGCACCTTATAACAATTCGGCCTTTACGTCAATTGGATAGACTATCAGTCTTCGAAACTGATTGTTGGGGGTTCGAATCCCTCAGGGCCGGCCAAGTTTATATCCCTGTGGTGAAATAGGAAATCATTAGACCCTGCGAAGGTCTAGTCCCAGGTTCGACTCCTGGTGGGGATGCCAATTTTGAGACTGCTCATAGGGCACTGCAATGAACTATGACAGGTTGCGTGGTGTACTGGCAAGCACAGCAGAAGGTAGTACCCGACGAAAAGTTTGCAGACTTAGTAAGCGGCGAAGGCGGACGCAGGTACAGGTTCGAATCCTGTAGCATTTACTCAAATTTATCAATGGTGTCCATAGTGTAGTGGCCTGCACACTGCTCTGTGAAAGCGGTAGTACCGGATCGATACCGGTTGGACACCCCAAGTTATTCTGGCGTTCGTTCAATGGATAGGACAGCATTCTTCTAAAGTGCGAATAGGGGTTCGATTCCCTTACGCCGGGCCAGTTAGTTAGTATTATGGGCTGTAAGTGTTGTTGGGGGCACGAGGGCTTTGCAAGCCTTAAGGACCGGTTCGATCCCGGTACGGTCCACCATAATATCCGAGTGTAGGAAAGTCTGGTTTAATCCGCCTGCTTTGGGAGCAGGAGATCGAAGGTTCGAATCCTTCTACTCGGACCAATTTATTTTTTAAGGAGAAACGAAGTGAAACCTCGTAACATATTTGCCGTACTGGCAAGCAAACGGAAGGCGGGCTCGCACCGCAAGAGCAACAAAGCTCTAAGACGCGATAGTAAGATGAAAGACAAACGGGAGTATAGTGTCAACGGTTTAGCACAGCGGACTTTTAATCCGCCAGGTCTGGGTTCGAATCCCAGTGCTCCTACCATATAAAAACATTTTTGACGGACAGACCTCGCAATTAGAGCGAGTAATCTCTTCGGTCACCTGGCAGTGGCGAAAGGTTCTTTGTGCCAGCATTGAACTGAAATTGAAAATGTTTTTATATGGTAAAGTAGCATAATGGTTGTGCAACACCTTCATACGGTGCCCGGTGTGAGTTCGAATCTCACCTTTACCACCAAGCTTGACCATAAAGCAACATTCTTGTATAATACAAGCTGTTCTTTAAAAACTTGCACAAAAATTCATAGCCGGTTAGCTCAAAGGTAGAGCACACGACTGATAATCGTGCGACACAGGATCGTTACCTGTACTGGCTACCATATATACAAAATATCTCGCTGGTGTAATGGCAGCATAGCGGTCTCCAAAACCGTTGGTCGGGGTTCGAGTCCCTGGTGGGATGCCAAGATTTTTACGAGAGGTAATCATGAAGAAGTTTGACATTGATGTAGTGCGTGAATTTATTCTAGCACAAAGCCCAGATACTCGTGTGTATCTTGGTTGCGATAGCGAACGTGTAAAGATCGGAGGAGAGTTTTGGGCCTACTACACAGCCGCCATCGTTGTTCACGTCAATGGTAACAATGGTTGCAAACTGTTTGGTGAGATTACCAAAGAACGCGATTACGATCGAGTTGACAAACCCAACACACGTTTGATGACTGAAGTTTACAAAGTCAGCGAACTGTATCTAAAATTAGCCGATGTCCTTGAAGGACGACATGTTGAAGTGCATTTGGACTTAAACCCCAACGATATGCACAAGAGTTCAAATGTCATTGCACAAGCCATTGGTTACATTCGAGGCACTTGCAACATTATTCCCATGGTCAAGCCCGACGCATTTGCCGCAAGCTATGCCGCTGACCGTATGCGTGGATTAAAGGTTGCAAATGCTTGATGAGTTTGTTATAATATAACAAATGCCCTGGTGGTGGAATGGTAGACACGATGGTCTTAGAAGCCATTGTCGAAAGGCGTGGGAGTTCGAGTCTCCCCTGGGGCACCAAACAACCCGGCATCCCGTAGCCGTTAGTAAACGGGGGTCAATTGTCTGTACCATAAAAGACACAGTGCATTGGATCTACTGCAAGGCCCGCTTACATGGGCGACTTGAGAAATCACAAAGGCGGGGACGATTGCCCGTCTAAATGGAAAAGAACGTGGACGGGGTAACCACCCAGTTTAGGGCTCTTGTGGTGAGAGTAGCTAAACATCTTAATGAAACATTCTACAAAACATCGACCAGTTTAAGGTGGATCTGGGTCCCGGGAAGAAAACCTTTAGAGTGTTTCACTAAGATGCGGGTAAAGTGTTTACGGTTGCACGGCGGTCTTCCAAACCTCAAGAGACGAGTTCGAATCTCGCTACCCGCTCCATTGTAATATTGCTGTAATACAAAAATTCAGCATCTGAGATATATACAAATATTATGTTGACGTTTGTAGCGAACCCACTAGATCCACTACTGGAGTACGTCAAAGATGATCCTGTTAGACCAGAAATCTCTAGAGAGTTCAGGGTTGGTAAGAATCGATTTGTCAGTGCTCTAGTTGAAGACCGCCCACGTGCCATGGTCTGCGTGAACCTGCTGGATCGAGTTCCTACTCGAGTCAGCGACTTAGGTGACGCAGAGAACCCTAACACTGCGGTTTTCTACACCATATGGAGTTATGCTCCTGGTGCCGGCGCAGAACTGTTACGTGCCACTGTAGAAGAGATACGTAGACAGTTTCCTGAAATCACACGTTTTGTGACCTTGAGTCCCAAGACCGAAATGGCTCGACGATTCCACTTGAAAAACGGCGCAACTGTGCTGAGCGACAACGAAGAATCGGTCAATTACGAGTACGCTTTTTTATAATAACAGTTGACTCTCCATAACACAGGGAGTATAATAGGACAAATACTGTGTTAACCCATTCCCTAGTAGCTCAGAGGTAGAGTAGAGGACTGTTAATCCTTTGGTCCGTGGTTCGAGCCCACGCTGGGGAGCCAAGTTTTGTTTTGTTGGTTTTTGCAAAACCAACCGGTTGAAGAAGCGGAGATGAGGAGTAGCAAAACGGTAATCCATGTGAAAATGGAATTACTGACAATTGGCTTGCACAGCCTCCGTGACTCAGAGATCCAAGGTAGTCCGGCGTAATAGCCCTGTTTGTTGATCCTTGGAGATATTGAGTCCTCTGTTTTTTGATAGTTGTTAGCTCGAGATTAGTGTTCTGGGGCGATTGACTGTTGCATGTTGTCCGGCTATTTACTTGCCGTTTCTTTATCCGTTTTTTGTTGACTAACACATTGATTCAGCATATAATTATTTTTTAAGGAATTCAAAATGAAAATCACTCTGCGTAAAGCCAATGCCCTGCAAACTGTAATCCAAGAGTTCATCCGTGGTATTGAAATCAAATCCACTGCTACACTCAACGAGTTTGAGGACGCAGAAGTGGTGTTGTTTGCTCTCAACACTCAGTTGGTGGCACGTGACGACCAACGTGACCGACTCACACGTATCTTGTATCGCATTCGTAGCATGATTGGCATGGCCAATGCACAGTGCGGTGTCACAGACAAGTTGGCTGAATGCGCCTACTTGGACAAGCGCATTGGTCACATGACTGAGCTAGCCAAGGCCGATGTGCAAGAAGCACTGGGTCTCATCAACGGCAAGCTGGAAAAGCTTCGCAATGTTGAAGCCAAGAGCCGCATTTACGGCTACGGTGACACTGTGAACACTGGTGTACTGCGTCAAGAACAAATTGACACATTCAAGGCTCTAGTACTGCACCTCAAGAAGCAAAAACAAAAGCTCAACGACGAAATTCTTGAACTCAATGTTCGCACAGAAATTGAGTTGACCGAAGACATAGTAAGTTCACTCAAGGAAGTGGGCCTACTGTAACAACTGGCGCGGGGAGGGTCCGGTCACCAGCGAGGTCTCATAAGCCTTTGCCATCCTTGGTTCAAATCCAAGCCCCGCAACCAACAACAAGGCTCCCGTAGTTTAATGGTAAAACGGCCCGCTTATAACGGGTAAGTGCTAGATAAGCCGCTAATGGGAGTTCGACTCTCCCCGGGAGTACCATTAACGCATCCTTAGCTCAGGGGTAGAGCGTTTCCTTTACACGGAAAGGGTCCGCGGTTCGAAACCGTGAGGATGTACCAAACATGCCGCTTTAGCTGATGTGGTCATAGCACCGGTTTGAAGCACCGAGGAACCAGGTTCGATCCCTGGGGGCGGCACCAACAAGGAGACACACATGGAACACAAACAAGTCATAGTGTTACGCAAAGATTTAAACATGCGCAAAGGCAAAATGGTAGCACAAGGTGCTCATGCCTCCATGGGTGCTATCCTAGGTCTGTGTCAAGTAAAGAATGACATGCTGGAATTAAAAATGGACGATCGTGTGCGCCCTTGGCTTACAGGACGTTTTAAAAAAATCTGTGTATATGTCAACAGTGAACAAGAGCTGTTGGCCATACACAATCAGGCACTAGCGGCAGGACTTGTTGCTAGCTTAATCCAAGACGCTGGGCTCACAGAGTTTGGTGGTGTAAAAACCTATACCGCCGTTGCTGTTGGCCCAGACCGTGAAGACCGCGTAGACGCTGTTACAGGCACTCTACCACTACTGTAAGGAATGCCATGAAAATCACAGAAGACCAATTCCGCTTTGAGTGGTTCTCGGGCACAGGAAAAGGCGGACAGCATCGCAACAAGCATCAAAACTGTTGCCGTTGCATACACGAGCCCACTGGCATTCAAGCCAATGGTACTAACAGTCGCAGTCGAGAAGACAATCGACGTGCGGCATACATTACTTGTTTGAGCAGAGTGCAGGCCCACTTTCACGAAGATACACAACGGTATCTTGCTGGGCAGGAACGTATTAGAACATATCACGAACCCGACAACCGCGTAACAGATCATGCCAGCGGATTTGTTGATACATACACTAATGTCGTTGTCAAATGCGACATGAATGATGTAATTGATGCTCGAGCACGAGCAGTAAGGTAAAACATGTATATCAAGAAAAACAAAAGGACTTTCCACCGATTGTGACTATCACAATAGGAGGAAAGATGAGTCGTACATATCGTTTTAAGAAACATCGTTGGCTTGAAGCTGACGTGTTGAGAGAGCTAGTTCGTACTGCTCCATATCGCTGGGCGTATCAGCGAATCGATGCGCACAGTAAAGAAGGTCGTAAAAAGCTAGCCGAGTTCCACAGTGACAAAAAAGATCACTGGATGAACTACCGTGGGCCCAGTTGGTTTCATCGCGAGTTCTCACAAAAGCCGTACAAAGTGCGAGCACGTCGAGAACTGCATCGTTACCAGCGTGATCCCGACCATGAGGTCATGATTGAAAGCAAGCCACGTCGAGAGTATTGGTTATAAGCCCCGGTGGTGGAATTGGCAGACACACTGCGTTGAGGTCGCAGGTTCTACGGGTTCGAGTCCCGTCCAGGGTACCAAAAGGTAATACTGTTGTTTGCAGAAAAGGTAAACCAAAGTATGCATTTTTCACCAACAGAACGTTTTACAGCGATTCTTTTTTAGAAAATGCATACTGACCCACAAGCAAGAAGCACAGCACTGGTTGACAATTAAATACTAGATTGCTATAATACATCTATAGTTTAAAGAGCAAGGATCATGACACTACCGGACGAACGTTATCGAGCAGTAAGGTCAGCAGAGCAGTTCTTGATGGACCTTTGCAATCCCGCCAAGACGCCGCGGGTTCCCAAAGTTGTTCGACAACGTGCCCTGGCAGTGTTGCGTCATTATCCAGGTTCTTGGGACTTGGATCGAGTGGCTCATAAATGCCCAGAAGTATTTGAATCTCCCAACAAGCTAGACGCAATTCAAGTCTGGGTGTTAGACGGAATGGATGCAAAGAAATAAAAGTTTTGGGCCTATAGCTTAATGGTAAAGCAGGCGACTCATAATCGCTTGAGTCTAGGTTCAATTCCTAGTGGGCCCACCAAATTGCCCAGGTGGCGGAATAGGTAGACGCACCGGACTCAAAATCCGGCGGGAAACCGTGAGGGTTCGAGTCCCTCCCTGGGCACCAGTTTTGCAAGCAAGGACTCGTGCAGGGGCAATACCCCTTGAGGCTCTGTGCAGTAATGCGCATCTTCTATGGATCAGTTGCTGGGATGAGAGGTCCCGGACTGTTTCCGGTGTCAAGGATTATCTATTGCAGGATGAAGTAAGCTCTACCCTGTGTCGATAGTTTACAGCTACACGCCCTGGCGAAACCGGATTGTTTGCAAATTCATTGTTGTTGAAGAGAGACGAAGAAAAATAAATGTATTGTGTTGTATGCGGCGAAAAAGAAACCGAAGTAATAGATTTACAAGCCGCAATGGATCTAGCTAAAGTTTTAGATTGTTTTGTTACCATTCGTGGTAACGGAATGGAAATTGTAGGGCACTTTGGTGCCGATAGTATCAAGGACGGTGTGTGCCCTGACGGTGTAGAATACACTTGGCGCAAACGTCGATAAAGTTTTATGGGCTCACTCTGGCAGATCTCTCGGCATTCCAACCGCCGGAGTCGAAGGTTCAATTCCTGAAGGGCCTGCCATATAACGGAGTATAGCGCAGTCTGGTTAGCGCACTGGTCTGGGGGACCAGGGGTCGCAAGTTCGAATCTTGCTATTCCGACCACTCATTGGGTTCGTAGTTCAATGGTAGAACGTTGCTTTGACATGGCAAAGACACAAGTTCAATTCTTGTCGAACCCACCACGCCCCTGTGGACAAATTGGTAAAGTCAGCACTCTCAAAAGGTGTGCCGCGGTTTCTCGGTTCGAATCCGAGCAGGGGTACCAACAATAAATATTTTTTTTGATTCAAACGCATATACATATTAACATGTTTGATAAAACCAAGCACAATATCATCCTGATGACCGATTACAGTCATCCGCTGTTTTTGCAACGGCTATTGGGAGTCACCAAGGTCGCTGATTCTCTGCGCAATGAAGGATTTGAAGTGTTGGTGATCAACCATTTACATATTTTTTCTATAGAAGAGATTATCCAAATACTTAATTCTGCTGTGAGTGATAAAACCTTGTATATTGGATTCAATTCAATTTTTTATCAAGGAGTAGATAACGCACAAATAATTGACAATGCCGAAAATCACTGGGAAAAAGGCGGCATAAAATTCTCTCCTAAAGAATCCGGTTCTTTTTTGCCCCACGGAAAAAAATATAATACAGTTATCAAACAACTGATTCGTTCTATATCGCCTAATTGTAAAATTGTACTAGGCGGACCGGATGCAGAAGACATTGACTTCAATTCAGATTACGATTATGTTGTGCAGGGCCTAGCTGATATATCTGCTGTCAATTTGGCACGGCACCTGGCATTTGGAGATGCTCTTAATAACAGTAGAAAGAGTGTGTTTAAATTTACTGTAATTGATGACCCCACTGCAAAAGGCTACGACTTTGTTGGGACACAAATGAAATATCATGAACACGATATTGTGTTGCCCAACGAAACTCTTCCAATTGAAATTGGGCGCGGCTGTATTTTTCAATGCAAGTTCTGTTCATTTCCGTTAAACGGCAAGAAAAAAATGACTACATCAAACACACAGATGTGTTGTATGCAGAACTAATTGACAACTACGAACGCTTTGGAACCACACGTTATGTGTTTACTGACGACACATTTAACGACTCAAAGGAAAAACTACAAGCCATTTACGACATATCAAAAAAGCTACCATTTAAGTTAGAATATTGGGCTTATGTTAGACTAGATTTATTGGCTGCTGATCCTGAAACCATAAATCTTTTGTATGGTAGCGGATGTATTGCAAACTTCTTTGGCATTGAAACGTTTAACAAACAAGCTGGGTCGTTTATTGGCAAGGGCGGTAGTCGAGAAAAGTTAATTGCAACTGTTAAAAAAATTAAAAACCAATACGGTAATTCAGTAACGTTGCATGCTGGATTTATTTTTGGGCTTCCTTACGAAGATGTCAACAGTATAAAACAAACTCACGAACAGCTTGTTAATAACGAAACTGGACTTGATGTTTGGTATTGTCATCCCTTGATAATTAGGTCTTCTAAAACTGCGATATTCAGCAGTGACATTGACAAAAATTACAAAAAATACGGATACAGGATAACTGGCTTTGACAACGAGCTCAAGTCATTGGTATGGGAAAACGATCTAACTTCTTTTGACGAGTGTAAAATGTTAGCAAGTCAGAACCATCAAGAAAGTATAAAACGAGATTTGTTAAAAGTAAGAAGCAATGATGTACTGTACATGAGTAGCCTAGGCATTGATCCCAAGACTGTTATAAATCAATCAGTCAGTACATTTGATTGGCACAGTGTTACTCTAAAAAAAGAGAAAAAAATTCAGGAATACAAACAGGCATTGTATTCACAATTAAATTTGACCTAACGCTCTCATAGTATAAAGGTATTACACTACATTGGTAATGTAGAAACACTGGATCGTTACCAGTTGGGAGCACCAAAACAGCTTGACACAGTAACGAACTTCTGCTATAATGTAACATTACAAATAGGAGTCATTATGAAACGTCTTGAAGATAGTCGTAACTCAATCATTGACATTGAGAAATGTGTCGAAAATGTTGGCAGTCGTTATGATCTAGTTATTGCGGCCGCACAACTCACTCGCGAACTCAAACGCAAAAACAACAACCCCGATCGTTTGATCACTTGCATCGACGCTCTTAAACAAATCCAAGAAGCCACTGTCAAGTAAAAGGCCACTATGACCAAATTTACTGACACGCTTAAATCAGCACTGGCCAAGAAAAAAGGCCAGCATCATGTCGACGGTGCTGATGCATCCACTTCTGACAAAAAATCCAAAATCAAACCAATTCCAGTTATTACCGGACGACCAGTCAAGAAAGCTACCGGGAGAGGGCGCTGATGTATGACCCTAGATATGTTCAGTATTTAAATTTACCCAAAATTCCCGAAGAAATTTTAAAGTCCATTGTAATGGATGTTGATGTTCATCAACAACATCACAATGCCAGTTTGTATGACACATACACATGGAGCGACTTTGGCACCCAACAGTTAAACGACTGGGGCAAGACTAACATTGGCCAAGACTTATATTTTGGTGTGCAGTTAATGACCGGCCATGTCCCTATACACACGGATATTGGAACCAAAATCAAAATTAATTACATAATCGCAACTGGTGGCAGTGATACAGAAACAATATTTTACGATCATGATTACATCACCAAAGTAGCATCTTACAAAATTGAGCCTCAGCAATGGCATGTGTTCAAAGCCGATTCCCCTCACGAAGTTGTCAATATAACTGATCTTAGAGTCAGCATCACTGCCAGACTTTTTTAAATCGTTATTGATTTTTCCTATAATCGTTATTAAAAAATATTCAGGAAAAACCTATTATTTTGCTTGACTTTATAGGTATATACTATTACAATTAACACTCAGTAGTAACACTGAGCACCATTTTTTAACTCAAGGAGATATTATGAAAACAGTTGGTCACAAGCTAGAAAAATTTGCCGTTACCGGCGTTAACCCAGGTAAGGATGACTTCTTTACTATCACAGATGAATCATTTGCTGGTAAGTGGAAAGTGATTGTTTATTACCCCAAGGACTTTACATTCGTATGCCCAACAGAAATTGTTGCGTACGACAAACTGTTCCAAGATTTTGCTGACCGTGATGCAGTATTGCTCACAGGTTCAACAGACAACGAGTTCTGCAAACTTGCATGGCAAGCCGCACACGAAGATCTCAAGAAGATCAAGCACATCCAATTTGCCGACACACAGCGTGGTGAGTTGAGCTTGATTGAACAGCTTGGTGTATTCTATGCTCCAGCAGGTGCCGCACTTCGTGCAACATTCATTGTTGACCCAGACAACGTTATCCAGCACGTTACTGTCAACAACTTGAACGTTGGTCGTAGCCCAGATGAAACATTGCGTGTGCTCGACGCATTGCAAACTGGCGAGCTATGTGCATGTAACCGTACTGTAGGCGGCGAGACACTGTAATGCGCTATCACGCACACATCTACTGGCAGAATGAAGCTCAGAGGTTTGAAGCATTGCACCTACGAGAGCCTCTTAGAGAGATGGGGTGTAAAGTAGGTTCAATACACGAAGAACCCGTTGGACCTCATCCTTATGCCATGTATCAGGTAAACTACAATAGCAGTATTGCAGAAGAAGTTGAAACCTTGTTATACAAAGCTAAACTTCATATCCTATTACATGAAGACACAGGCGATGATGTGCGTGATCACACCGAAGGTGCAAGATGGATTGGGCGCCCGCTAACTCTAAACATAGAGTGGCTTCAAGAATATGCAAGGAGCAAGTAATCAATGACTGGCAAGGAATTTGAGAAAAAAATAAGGCAGTATCATTATCGTCTCGAATTGCTAAGAAGCATTGCACCAGTTGTAATTATTACGTTACAGTGTATCATTTTGTATAAGATTTTTTGGGGATGACATGTTAGATTGTTTGATTCTAGGCGACAGCCTTGCAGTTGGTATCGGTCAAGTTCGTACAGAATGTGTGACTCGAGCCAAGAGCGGAATCAACAGCTATGACTATGTGAATAGGCATGTATTGCATACTCAGGGCAACACACAAGCCAAGCATGTGATCATTAGTTTAGGCTCTAACGATTCTCAAAAAATTAATACTTACGAAGAGCTGGATACATTAAGACAGTTGGTAAAAGCTGATCGTGTGTATTGGATCTTGCCAGCTATCAAGGACATAAAAAGAGACGATGTTCAACAAGTTGCAAAAAAGTACAATGACATAGTGATTGACTCAAGAAGTCATGCACTCAGCCCTGACAGCGTTCACCCAACACACAAAGGGTACAGATCAATATCGGAGCAAACAAAATGAATTATCAAGAACAATTTTGGTATTTGAAAAGATGGCATTGCCCATCTTGTAACACACAAGGAGATAAGAAATGACTGCATGGGTAGATCAACTCAAGGAAACAATCCCTGACTACGCCAAGGACACCAAGCTCAATATTGATGCAGTGATCAAGCGTAGCACACTGCCAGTGGAGGAAGCCGAAGCTATTGCAGTTGCGGCCGCATTTGCTACAGGTAATACCAAGTTTTGGACTTGGGTACACAGTGTAATTGCAGATCGCAAAGAAGCTGATGCGGCCTTGACAGCCGCAAGCATTATGGCCCAAAACAACGTTTGGTATCCATACGTCGAAATGGCCAACGACGAAAGTCTCAAAGGCTTGCCGGCACAGTTGCGCATGAACGCTATTGCAAGCCATGGTGGTACAACCAAGGCTCGTTTTGAAGCCTACAGTTTGGCTGCCAGTATCATTGGCAAGTGTCACTTCTGCGTAAAAGCACACTACGACACACTGAAGCAAGAAGGTTATTCAGTAGAGCAATTGCGTGATATTGGACGCATTGCCGCAGTGATCAACAGTGTAAGCAAAGTGCTAAACAACTGATTTATTTGAATTTAGGCCACTGTAGGGTGGCCTTTTTCATGGCCGTTTGCAGTTGCATTGAGTTATTGGCTACTATATAATGTAACAAGCAAGGAGCAATCATGAGCAATCAAGTTGAACGTTTTAAACACAGCCGCCGACTTCTTCGCGAGGAAGCCGCAATAAAAAAGCAAAAACGTATTGCCAAAGCACACGGATTTCCCACTGGCCCAGAACATAGGCTAAGTAAAATTCATGCCACTACATGTGGTGATTCAAATTGCGCAATGTGTGGCAACCCTAGAAAATTCTTTAAAGAGCGCACCATGCAAGAACGACGATTTGACCAAACTAAAAAATGGACCGATAATGAGTGATTATAAAGTAGCAGATATTACCCTGGCCGATTGGGGCCGCAAAGAAATTTTAATTGCAGAAAGTGAAATGCCTGGGCTCATGGCAGTACGTCGTGAGTATGCTGGACAGAAGCCCTTGGCAGGCGCTCGGATTGCCGGCAGTTTGCACATGACTATTCAAACTGCTGTACTAGTAGAAACTTTGATTGACCTAGGTGCCCAGGTGCGTTGGTCAAGCTGTAACATTTTCTCTACACAAGATCATGCCGCGGCTGCACTTGCCGCTCGTGGTATTCCTGTGTTTGCATGGAAGGGGGAAACAGAAGAAGAATACTGGTGGTGTATTGAACAAACGCTGGAAGGTGCTAATGGTTGGCGCCCCAACATGTTGCTGGACGACGGGCATGATTTAACTGCATACGTGCATGATCGCAGGCCAGATCTACTACCGGACATTATTGGTGTAACAGAAGAAACTACAACAGGAATTCACAAGCTCTTGGAACGTGTAGCTGCCGGCACCCTCAAAATGCCTGCTATCAACGTCAACGACTCAGTTACCAAGAGCAAGTTTGATAACTTGTACGGTTGCAGAGAAAGCTTAGTGGACGCTATTAAACGTGCTACTGATGTTATGATTGCTGGCAAGATTGCTGTGGTGTGCGGGTATGGCGATGTGGGCAAAGGCTCTGCTCAAGCCCTACGTGCGTTGAGTGCGCAAGTCTGGATTACTGAAGTTGATCCAATCTGTGCTCTACAAGCCGCCATGGAAGGATACCGTGTTGTCACAATGGACGAAGCATGTCGTGAAGCCGATATCTTTGTCACTGCCACAGGCAACATTGATGTTATCACTCACTACCATATGTTGCAAATGAAAAACAATGCCATTGTGTGTAACATTGGTCACTTTGACAGCGAAATTGACATTGCTGGCTTAAAAGACTGCCACTGGGACGAGATCAAGCCGCTAGTGGATCATGTCACACTCAGCAATGGCACCAAGATTATTGTGCTGGCCAAAGGTAGATTGGTAAACCTGGGCTGTGCCACAGGACACCCCAGCTATGTGATGTCAAACAGTTTTACCAACCAAGTATTGGCACAGATTGAATTGTACAACAATCCTGACCGTTATGAGGATGGCAAATTGTATCTGTTGCCCAAGCACATTGACGAGCAAGTGGCTAGATTACACTTGGCTCAAGTAGGTGCAAAACTCACAACTCTTACCCCAGAACAAGCCGCATACATTAGTGTTAATGTTGACGGGCCATACAAACCCGACACATACAGATACTAAGGTTGACCAATTATTCTCCTGATGCTATAATATAACATTAGGAGAATAAGATGTGGATTCAAAACGTATCGCTGGCTGATATCCCCAAAGGACATCACATTCGTGTGGACGAGAATTCCATGCTGATCCAAATTGTGGACCCGGCCATGGAGTTTCCTACTCCCAGGCACAAGTTCAAAGAAGTGCATCAGTTTGAGTTTCTTGACCTTGAAGAAAATGATCCTTGGGGTGAGGAATTCAAAGTCACTGATGAGCAGGCCGCTGAACTTGTTCGCTTGCTCCAGCATGCAAAAGACAATCGCATGGATGTGGTTGTTCACTGTGTTGCTGGCGTATGCCGCAGTGGTGCAGTAGCCGAAGTTGGTGTTATGATGGGATTCCAAGATGCTGAAGCATATCGTAGTCCCAACTTGATGGTCAAGCACAAGATGATGAAAGTCTTGGGCTGGACATACGACGAGAACGAACCTCATACTATTAACGGTGTGGTATTAGACAGTGGTATTATTGTTCCCAAGAACTACGAAGGGGATATCTAATGGAACTGTCAAAATACAGTCGTGCTCGTATTATGACAACCTTACACCACTGGGACGTTCCAAAAGATTTCGCTGATGCTTTTTACAATTACCTGGTGTATGGTTACGAGCCTGGCAGTTGTTTTACGTCTGTATTGGCCAATGATTTTTACATGGCTATGCAACGCAGTCACCCTGTCAATACTGTCCAGGCATTCAAGGCGCTGAGTGGCTGGATCAGAGATGCTATGCCGCACCAAGCTTATGGCAGTTACGAAGCTGTTGAAAAGTGGTGTGGTATGAGCAGTGAAGCTCGTAGGGCTGTGTTACAAGAGTGTGGCCTAGTGTATGACACCAAGCAAGAAACTTGGATGACATTGCAAGGCAAACGTGCTGTTGAACCTGTGTGGTTTTAAGGAGAGATCGTGAAAATTCGTTTTGATAAGGAAACTATGCCCGATGAACTTTACAATGTTCTACTGCAACATTTTGTAAATGAAGCAGTGGGTTTGGGTGTAGATGTAGACAAATATACTCAGTTCAAGAACTGGGTCATCGAGTGCGAAGTAACAGAAACCGCACCAGTACATTAAGGAGGCAATTATGCCAGCAGTTTGGTTAGTTAGCGACACGCACTTTGGACATGCCGGAGTGTGTCGCTTTATGCGTGAAGATGGCTTTACTAAGTTACGCCCGTGGGACGATCCCGAGGAAATGGACGAAGCCATGATCAAGGCTTGGAACGAACGTGTTCGTCCCACAGACAAAGTGTACCATTTGGGAGATGTTGTGATCAACCGCAAGGCCTTGGGCACATTGCGGAGATTAAACGGCGACAAGGTGTTGATCCGTGGTAACCATGACATTTTCCGTGACACTGAGTACAGTCAGTACTTTCGTGAATTACGTGCATACCATGTCATGAACGGTATGATCTTGAGTCACATCCCAGTGCATGAAGCCAGCTTGGGCCGCTTTGGTGTCAACATCCATGGTCACTTGCACGCCAGTCGTGTCAAGCGGGCACGTGGTGTGGATGCCAGAACTGGCGCTGTGTTGTACGGTGACGAAATTGACACTCGCTACCACTGTGTATGCGTGGAACAAACACCGGACTTTGCGCCTATCTTGTTTGAAGATGTGTTAAAGCGCATTGAAGCAGAAGGCGGCACTGTTGGTTTCAAGAATGGCAACGGACCCACAATGTGATGAAGAAGTTGATCTTTCTAGGAACCAACGGCGTACTGGAACGTCACATTGAGGCATGCGAACGTCAAGAACAACCTATTGCTGGAATTATTGACGGCGATTGGTTTGGTAACCGAGACTCGTTCGCAGGCCTTCCTTTATTGGATTCTCAAGAAATTTTCAATACTGATCCTGGGAAATACCAGGATTATGTTTTTTTTGTAGGTGTTAATTGGAATCCCAAAGCAGGACGCGATATTCCCAAAAGAAAAATGTTTATTGAATTGGTTCGAAAACATAATCTACCGTGCATTAACTTAATAGATCCCAAGAGTTATGTAAGTAAATTTGCTGATTTAGGTACTAATATTTTTATTGGCCCAGGTGTAAATGTTGAGCCATATACTACCATTAAAGATTTTGTTACTATATGGGGAAACTGTACTGTTGGGCATCATAATTTCATTGGTGAGAATTCAGTTTTACAACGACAAGTTTTAATTCATGCACAAGTTGGCGCTGATGTTTATATCAGTATGTCGTCAACCGTGGTAGGTGATGATAATGATATTACCATTGGCGATGGCGCCAATATTGGCCCTTGTTTGCATGTTGCTCGCAATGTACTGCCCGGCGAAAAAGTGTCACTGAGTCGGCACATGACTCGCATCTACCGGCATTCCACGCTGTCCTAGCGCGGTTGACCAATTATTCGTGTTTTGCTATAATAGAGTTATAGTAAACAACATGAGGTCAACAATGAAGTTACCGTTTGATGTAGAAGTACTGGATCAAGGGCCAGTGCAAGTGCAGAATCCGTACTCAGGTGAAACGTGTACTCTTACCCCGGAAGCCGTGGCAGTGTACGATGTCATCAAAGGTGCCGAGATGCTGGGCGACTACAAAACTGTCCAAGCAGGTCTGGATTGGTTCAGCCGCAACTATCCGGAAGAATACTTTGTTTTGCTTGACTGATCGTGGTTGACCATTAAATCACAATCGCTTACAATACATACATAACGCAATTTTTCAACACTGACTTTTTAAAGGAACACAGCCCATGTCAGACGCACGTACCGTAACTTCTACGCAAGCTCGTAAAAGTATTCTCAAAGCTTTCCGCAAACAACGCCCTCTGTTCTTGTGGGGTCCTCCCGGCATTGGCAAGAGTGAACTTGTGGAGGGTATCACTCAAGAACTTGGTGGTATCATGTATGACCTGCGACTGGGTCAAATGGAGCCCACTGACATTCGTGGTATCCCGTTCTACAACAAGGACAATGGCAAGATGGATTGGGCCGCCCCTGTGGACTTGCCCGATGAAGAAACTGCCGCTCAGTATCCTATCGTGGTGCTGTTCCTGGATGAAATGAACTCGGCCCCTGCCTCGGTGCAATCGGCTGCCTACCAGCTGATCCTGAACCGCCGAATCGGTAAGTATCACTTGCCCGAGAACGTTGTTATGGTTGCCGCAGGTAACCGTGAAAGCGACAAAGGTGTTACGTTCCGTATGCCTACTCCGCTGGCAAACCGTTTTGTTCACCAAGAAATGCGTGTGGACTTTCCAAGCTGGCAAGAATGGGCAGTGCAGAACCAAATCCACAAAGACGTTGTGGGTTACTTGAGTTTTGCCAAGCAAGACCTGTACGACTTTGACGCTAAATCTGCGAGCCGTGCATTTGCTACTCCACGTAGCTGGACATTCGTTAGCCAACTCTTGGAAGACGAAGACGGTGATGACGACACTATCATGAACCTGATTGCAGGTACTGTTGGCGAAGGCTTGGCTGTGAAGTTTATGGCTCACCGCAAGATTGCAGGTCGTATGCCTAACCCGGCTGACATCCTGTCGGGCAAGGTCAAGGATCTTGACGTCAAAGAAGTCAGTGCCATGTACTCGCTGGTTATCAGCATGTGCTACGAGCTCAAGGCTGCTGTGGAAGCCAAAGTACCGGACAAACAGTTCCACGAAATGGCTGACAACTTCCTGGGCTACATGATGAAGAACTTTGAAACTGAGCTCACTGTGATGGGTGCTCGGATTGCGCTGACTACTTACGGTCTTCCTTTCCTGCCCACCAAGATGAAGAACTTTGATGAGTTCCATCAGCGTTTTGGCAAGTACATCCTGCAGGCTTCGGCCAGCTAACAGTTAGGGAGGGCAGTGGGCTACGAATCACAGGGCTGTGTTCGCACTGCCCTCCCGCCTTTTTAAACTATGATATTTGAACTTGACGAAACTCTAGAATGGCACCCAACAGTGCATCGAGAGTGGAACAGTTACTTGAGAAAACACACTGTTACCTCTGAAGATTTATTGGAGGTGCTTCGTGGCAAAGGCAATTGTAGAAGCATTGGGTCAGACGACTGCAAAGAATTCAAAGCCCTGCGCAATCAACTTGAAGAGCAAGGATATATTCAGTGCAGTCGACAGTCATGGAACGGCGACATTGTTTTGAAAACTTTTTTCTTAAATGGTGTTAGGTTTGATGCTGATGATCGATTCTTTTCTGGAGCAGCCATGAAATATCATTTACAGTCAGCGAGGCGATATGAACTACACAATAACCAAACTTGATCGACGACATAGCTACCACGCCAGCTATGCGTACATGATTGAGTTCAATCGCTACAGTAACTGGCAACAAACAAAAAAGTCCGGCGTACTAGATTATGATCGTAGTCGACGTTGGTTCAACGAAAAGTTTGGCTGGAGCCAAGACGTAGAAACACAATTAGACATTGTCAAGGCCTTGAGTGCCGGGCACCTGCCTTGTTTTGATCAACCCACAGATTACAATCCAGTGTGGGCGTACAGTATCAAATACAACGAATATCGCATCTACATCAAAGACGAAGCTACGCTGAACTGGTTTGTACTGAGTCATTCGCAGAGCACTGTATGAGTACTTCAGTAACATTGCCGTATGATCCTTGCTGGCTTGCACTGACGTGGGCCAAGAGATATTGTCCTAGCTACATTACTAACCAAGCTGACCCCAGCGGTAAGATTGTTTACTACTTTGGCAAGGCTCAAGACGCTCTGGTGTTTTCATTGAAATGGATCTAGAAAAAATCATACTGAATAAAATGGCTCAGGGCGTGGCCCAGGATATTGATCAATCAATTTTGTTTGAAAATTTGGCCCAAGATTGGTACAAGATGGAAATTACTTTTGGCAAAGACAGATACCACCAACAAGAAGAAATGGCTAGTTGGTGCAGAAACAACATTGGCCCCGGAGGTTGGAGTTATACCAGTCCCAAAGAGTGGGCTGGATTACAAGACAAAATCTGGATCATGCATAGCATGTTTGGCAACACTACTTTTGCATTCAAAGAGCCACAACATCTTACCTTGTTTGCATTGCGGTGGGCATCGTGACTCAAGTTCGCACACGATCACGCCAGCTAGACTACAAAGTCCATAGCAACATTGAACCACATACCATTAAGCCTTGGTGTGTTGAATCGTTTGGTGAGCAGTGGAACGCCTTGGATAATCGAACCGGTACGTGGACTTGTTTCTGGGCAGGCCATGGACCAGACCGCCAACTTGGTAGGTATGTTTACAGATTTGCCGAGTCCAAAGATGCGCTGTGGTTTGAATTAAAGTGGAAATGACTGTAACATACAAAACAAACGATGCCTGGCCGGGAATAAAATTTCCTAAACTGCACAGAGTAGTTTACGGTGAAACCACGGACGGCACATTGGCGGCATATCAAAGAAGTTACAAGGACCACTTGGTTGATGCTTGGCTTGAGGCTAACTGCCGTAAACCTTACTATCGCAGTCCTGGGTATTTGACACAAAAGTTCATTGAGTTCGAAGACGATGAAGAAGCAATGTGGTTTGCATTAAGGTGGGGGAAATGAAAGTTACCGTTAAACGCAATCTCATAATCTTTCATCGACCCGAAGAGTGGGAAGCAATTCATCAACAGTTGATTCACGAACATGGCCCCAGCATTGCAATTTCCTGGAAGCTCAAACGTGAGCTAGGCTTTACTGTGCGCCGTCACAAGGGCTTGGTGCCAAGAAAACCATCTGATCTGACCAGCGAGTTGGACCATCGCTACTACTACGAAGATCAAGTGCATTTGGATTTCTTCAATGAAGCTACGCAGAGCTGGTTTCAGCTAAAATATCTAAATCTGTAATACTCAAGTACTACTTTTGCGTTTGGCCTGAATTTGCTCTTTTGCTATAATAGAAACATAGCAAAGGGCAACAGCAATGACAAAATATGTACACATCGTCCAAGTCCACCCCGTAGAACTTGGTGAGCCTAACCTGTATAAGGTCAAGCACGAAAAAGAGTTTGACACCCAGCGAGTGGCTGAGTTGTATGTTGAATCATACAACCTAGGTTCCCAAGGTGGTTTCAAGGCTGTGTACCATGGCAGGGTCAACGATGCTACAGGAGAATTGGAATGAGAAACTGGACGGTAAAAGTTTATGATGGATATTCTACACAAGAATTCCAGCGTCATGGAACTTATGAGCAGGTAAGAAATAGTCTTGCTGGATATCCCCCTGCATATATTTGGAGCATTGAATGACCGCAATCACTAATCTTGTCATCGTGCTAATGCCTGCGATCATCATGGGCCTGGCAATTGTTGTGAAGGATGGATTCTAAAATGAACGAGATAATTAAACTACTTAAAAACCAGGCTTCTGTGTGGTGTGACGAGAACATCCCCGAACAGTTTAGCGAAGAAACCAATGGCTACGGCAAAGCCTGGGAAGACAAGTTCGCCGAGTTGATTGTTCGAGAATGTGCTGAAGTTGGCTTAGATAGCGTTGAAGATGGTGATGACCTGGATGCTATTATGAAGCGGGTGCATAACAATATTTTGAAACATTTCGGAGTTGAAGAATGACCGAACGAATCAACCAGATTTGGAACCAAGCCGCAGAGATTGGCAGGCAGAGAGAAGATCCTAACTTGGGTTCTTGGCAAAGAGAAGTTGAGTTTATGAATAAGTTTGCTGAGTTGATTCAAAAGGATATGCACCGCAAAGTAATCGCAAGCATTTTAATCACTGATGTGATTATGGAAGAAAAAGGACAGAAGCCTACATCGGAAGATTACATTCGGGCTATCAATAAAGATTTCGGAGTTGAAGAATGAACCAAGAATTAAGAGCAATTGCAGTAGAAGCCGGTGCCCCTGAAGATGTACTAGATACCCTTTGGTTTAACATTTTTTGCCAAAATTTTGCCCACCTAATCCTACTGGCCGCCGAAGAAGAGTACAAATAAGCACGGTTGACCATTTATTTGAGTTTTGCTATAATAATGGTATAGTAACAAAGGACACAACATGAGCACAGCCAGCACTACTACCACAAACAAAGACGACGCCAAAAAGTTTGCTAACCTTTTGGGCCCTACTGACCCCAAGCTGGATCGCGAAATGCGCGAAAAGCTCATCACAGCTCGTGTGGGTCTGCTACTCAAAGCCAGCTTCTTTGGTAACCTTGCAACTCGTTTGAAGCTTGTCAACGCCGACGAATGGTGTACCACTGCGGCCACAGACGGTCGTCATTTCTATTACAACAGCCGATTCATTCAAATGCTCAAGCCCAAAGAGGTTGAGTTCTTGTTTGGTCACGAAGTTCTGCACTGTGTTTATGATCACTTTGGTCGTCGCGGCGAACGTGATCCGCAACTGTGGAACATCGCTGACGACTACTGTGTCAACGGCGACTTGATCAAGCATCGTGTGGGTGAGAAGATTACCACAGTGCCTTGCTTGTACGACAGCAAATACGAAGGCATGAGTGCAGAAGAAGTCTACGATATCTTGTACGAAAACGCTGAAAAGATCAACATCAACGACTTGCTGAACAAACTGATCGACGATCACTTGGACGGCAATGACGACGGTAGTGGCGATGGCGATGGCGACGGTGAAGGCAAAGGTCGTCCACGACTCAGCGCCGAGGATCGTGCTAAAATTCGCGATGAGATCAAAGAAGCCATGTTGGCGGCTGCCGCTACTGTGGACGGTGCAGGTAACTTGCCTGCTGGTGTCAAGCGCATCATTCAGCAACTTACTGAGCCCAAACTGAACTGGCGAGAACTGCTTCGTATGCAGTTGGAGTCTACTATCAAGAGTGACTTTACTTGGATGCGAGCAAGCCGACGCGGTTGGCACATGGATGCTGTCATGCCCGGCATGAAGAACGATGAGATGATTGATATTGCTGTAGCAATTGATACCTCGGGCTCAATTGGTGAAAAGATGCTGAAGGATTTTCTAGGCGAAATTGCCGGCATCATGGAACAATTCAATTCGTATCGCATCCATGTGTTTACGTTTGATACCGAAGTGTACAACCCGCAACAGTTTGACAGCGAGAACTTGGAGGACATTACCAACTACGACCCCATGGGTGGTGGCGGTACTGACTTTACTGCTATTTTTAACTACCTCAAAGAGGAAGAAATTGAGCCCAAGCGACTGGTTGTTTTCACTGACGGTTACCCGTTTGGTAGCTGGGGCGATGAAAACTACACCGACACTGTGTGGATCTTGCATGGTACTACTACCATTGTTCCTCCCTGGGGTCAATATGCTTACTATGAAGAAAAAGCAAACTAAATGAACGACATGAAATTTACCACAGCAGGTGACTATATGAGTGCAACTTACAATCGAGAACAACTGACTGAAATGCTTCGCACCAACGTGTGCGAGGTTACATTTACCAAGGTGGATGGCTCTACACGAGTGATGCCGTGTACGCTCAAGGAAAGCATGTTGCCTCCAGTGCCTGTGCATGTCACCAACACTGACAATCCAGTGGATTTCCCCCGTACAAAGAAAGCCAATCCCGCTGTGCTCAGCGTTTGGTGCCTGGACAAAAAAGAGTGGCGTAGTTTCCGAGTTGACAACGTAACTGACGTGAAAGTCTCGAATGACTGAACCAAAGAAAATCCAAATTGAGTTTGCCCCAGGGTGTTTTGACAACTTTGACGGCACACAAGAAGAGCTGGACGAACTTGTAGCTGAGATTCGACGCATGGCCGAATCAGGTGAGTTACAAGAACGTAGTCAGCCTGTGGACATTGATCAATTGATTGACGATGATCCAGACATGGCCGAAGCACTGATGCGTATGCTTGGTGACGACGACGAACCAAGGAACTTGCAATGAAAGTCAAAAATCAAAAAGCTAAAAACAAACTGGTAAAGACTGAAAACGAACACCAGCATGCGTCTGGCGGTTATGTGATACCCAGCGAAGTAGGCGATGGTATTGCCGTAGCAGTGCTCAAAGATTATCAAAGCTACCTACAGGGCGAACTTGACGCATGGCGTGTTAATCCAAGGTCAGACAACAACCCCGAAGGTGTCTGGTTACACCCCGAAGACGTTGCTGGCAACATCCGCAGAATTGATGCCTTGGACTTGATCATTCGAGATTTTGGAGGTTAACATGTTTAGACTGTTTGTTATTTTTGTTGTGTTGGCTGTGTTGATACATTTTGGTATCATGGCTTGGCGCAGTCTCAGTGGTAAGGAACGATGGTCGTTGACAAAAAATCTAGGCTATAGTATAATTGTTGCATTGCTAGCAACAGCAATCATGAGTTTGATCGTAATCTTGTTTTAAAGGAAAATATATGAATCGTTTTGCAAAACTGGCTATTGTGGCTGCTGTGGTTGCCGCTACTTCTGCATGTACTCGAATTGAGACTGGCGAAGTTGGTGTGCGTGTGGGCTTTGACAAACAAGTCAAGCCTGGAGAACTGCTACCCGGCTCTTTCAATCAGGTGTTGATTGGTGATGTGTTGACTTTCCCTTACAAGGACGTCAACGTTGTGATTGAAAACATGACTCCTGTGGCCAAGGACAACTCAACCATGAAAGACGTTGATGCTGTGATTGTTTACAACATCAACCAAGCCCAGGTTGCCGAACTGTATAGTTCTAAAAACCGTAGCTTCCATGCCGAGCACAAAGGCGACGTGTATTTGATGTACAACTATGTTGTTCAAAATGCTCGTAACGCTATCTACAAGGCTGCTCGCAAATATGAAGCTCTTGACATGGCAGATAATCGCGACAACATGGAAAACTTCATCAAGGAAGAAATGATTCGCAACCTTGCCGAAGAAAAGCTGGACGGTTCAATCACTATCAGTCAGGTCATGATTCGTAATGTGACTCCGGCAGACTCAGTTGTTGCCAGTGCCAATGACTTGGTTCGTAGCAAGAACGAACTCAAGCAAAAAGAAATTGAAGTTAAAACTGCTGAAGCAGAAGCTCGCAGAATGGCTGCTCTTGCCAACAACAGTTCTAGCTCAATTGCGTTTATGAACGCACAGGCCGCACTTAACATCTCCGAAGGTATCAAGAACGGCAAGGTGCAGACTATCGTTGTTCCCAGCAACATGACTAGCTTGATGTTGCCTAAGTAATGAGCAATCTTTGGTTCAACATCAGATTTGGGGTGCGCCACTTTCAGTTCTCAAGGGACTGGGAAATAACATTCCGTGTTAATCCTTACTTCCTTGAGAACCCGCCCAGCAAATGGTTTGCAGTGTATTGCTTGTTTGGTAAACACTACTCATGAAACTGTTTGAACGCACAAGTGGTCACTGGTTGTTCTGGACGTCTGCGGTTTATTTGACAGCTGGGGCGGCCTGTGCATTTTACTTCAAGGAAGTACCAGCGGCATCCGTGCAGTTGTTCTGGTTAACGTGTTTGTTGTTGCCCTTTGCAGTTCCAAGCTTTGGGCGTTGGCTTAACTTAGATATTGAATGGGATCGTAAAATGTTTGATTGGTTTAAAAACAAAAGCAAGGACGACGGCAAGATTGTTCCGTTTCCTGAAGTGCCTAGTTCTGGTTATTCTGCCCCGGTGCCGCTTGCTGAGAAAGAAAAACCCGCAGTGACTTACTACCGATTGGGCATCACCAGCGACAATCGAGTTAGCTTCCAAATGGGATACAGTGAAATCACCATGAACGCACAGGGCGTACAGAACATAATTGACCAACTAGAATTTTTCAAAAAGCAAATTCAGGGTCAAGAAGAACATAATGAAACTGAATAAACTTCAGGTCAATTTTGCCAAAACACCTCTAAACGAGGTGTTTTTATTTGTGCTACACGATCTTTGCCGTTAAATATCAGTATGGAAAACAAACAACTCACTGTATCTGACATAGCCAGTTTAAAGGCTCTGCTGGAAGCCGCTCATGCACGAGGTGCATTTAAAATGGGCGAGCTTAGTACTGTGGGCTTGCTGTATGACAAGTTGGCTTATTTTGTCGAGCAAGCTCAAGCTCAACTGCAACAGAATCAAACTCAACAAGCACAAGGAGAAAATAATGCTTAAACATATCGGTAGACATGGTGACCGCAAGGTTGCTATCATTTTTAGAGAGATTCCTGGCGAGGATCACATGTGTCTCGTGATTTACCCCGAAGTGCTACCAACACATATTCACGACACCATTATGAAGGTCATCGAAAGCCCCAGCGGCCAACAAGAAAACACCTTGGCCAATGCGCTACATCGTAACCTATTGCCCGACGGTCGTGTTATTCTAGAAGCGTTACACCGCGAAGGTATGCTTAAGAAAGTTCCAACTAGCCAAGTCATTGTTACCCCAACTGCCACAAGTTCAGTCAAGCTTGACGAACTCAATCGCATTGTTCGTGAAATGGAAAGCGGTGACGAAGCTCGTAAAAAGATGGAACAGCTTGATGCTAGCCAGGGCATTGTTGACCCAGCCACAAAGCGAGCTGCCGAACAACAGTTTAAACGCCAACAGTTGGAACGAGATGCCGCGGCTCGCGCACGTGGCGAAGTGCCAGTTCAGGCCCCTACAGATGGCGCACTAGACGATCGCTCATTGGCTGCTAACATGTTGACACAAGCTCAACGCATGGAAGCCGAAGCCAAGGGACTTATTGCCGAAGCCGCACGTATGAAGAAAGAAGCTGAAAAGATGTTCCCTTCAGTCAACAAGTCTGACGCAAAAGAAACAGCCAAACCAACTGCCACAAAGGCACGTACTCGCAAGAAAGCGGTGGCTGCCGATGCAGTTCAGTGATGAGTTCTTGGCAAAATGGGAACACATCATCAACGAAGTGAACAAGACCGAAGTTCCCCTTGAGTGCATCAAGAAGGTTATTATCAAAACACGTGGTCGTCGACAGAAGACCATTAATTTGCATACACTTCGTCGCCAAGGTTTAGACTTAGACGAGATCGAAATTGTTCTAAACCGCACACTTTACGAACTTGGTGACACAGTGATTGACTTAGACTTTGTAGTTGATGTCACTGCTGTGGCCGAGATTGTACAACCCGAAACTGACAAACTTTTAAGTAGCCTAAAATGAATGTTAAACTTGTCTCTTACTCCCAGCCCACTGGTGAGTTTAGAGACATGGGCATCGAAGATGCGCAAGAACTCATTGCGTATTGTGCCCGTGTCTCCAATCCAGCCAATCAATTCAATACCGAAACAAGCGAAAAGCTCATTAGATACCTTGTTAAACACAAGCACTGGAGCCCACTCGAAATGGTGTCTGCCTGTTGCGAAATCACAACCACCCGTGACATTGCACGACAGATTCTACGTCACAGAAGTTTCTCATTCCAAGAGTTCTCCCAGCGATATGCTGATCCTACAGCTGAACTTGACGAAGCGTTTGTGTTACGTGAGGCAAGATTCCAGGACACAAAGAATCGACAGAACAGTGTAGAGCTTGATCACAGCAACGAAGAACAACGACTATTGGCAATTGAGTGGGAACGTGCTCAAAAGCGTGTGTTGTTCTCAGTCAAACAAGAATATTCCTGGGCCATCAAAAACGGTATTGCCAAAGAACAAGCCCGTGCTGTGTTGCCCGAAGGTCTTACAGTGAGTCGCATGTACATGAATGGCACACTGCGTAGCTGGGTACACTTTATCGAACTGCGTAGCGGCAACGGTACACAAAAAGAGCACATGGAAATTGCACGTGCCTGTGCCGAAGTCATTGCCAACATTTTCCCCATGGCCACCGATTTAGTTGCAAAAGATTAATCAATTTGCTATACTATAGTATGGCACACGATTACGAAACTGCGAAGCTCTCGCACTGGAAGACTGAAGAAGTTAAATTAATTAACGGTTGCCCAGTGCGGTTTCGCGATGTATGTGTGCATACCATACGCATGAGTGATGTTGAAGATCCAGACATCATGGTGGCCGAGCATTTGTTACAATGGCAAACCAGTGAAGCCGGACGGTGGATTATGAGTAATGCAGAAGAAACTCCGTACTGGATACGGCATATGGATATTTCCGCATACGCACACATATACAGAGTCATGGCTCGAATGTCCGAGCAAAACGAAACTTTTTGGAGGCTCAAATGGGGTGGACTCAACAAATAGAATACGTTGACGCAGAAGTAATACCGCCACCTCCTGTAAAGAAACAAATATGGGACGGAGAGAAGTTTGTACCAGTAACGTTGTACAAACGAAATGGTTCACTAAATGACGCACAAAAAACATGGTTGTTTGAAACGTTTGGGCCTAGAGGGCCAAGATGGGACTACAGCGTCACTGGTAATTTCTGGATCATGGATGAACAAACATTTGCATGGTTCCAAATGAAGTGGGGGAAATAAATGAAAATTTTAGTTACAGGCGGCCTAGGACTCATTGGACACAATGTTGTTGATAGATTAGAAACCTTGGGCCACGAAGTTGTTATCACTGACTCGCAAACCACCTACGGTATTATTCCACAAGACGAGTTAGATTACTTGATGCATGAGCGTCGTAAGAAGATTGCTACAGATAGAATTTACAGAATTGACATTACTGAACAAGAAGATATTGATTGGTTGATTCGCAGTCAAGAACCTGACGTCATTATACACATGGCCAGCTTTCCTAGACAAAAAGTTGTCAATGCTAACCCTGGCCATGGTGCTAGGGTTATGATGGAAGGCTTGATTAATCTTTGCGAGAGTGCCAAAAACGCCAGAGTCAAACGGTTTGTTTATATTTCTAGCTCAATGGTGTACGGTGACTTTGATGACCAAGTGCGAGAAGATGCAGTATGTCGCCCACAGGGGCAATATGGAATTATGAAATTATCAGGAGAAGATATTGTTAAAGACTATGCTCGTCGTGAGTGTTTTGATTATACTATTATTAGGCCCAGTGCTGTTTACGGGCCCTTGGACGTGGAAGACCGAGTGGTTGCTAAATTTATGCTCAGTGCCATGCGTGGGGGTACGCTAAAAGTCAACGGTGCCAGCGAAACCTTGGACTTTACCTATGTTGACGATGCAGCCAATGGCATTGTTGCGGCTGCACTCAGTGACACTGCTGTAAATAACACATACAACATTACCAAAAGCCACTCAGTGAGCTTGCTTGAGGCTGCCAATATGATCGTTAACATTGTTGGCAAAGGCTCTGTAGAAATACGTGGCAAAGATGCAGACTTCCCCAGCCGCGGAGCTCTTAATATTGAAGCCGCACAACGAGACTTTGGATACAATCCTCAAGTTGACGTAGAAGAAGGATTCCGCGAATATTTCAAGTGGCTCAGTAACAGTACCTATTGGCAAAATAAAATAAATGAAAATTGATATTCCTTTTACCAATCTCTACCAACAATACGTAGATTGCCGAACTGAGATTGATCAAGCTATTGCTGACACTATTGCATCCAGCAGTTTTATCACTGGCTTAGACGTCACACGATTTGAAAAAGAAATGGCTCAGTATGTTGGCGCTGAAGACTGCGCCAGCACTGGTTCAGGTACCACAGCACTGATCTGTTCCCTCAAAGCCGCAGGCATTGGACACGGTGACGAAGTATTGACTACTCCGCATACGTTTGTTGCCACAACTGAAGCCATTGCCATAGTAGGTGCCACACCAGTGTTTGTGGACATTAACCCTGACACACATTTAATTGATTTGGAAAAGCTTGTGGCCAAGATCACTATAAAGACACGAGCAGTATTGTTTGTGGACATTTATGGCCAATGCCCTGATTTATCAAGATTGAGAGAAATATGTGATCGCTATCACCTAATAATGATTGAAGATGCGGCACATAGTTTAGGCACAACATGGCAAGGACAACGTATAGGACACCAAGCTGATTATACTTGCTTTAGTTTCAACCCTGTAAAAAATCTAGGTGCCATGGGTGACGCCGGGTGTGTTACCGGTAGTCAAGTCAACATGGATCGTGTGCGTGTGTTTAGAGATCACGGACGTACATCAAGATATGAATTTAATGAACTAGGTTACAATGCCAGAATTGACAACATGCAGGCCAATATTGTATTGGCCAAATTGCCGCGACTAACTGAATGGATTGAACGCAAGACACAAATTTGTCAACAGTATGATCAAGCCTTGAGTGGTGTGGTCAAGACCATAAAACACGAGCCTGGTGTTGGACACGGATACTATGTGTATGTGATACAGACTCCCAAACGTGATGCTCTTAAACAGCATTTAGAAAGTTGCGGTATTGGTACCAATGTGCATTATGCAACAACCACACATACTCAGCCTGCGTATCGTTCTTGGTACACACCTTGCCCCATTGCTGAGCGCACTGTCAATGAAATTCTAAGCTTACCTTGTTGGTACAGCATGACACCAGCGCAAGTTGAACACGTGATCAAATCTGTACAGGAGTTCTTTGCATGAATATGTGGCTAGTTGGTGCCGGTTATTGGGGTAGCAAACTGTTGGACAGTTTGAAAAAGTTTGATGTCACTGCTCAAGTCATTGACATCCGCAACGGACAAAGTATTGCAGATATCGATACTATGGATCCCGTGATGCTAGCAACCCCACTGTGGCAACATCACGAGCAAACTTGTGAACTGTTGCGTCGTGGGCATGATGTATATGTTGAAAAGCCCATGGCTGAAACATTCAATCAAGTATTGGGCATTGGTAGCTACGTCATGCCCGGGCAGTTGCTTATGGTGGGACACTTGTTTGTGCATCACCCACAACTGGCCGAAATCAAAGCCATACTTGACAGCGGTGCTATTGGTAAATTAACACACATATCTAGTCGTAGACTCAACTGGGGGATTTATCAAACCAAGACAGATCCTTTGCTGAGCTTGGCTACACATGACATCAGCATTGTGCTGGCCATTGTTGGCGATCAACCTTTGATCCAACAAGCACAGGGTTGGAATTACAGTAACAATGCACAACCAGATCGTGTTTGGTTTTCAGGTGCTTGCAATACTGAAGTAACATTTGATATTGATGTAAGCTGGCACTGGCCTGTACGCACTAGACAGACAATTATCATGGGCACCGACGGGCAAATTATCTGGGACCAGGATGCAAACACTGTGACTGTGACCTGGAACAAGATTCAAGATCGACGTGCTGTAGCAGACACCAACCCACGTGTGATTACATATACTCACTCACTGACGCCATTGGAAACTGAACTACAACACTGGGTCAACTGTGTTCGAACCAGACAACAACCGGCAACCGGACTTGAGTCAGCCAAGGCAGTTGCCCGTGTAATTGACCGTGTTAAAGAATTACTTTAAATCGCCGTAGCGTTCTTCAAAGTAAGAACGTAACCATTCCCATCTAAAACTCTGCTTGAGCTTGTCAAGCTCGCCCTGTGTGGCTGTGTAAAAGTCATAGCCATCTTGCGCACCACGTAACACCCACTCAGAGTTGTTGCCGTCTGCACGATTTAACCAAACGTTGAGTCGGTACTGATTATCAACTGTGGGGTCTACACTTTCAAAGTACGCTAACTTGGCAGTCTCTCTAAATGCTGTGCGCCATGCATGATATGGTGTGGTAGCAAATTCACCATGGCAACTCAACAACGGAATACTTTCGTGTGGGAAGCTCAAGGTATAATCAAGACCAAAATTGCCAGCACGGTTGGTACTACGTATTCCAGCACAGTTATACAATACCATGCCCATGTGTCCGTATTCTAATCCATTGCTGGCATTGCGACAGTTGAAAATGTAGTGCTTGGGCTGTTGCATGTAATCAGGTACAAACGAAAAATCAAAACTATCATGCAATCTTGTTTTTGCAAACACAGCAAAATACCACGGCGTGGTACTAGCGTCGGCGGCTGCTTCCAATGCCAGTTCCATGCCAGCTACACCATGCACTCGTTGTGCTCTTGGGCAACGTTGCTTTAGTATTTCCCAATTTTGTTCAGCTTCGGGTTCATCGTAACTGATGAATATTACATCTTGTAACTGCGGTGGATGTGTGCTTTGTTGTGTTTTGTCAATGTAAGGATAGTCGTATAACTGTGTTTTGATATCTCCACGAGCAACCTTGGGTACAACCACTGCCCCGGCACCCGAGCTTAATGGCACAATGGTTTTAACTTCTGAACGCCACAGTGGCACAGCTGGAATAGTTGCAGGCACGCCATTGGTAGTAAACAGTGCTAGTGGGCCAGTCCAGTCTGTACTCTTAACTGTGCCCACATGTGTATCATGCGTGTGTTCAAACACTGGCATGAGTCTGCGCGGTACCCGTTTGCGTGGTACATAGTTTACTGCGTACCACTCCAGTAGAGCTTTCTTTTCTGCACGTTCTGCAAACGAAGGAACATGCATGTAAAATGTATCACCAAACTTTTGTTCATTGCTGGCAAATACATGCAACATAGTTTGTTGCCATTTTTCTGGGTGCCATGTAAAATCAAAGTCAGTGTAATCACATACGCTAGAACAGATCCAAACAAACTCATGTTGACCCACAAGGCTCTTGGCAATGCGAATCAGCGTGTCACGGTAGTTGTCAAAGTATCTCACACGTTTAACAACATTGGCTATGTTGCCAGCATTGCCATCCAAGTGATCAATTTCCACAATGGGCACTGTTTCTACTTCAATCTTGATTTCCACTGACTCAAGGTACTTTGTTTCTGTAGCACCGGGCACTGTGTACACCGGACCGCCTGTTTTTTGGTGCTGTGTGGCAAACTGATAGATGTATGGCGGCTCACCAGGGTCAGGTACCCAACTGAAGTCCACACTGTCAGGTGTTACTCCAGCAGGCAGTGTCCAGTTTGTAGCGTCAGGCAATAGAGTAGCACGTGGCCAGTCTATGTATTTTGTGGGCGTGTTGCTGTCTGCGTTGGGGTGAGTCCATGACAATGTAGGCATAACTTCAGCCGAATGCCACTGGTTACCAAACACATAGCGATAAGGTGGATCTCCGGGATCAGGCTGCCAAGAATAATCAAATTCAAACCCACGGTCAATCAAGCTAACCCAGTGATCGTTGTTGGGCAGTAATGTAGCTTGTGGACTGTTCATGTACTTGCGTTCAGTAGCGCCGGGCACTGTATATGTTACAGTAGGCCATTTTTCTGCGGGCCACCACTGATTGCCAAACACATAGATGTAAGGTGGATCGCCCGGATCAGGTACCCAACTGTAATCCCAGTTGCAATCCTCTATAGTGTGCCAGTGATTGTCATGACGCTGTGGCAATGTTGCTCGGGGTGCATCCATGTACTTCTTTTCTGTTGCGCCAGGTACACGATATTCCACAGTGGGCATGATCTCTGCTGGGTACCACTGATTACCAAATACGTAAATGTACGGTGGTTCGCCAGGATCTGGATGCCAAGAATAGTCAAAAGATTCCACTGCACAGTGTTGATAGTAGTTGGTTGTGTTAGACTGTACACGAGCTATAATATCGTGAACATACTTGCGCTCTGTTGCACCGGGAACATGATACTCTATTGTAGCTTCCACTTCGGCAGAATACCATTGGTTACCAAATACGTAAATGTAAGGCGGGTCAAATGGGTCGGGCTCCCACGAATAATCAAATTCTTCCACAGACTGGTGAACACGCCAGCGATTATCATAACACGGCAATCTCTCAGTGCGTGGATCCATGTACTTACGCTCTGTTGCCCCGGGCACATGATACTCTACACTGGCCTTGAATTCTGCTGGGTGCCACTGGTTACCAAACACATAGATGTAAGGTGGATCGCCCGGATCAGGCCTCCATGACCAGTCCCAGTGTGCTTCGTTGATCTGCTCCAACACTTTCCAATGTGTACGGTCGGGCAATAGAGTTGCTTGTGGCCACTCTAGATATTTGCGTTCCGTTGCGCCCGGTGCATGATATTCTACTGTGGGCTGTTGTTCTGCTGGCCAGTGTTGGTTACCAAACACATAAATGAACGGGGGATCAAACGGACTAGGTAACCATGAGTAATCAAAGTCACAAGGCACCAGGGTACGATAGTTGTTGAGCCTAGGCAAAGACTTTACAACTATGTTGTGATAGTGTGGCTGTGGGTCAACTGTGTCGCGCGGAATCAGTTTTACTGCGGCGTATCCTTCAACTTCACTGGGCCAAACATGCATGTACTCAGCTTGCCACGGCGCCGGTTCCCAAAGAAAATCCCAGTCCTGCAAATCCGCTAAGTATGTGATCCACCAAAAATACCTAGTACGGCTTAACTTCTGAGCATGGTCAATATCCGAGGCCTGTTGCTCGTGTGCGAACAAATTAGGTTTAGGTCCTGAATAAAAAACGTCAAACATGATTAGAATAGATGAAATTTACAATAATACTTTTTGGCCCTGGTTTGCTAAAAATCGTCCAGGTACTAGAGTATTCTTTTGCGATCCATTTGGGTTTACTGATGCAGAACATCTATTTAACTTGGGCCAGGACAACATCATAGAAAACGACTACGTGTATTTGCATGATCAAGAACCTGTACACCTGGACTTGCACGAGCCACTGTTTAAAGATGTAATACGGCGCAACGATGATATCTTTTGCAAACCTACTGGGCACATTATTGTAAGCGAACGTGGCGAGTTTGTTGACAAGTTGTGCGAAAAATATGGTTGGACTCCACACTACTATTTCTTTCATGGCTGGGCCTGTCAGGACTGGTTCCGTGGTTACGACAAAACTTTTTTGATTCCACGTGCTAGAGACCGACAGCCCACACGCACTTTCATTAGCCCCAACCGAATTGTTGCTGGCAAACGTGATCACCGTGTGCTGTTTTTGTATAACGTGTTCAAGCAGGGTCTTGAGCATAACTGGATCAGTGCGCCAAGAACCTGTGTATATGAGAACGTAGATATATCTGTTGTAGCATCTAAGTATAATAGCATATATCCAGACATAGAGCAAGTGTTTGAGTCCGCAGACTTGCCGCGATTGTTCCCTGGAGAAGAAACACAGGAAATGGCATCATGTTGGCTTACCAACTTTGATGAGGCCTCTGACAGTTTGGTATATGTGCCCACAGAAACAGTGTACTTTGGGCGTAGGCAACACATTACAGAAAAAACATTCAAAGCCATTGCTTTGGAAATGCCATTTGTACTTGTGGCACCAGCCGGCAGTCTGGCATACATGCGTGAATACGGATTCAAAACGTTTGCGTCAGTGTTTGACGAAAGCTATGATGAAGAAACTGACGATAGACTTCGCATTGAAAAAGTAGTAAAATTGTTAAAGCAGTTAGACGAACTAACACCTAGCCAACGCTGGGATATACATCAACAATGCTTGCCAATTGTTGAACATAACTTTAACCATTTTTACAACGGCGGCTTTACCGATGTTCTATGGCAAGAACTATTAGGAATGTTAAATGAGTTTAGAATTTAATTTTGTAGCTGATCGCACTATCAAGGGAAAAATATATCCAGCGTTTGCTAGACATCAAGGTCGCCCTTATACCACTAGCTGGAGAGAGTTTGGTCAGCATTGGCCATACACTACTCCGTTGCGACTAGAAGAGTACTGCCAGGCACACGGTGGCAAGATCAACATCTTTGATATCAACGATGAGCTACCAGCTCATACGTTTTACCCTATTGGGCTAGGATTTTTTGATTTTGAGATAGATTACTTCTCTCTTATGAGCAGTGCTGTGATTGCCAAATTGCAAGAACAAAAACTTCGTGTGTTGTTTTACTATCACGAAGGAGACAACCCTGTCAACATTAAAAACAGACTTGACTCTTTAGTAACGCAACACAATTTGCCAAAGAACTGCTATGTGTTTGTTAGTTCCAATAGTCAAGCAGACCATCTAGAAAACTTTGTAAGCTTTGTAGATTTTGAACTATGGTACTATGCTAGAAACCGAGAAGTGCCACTGCCTATGCATACCAAATCACGTAGCAAAAACTTCACAGTGTTGTCAAGGCTGCACAAGTGGTGGCGTGCCACTGTCATGGCCGACATGCAACGTAATAGTATCCTAGAGAACAGTTACTGGAGCTACTGCGAAGCCCCCAAGGATCAAGAATTTACAAAAGACAACCCCATTGAAATTGATGCTATTTCAAGACTGCGTTGGGACTTGGAAAAGTTTGCACAAGGTGCGCCTTACTACAGTGATGACTTGACTCAGGATCAGCGCAACGATCACGGTATCACTGTATTCAAATATCACTTGGATAGTTACTGCAACATTGTGTTAGAAAGTCAATTTGACGTTGATCAAAGCGGCGGTGCGTTTATTACAGAAAAAACATTCAAACCCATCAAGCACGGACAGTTGTTCTTTGTTGCTGGCGGTGCAGGTAGTTTGCAACAACTACGTGATCTAGGGTATTGTGTGTTTGACGATGTGTTAGACAACAGCTATGATCTTGAACCAAACCATACACAACGTTGGATTAAACTTTTGGATGCCATAAAGAAAGCCCAGGAGCAAGGCCTAGACAAACTGTACAAAAAATCTATCAAGGATCTTGACCACAATCAAAAACTATTTGCTGGCTCAAAACTGGCAAGATTAAATACCCTACATTGGAAAATTCATGACTAAAGTTAATTCATACACCAGCTGGCAACCCCTGGAAGAAGTTATTGTAGGCCGTGCATACAGTCCTGATTACTTTGACTTTATTGACAATCCTCAAGTACGTAATCAGCTACAGCAAATTTTAGCCGAGACCGAAGAAGATCTTGATAACTTGCAACGAACAATTGAGCAGTACGGCGCACGAGTGCATCGCCCTGACTTACCCAACAAAGATCAATTTGTTTGGTTTCAAACCGAAGGAGGAGGTGCTCCGCTGCCGCCACTGACACCACGCGACTGGCAAATCACCTTGGGCGATAAACTATTGCGTGTGCTTAACATGCCCGAGCTTGACTCTGTGTGTGAGAAGTTTAAAGAGTCTGTGGTTAACCCTCACAAAAGCACATGGGATCCAGATTGCATCTTAAATGGTGCGTCGGCTAGCTGTATTGTGCGTGTGGGCACTGATGTATTTTTTGATAACTCAGACTTTTTACGTCCAGATCAAACTCAGTGGATTGTAGATAACTGTTTGGATAGTCGATATCGCATACACGAAGCCGTAACAGACGGACACGGTGATGCTGTGTTTGCTATTCTCAAACCCGGTGTTATACTATCAAGCAAGCATGACGTAAACTTAGACTTGGGTCGAGACTTCCCTGGCTGGGACGTTTGCAAAGTGTGGGACTCAAGTATCTGGGCAGCCATGGAAGTAGGCAAGTTCAAGTACGAACAAAGTCCCGGGGCTTGGTATGTACAAGGACAAACCCCCACTCCTGAGTTTACAGACTTCGTTAACACTTACCTGAATAAGTGGACTGGGTTTGTTGCTGAAACTGTGTTTGATGTCAACTGTCTTGTGTTAGACGAAGAGAACGTAATTTTCTCAGCATACAACAAAGAAGTATTTGACTACTGTCGCAAGCATCGTATCAATCCTATTATCTCTGAACTGCGTCACAGTTACTTTTGGGACGGTGGCATTAGTTGCTGTACACAGGACCTTGTACGACGTGGCGGATTAGAAACATACCTATAAAAAATGCCCCTTAAAGGGGCATTTTCTTAACTACAAACTTTCACTCCGTATAATTGTTCAAAGCGATCTGCATCTGCACGATCGTTTACCATGGGCTCGCCGCGTATGTTCAAGCTGGTATTGAGCAACATTGGACAACCAGTCAAAACAAACCATTTCTCCAAAAGCTCTCGGATTCCGGATTGTTGCTCTCCGGGTCTGGCTTTTGGTACTGTTTGAACACGACTAGTCCCATCAAAATGAACGATAGCAGGAAATAGCTCAGGATGCCGGCAAGTAGCGATTGTTTGCATATACCTACTGTCACTCCAGCCAGGAGGCATGTCAAAATAATCATGAACATGCTCTTCCAGAATGACTGGCGCAAATGGTCGAAATTTTTGTCTACGTTTGATTTCATTAACTTGATCCTTTATTTCAGGTCCACGAGGGTCGGCCAACAAACTGCGGTTGCCTAACGCTCGCGGACCAAACTCAGCGCGGCCGCTAGCGACACCAACGATACGACGAGACACAAGCTCGTCCAAAATGGCATTAACAGGGTAAGGGCCTGCAATATCGTGGCCCAGAAAAGCATCACGCCAATTAAGCCTATGACCGTATGCCAGCGCGGCGGCACCAAGGCTAGAGCCAGCATCGCCAGGATTAGGCATAATCCAGATATTATCAAAACAACTTCCCAACTTACGGTTAGCACTGCAATTCAATGCAACACCGCCCATGTACACAAGATTGTTGCTCCAGCCAAACCCCTTGGCACGAATCATTACGTTCATTATGAGATCTTCTGCCAAGTCTTGTGCGCCGGCAGCAATGTCCATGTCACCAACATAGGACAGATATTTTTGTGCTAGTCCTATGTGTAAGTTTTCTTTGAACTTCATTTCCCATGTGTCAGACAACAGATCTTGTTTCATCAGCGTACCAAACCCACGATCACCATAGGCAGCCATGCCCATGAGTATGTATTCTTCGTCTAGTGGCTTAAGGCCAACGCGGCCAGTGACTGCACTATAAAACAGCCCAATTGAATGTGGGTAAGTTTGTCTCCACAGTCTCTTATAAACTGCACGACCTTTTCGATCATATTCTGCACCCCATATTGATATAGTATCAAACTCTCCTATGGCATCTATTACTACAACTGTGGCTCGATCATACGGTGATGTTTGAAACCCAGCTGCCGCATGACTAAGGTGATGATTATATGTACTAATAGTTGGCCATGAGCCTGGGCCTAGCTGTTTGTTTAATATCTGTGTTACTGTGAGTTGATCCCATTGTATGCCTTCACCACTGCGCAATCGACGCAGTTGTTTGGCCCACGGACGCTCATAGTATGCAATGTGATTGATTGACCCGTAGTCCCAGGCGTCCAGCAATAGATGTGGGTCTAGCCCAGCATCATTTTTCTTTTTGCTGTAACGTTCGCTATGCCCGGCAAACAGTATCTCGCCGTGACGATCAACCAATGCCACCGAGGCATCGTGGAACCCAGCAGATATTCCCAGTATGTTGCTCATTTGTAAATGAACGGATCTCTTTTGCGTAGCTCTTTTAACTTTTTACGATAACGTATCTCTAACCGAATACGCTCAATTAAATTGCGAATCCATTTCATATCAATTTCCTTTGGTAATTCTTTCTACTTGGAGATCAATGAAATTGTCATCGCTCCAATTGTAATTATACTCTGCGTAACTGCTACTGGTTTTTATACTGAGTACATTGAGATGCTGTTCAAGCTGACTCCAAATTTCTTGGTAGTTTGTTGTGCCAAAACTGCGCATTAAATCAACTTGGCCCACTTGCGGATGCCCGATAGTCAGGCTTTTGTCATCGGGGTCAAACTTGTTGTTGATTAGCCACTGTCTAAAGTCGGCTAAGTGTTTTTTCTGCCACTCATAATCGCCAGGATTGTTGGCCCACTCTATATCAAAGTCGCCCGACGCTTCTAATTGTCCACGCATTGTGGTTGTAGTCAAATTATCAACAATCATGTTGGGGTTGTAATGTGCTTCGTCAACAAATACTTCCCAATGATGTTTTCCGATAGCTTTGTTAACTCCAACGTAAACACCGCCCAAAGGACGATTCATTGTTTCAATGCCAAACATTTCAAAATCTCCGGCATCTAGATCAAACCTTGGGGCATTGAGCCAACACATAAGCTGACTAGGACGCATCCACATAGGTGCTGTATGCTTCTTTCTGTTACTTAAAGCCCAGGACTCGAATTCATGGCACAGCAAGTTCAGCTGGCGTATGTGCCAACGTGTAGCACTATCGGCACGGTTGTAATATTCAGATATTGCACCGCTAACCCCTTGCAGATCTTCAAAGTATCTGTGCAACTGATTAAAGTGGGCATGGTCAACTTCGCCGGGCAATGCTGGCGGGCGTTGCTGATCTAACGACACTGGTTGATCTAACTCCCCGGGCACCAAACTGTTTTCCAATGTAAAGTAATCATTGATTTGATACCCCAAGTCTGCGGCGTTGATGGCTACAATACTCTTGTTAATTTGTTCAACAATCAATCTACCATTTCTAGGGCCGTCAGGAAAGCCAAAGAAGCAATAATTTTTTTCAAGATGATACTGTTGATCCAACAGTTGATTCAGTGCACCGAGCCACTTGCGTCCTAGCGAGTGATCCCATACATCAACATACACAGTTAATTCACTGTTGACCCCACCTAGCTTAATCGTTAGCTGGTCTAATATTTTTCCACCACTCATAAATTTCTTTATCCTGTTGACAAATTTCTTCAAACGTAATAGATTGTTGTCTGATACTTTCTAGCTTTAATATACGTTGCTTTCCACGTGCAATACTTTTGCTGTAAGTGTCAGGCCATTGTTCTTCAAATGTAGGACGAGCCAACAATTGTTGCAACACATCATGCATCGCACCAGTAGTTATTGGCAATAGCTCACGAACTTTTCTTTCCAGGATTGACCTTGGCAATGCCAATGGGCTCATTACAATGTCTGGGCTGAACCCAAACACTACTTTGGCCAACATTTCTACGCCATACCGATTGGCCAGTTGTTGCATGGCTTCTACTTCAAACAAGCCTGGCAATGTCAGTGTAAAGTCTAGTCGCATTTGTCGTCGATTGCGTTGGTGTTGCAATCCAGCTTCAAAGTTTCTGCAGAATGTTTGGTAGTCAAGGCCTGTTCTAATGTACTCACCAACTGCTCCAGTACCGTCAAGGCTTGCGCAAATTTGCCAATCTCGTATATTAGCCAAAATATCGCTGTAAAGGTTACACCCCCGATAATCAATTCTGCTAAGGTTGGTATTGTATCTTGCATATACACGTGGTCCATCTCCTAGTTCTACGATCCTCTGCATGTAGCGCCAGTGCTGTTCATACATGAGTGGCTCTCCGCCTACCCAGTAAATTTCCTCTACACGATGTTCTTCTACAGCTTTGGCAAACTCTGCTTCAATTTGTTGATCTTGAAACTGCGATATTTGATTACGCACTGCTGGCAGCATCCAATTATTTTTTGAGTCTGCCCAGTTAATCATGTTATGCTGGCGTTGTTCACTTTCCCAACTACTACTTAACATATCGCCACACATGCGACATTTGAAGTTACACAAATTGCTGAAGCGATAATCCCAACTCACTGGTTGCATTGTTGTACTGCCATCTTCGGCAGTAGATGCAAATATCTCTGGTAACTTGTGACGGAACAAATGTGTAAAGTAATCGCGATACACATCTGTGTTAAGCAATTTGTTGTTGCATACATCACATTCTGGCAGTGTTTCACCGGCCATCATGCGTCGACGAACACTGCGCATGTGATCGCTGTTCCAGTGTTGTTCTAGTGTAATGGGAATGTATTGCCCAGTACCAGATTTAGTATCAATGTATTGCTGAAAGTTTTGTGCAGGTTCTCTTGACGCACAGCATAATCGTCGCTCGGTCTGCGGCGATAGGTATGTGTGCGTCCACGGGGCAAGGCACATTGTGTCTGGTTTTTGTTTATCCATTGATGAACTCAAACAAAGGTTGCTGAATAGTGTCTTGTGCCAGTTGATTTACAAGATCAATGTTAAAAAAATGATCTCGATTGTGTTTTATTTTTTCTTGCACAATGGGCTGGTTTACCAAACCAACATCAAAGTCTCTAACTATTTCAATGATACGGTCAATACGCTTTTGCCAATCTGATATGTTATCGTAGCTTTCGTCAAACAACTCAGGGAATGACTCAAACCCTTGACTTCGCATGTATGCTAAATTGCCTTGAGTTGACACCAATAACAACGGATGTTGTGCTGCCAAGGGCTTGTATGTTTTTTCACATAAAAAATGATTATCGTCAAGCGTCAGGCTGAATCCATACTTGACATCATCCATTACACAAGTTTCTACAGCCAATGTAAATGCAGTAGTGTTCATCCATGTAGGGTTTACATACCGTTGCCAATTTACATCCATTGACGCATCATCAGGGAGAAACATTCCTCGATGACGGTAGCTGTACAAACTGTCATTTAACAAATTACCAAGATTATCAAACAGGTAGTCGCGCTCTACGCGGTGTAATCCTAGACTCATAAAAAACTTTTTGTTGGTGTCCCAAGTTCGTACTTGTTGGTCAACACCATTATCTATTAGACTTTTTTGATCTAGTATCCAGTACCAGTATGGAGTTGCAATAATGTCAACACCGGGAACGTTGTTAGGCCGGTCACCAGAAATAATAATACATCCTTGACCTGGATGTTGTAGGAAACTGTAAAAAATGTAGTGGCGTCGAAAGTGTATATAGTGTTCGTTTTTGGCATCGTACACTACCTTGTATCCTTGATCCAAATGAATTAAAATGTGATCTTCGTACGGACCGTACATGTCGTAATAAAACACTGTGTCAGCTGGATACTGTTGTATAGGATCAAACACTTCAATTTTGAAACCTTTGGGCAAGAATCGTCTTAGATGCTCGGGCTCGTGTCCAGGGTAATACATAAAAACCAACCGGCTCATTACTTTGTGTATCCTATGATTTCAGCAAACTCAGGTTCGATGTCAGCAAGGCTTTGACTGCGCTTACGATCTAAGTCTGCTATTTTCATTCGCATCATAAATCCATCGGTACTTGCACCACGATTCATAAAATCAACAATACGTTGAAACTCTTCTTGATACTGTTGTGGTATTTCTGCAGATTCTAAGTGCTGTGTAAGCAATGTCTTGGCAGAGTTAGGCAACGTAGCAATAGAGAAGTACCATGCATCGTGCATCATATTCCAATACACAAAGTCAAAATTTTGTTGTGCCACCCAACGTGCAAGCTCGTCAATGTAACGAACATTGAATATGTTTACAGTGCTACAGCATTGCAACTGAATGTTGGACATGCGGCTGCGCAATTCTTGGAATAGACGCAAGTTATCAACCACTTCTGTCCATACTGCATTGCTACGTTGATATTCAAATCTAGAACCCAAGTCGTCAATACTAAGTGCAATTTCCACAGTCTTAAAGTGTTGCCATATATCCGGTCCGCGGGCTGGAAACATTGTGCCATTGGTGTTGTAATGAATTTCTACGTTGTGTGCAATTCCACGATCAACGATACCTTGCAACATATCAAAGTGTTGACTGATCATAAAAGGCTCACCACCAGTGAATTCAATATAGCGAATGTCGCTCAAATGCTGATCAATTTGATCCCAGAATTGTTGATTCTCTTTGGGCCATGCACCGGCACGTAGCATTTGATAAGGAAAAGTTGTTTTCTTATCAGCTTCAATGGGCATATCATTGAGTTCTTCTGTCGCAAACTGGCTTGAACTCCACGACCCGCAAATGCGACATTTTAAATTACAAATGTTGCCTAACTTAAGATCCAAGAACATCAAGGGCTTGGCATCCGCTGTCCACGTTTGATCTGCCACAATGTGCTTGAGCCTATTCAGCGTATGCATGCGCTTGCTGGTACGGCCACTGCGTTCTTCGTTCCAGCACTTGCGGCAAGTCTGTGGCTTTTTGCCATCTAAAAATTCTTGTCGTAATTTCTGCATGTGCTGGCTGTTTTGTACTTGTGAAAAGTTAGCCGTCATTAAACTAAACTTCTCCCCATGATCGTCTACAATTTCATCGTCGGCTAAGCAACATGGACGCACAGTACCAATGGGGCTGGCTTCCAGGCTGATCCAAGGCAGTACGCAAAACTTGTCATGTGGTATTGTCATTTCAGTGCCTTTAACTCAGGAATAATATCCAGGATGTTTTCTTTTCGTATTCTGTCAAGCTCTTCAGTCTTTTTCCAGAATGTTTCAATAAGATGTGTGTTATCAGTGTTGTTGATAAAGTTAATAGCAGATGCAAACCCTACTGTGGCTCGTTGTAGCGGATCTTTATCTTTGAGCCACTCAATGTGAGCTTGAAACTTTTCAACAATCTGTTGTTTATAGTCAGACGTAGCGATGTCAATTCTATAGTAGGGAGGATCTTGTAAGATATTTACGTTTAGGTCCTGCGCACGGATTAATCCTTTTTCAACCCAATCACGATGAAAATCTGTCAAGTGTAGTGCGTTCATGATACTCAGTGTGGGACTAATATAGAAATCAACCTGGGGGCAAATTGCCATCATGTCTTTACGATTTTGTTCAACCACTGCCCAGTTGGTACCTTTGCGAATATACTCTGCTCGTGGGCCCATATCGTCAAGACTTGCGCCAATGCTAACTGACTCAAACTGTTTCCAGTATTCAAACACCGACTTGCCCTTGAGATCGGTATGCGTAAAGTTTGTGTTATAAATCAAACGCACATCAAAGCGTTTGCGTTGAACTAGCTCGTCGAGAATACGATAGTGTTCTTCCATTAGTAGCGGTTCGCCGCCGGCAAAGTAGATTTGTTCAACATAATCCAAATGCTCAACTAACTGATCGTATGCATCAATTTCGTGACGGCCAGCATAGTTCAGCACCTTGTGTGTCTTTTTCCAGTCTGGGCCACTGAGTTCAGCTTGATCTTGATACCATTGGCTTGAAAAGATATGCCCGCAACTACGGCAACGTAGATTGCACAAGTTACTGAATCTAATATCCCAGTACACTAATTCAAATTGATCCAGTGTGCCATCTTCTTTAGTTTTGTGTACTCGTTTGATGTGATGCCCATAATGCTTGTTGGCACTGTTTCGCATACTCATAAAGCCAACATCTTCTTGCTCGTAACATCTTGAACAGGCATCCACAGGTGCTTCGCTCAACATTGCTTGGCGTATTTCTCGCATGGGTGCTTGGTTCCAGATTTCGCGAATAGTGTGAGTGTGCATGTCACCAATTGGAAACTGCATATCACCAACACAGCAAGGGTATGTTTTACCGTTGGGGTAGGCATGAATGTGTATCCAAGGCAACATACAAAAACGTTTGGACTCAGTTAAAAGAAACTTTTCCTTGTCATCAAGCTCATTGACATCAATTTTAATTGGGTCTTTGCTGTTGTAATTGTATCCTGCTTTTGGTGAGAATAATTGTCTATGCTCGATTCGAGGTTCGCAAACTGTTATTGTAATAGGTACTGGATCTGTGCTGATAATTGGTAGTGCCGATGCATAACTGTCAGCTTGGGTTTGATCAGTGGTTAACAGTGTTACAAAAAAATTGCTAACATCAATTTCGTTTATTCTTCGTTGCAGTTGTGTTAAGATATAGCCAGCTGTATCGTTTTCACTAACATACCGGTCGCCATGACTTAGCGTAAAAACAATTCTGTCGTTGTTTTCGTATACTTCTTTGTAAACTGGTTGTATTAAGTCACGGAACCAGTTTTTCTTTTTATAGTCAGGGGTATCGTACCATGGGTCCAAGTCTATTACAGCAACAATATTGTACTGCTGTCTTAGTTGGTCTAATTGTTGAGTTATGTTCATAGTGTGTTGTACCAGTTGGCTAGTGTAGGGAATGTTTCTGCAAAGTTTTTGCCACGACGTTGATCGTACTGTGTATAAAATTGTTTAAAGTCGTTTAATAATTTAGGGCGGTCAAACGCTTCGCTGTGGGGAGTCTTAACAACGTCAAGATAATCAATCAGTCGCTGTACATGATTGCGTTCGTGTTCTTGTAATGAAATGTTGTTGGTCCACCGATCCAGCCACTGCTGTAACTTATCCTTGTACTGTGTTCTAATTTCGTCAGGCAAAATCAGCGGAGACTGGAAACTTGGAAAGCGCAGTATGTTGAGAGTGAAATTAGGAAAGTCTGTTCCGTATTCACTCTTCCACACCATGAGTTGGTCTAGGAAGTCAGGCAAACTTTCTAAGCACAATGCGTTGATAGTACACATAACATGCAAGCCACGAAGCTTTTTAGAGCCCATGATTTTGCGCATATTGTAAACCCACTGGGGCCAACTTAATCCGTCACGAATATACTCAGCATGAACACTAAAACTTTCATTGGATGTGTACAAGTCTAATTCAACACCGTTGGCTGATTTTAGCAAACGTTCTACAACATCAAACTCCATGCCCAAGTTTGAATTAATAGCTAGCCGGGTTTTTGATCGTCCGCTATTGTTTTGGAACCAGTCAAGCAGTTGCCATGTATAACCACTCATGAGTGGCTCGCCACCTGTGATGCGTAACTCGTCTAAGGTTGAGTGGAGGTCTGACTCCCACCATTTAAAGAACGCTTCAATGTACGGATTAGTTTCGCCAAAGCGGTATAATTGAGCACTATCGTGAGTGTGAGTAAAGTGGTTACGCCCGTCAGACACCAGACGCTCATAAGGACCGTTGCGCTTGATATCATTAACCCATGTGCTACTGAAAGCAGGGTTACAATAGCTACAAGCAAATTGGCAAGTGCGATCAAATGCGATTTCGAGAGTTTTGAGGTTAACGTCTGCGTCAACTGGTGTATTGTATGCTTCATCTAATGCCTTTATAGGGTAAATTTTTGATTTATACACACGGTCACTGATAGCATCACGGCCCATGTCTTCAATCTTCCAGCAGTATTCGCAACCACTGGGACGTTCTCCCGCCAACATTTTCTTTCGATCATCTTTTTTCTGCGGCGTGTTGTGCAACAGCTTAGGGTTAGTCTGAACTTTATCAATGTCCACTAAATGAGCTGGTGGATGGTGACAGCTAGTGGTCATTCCTGACCCTAGCCATATTGTAGCATTGTACCACTTGGCTGCGCAAAAGCTGGCGCTTTTGGTATCTAGTACTTGTTGTCGAAATTCAAGATCGTTCATTGAGATATTTTTCAAGGTTATAAGGTAATAAGGCACGTTCTTGACGATTATGCTCTACCAAGTGTTGTTGGTTATATTTACAGACATCGCGGGAGGCCTCCCAAAAATCAGCGGCTCCACTGACAGAAACTTCGCTTATAGTGTCTATTACACGATCAATTCTGTCCCACGGGCTGTCAATTTCATCATAGCTTTCGTTAATCAAGTGTGCAAAAGTTTTAAACCCAGCGTTGCGCAAATCACGCAGATAACCAGGATTAGCAGCCACTATAAATGGATGTGCCATTAGTATGGGCTTCCAAATCTTTTCTGTGCGGAAAGTATATGGGTAGTCAAATATGGTTTCTGTTACTACACTAAACCATGTGTCTGTGTAGCATTGATGATTTACAATAGCGTCTCCCCAAGTGTTGTTGAACAACTGATGTTTAACAAATCCGCCATCGGTGTACAAGCTGGGCTTGAGATTTGGCCTTGCACGATCAATTTCGTATTCAGGGGGTAGTAGTCTAATAGGTTCTAGCTTCTTGGTTTCCAGTACAGATGTAAACGACATTTCAACTTGCGAACCAAGATTACTCCAAAGCGCATGATCCAATAGATTTAATTCACGCATGTGATCTATCATGTACTTGCGATGTGGGCGCAAGCGTCCATTTAAAAACAAAAATTCATAAGGCCTACGTTCTTTGTAATCCAGGGCGCACATCAATTGTGCGGCTTTGTTTTCGGTGTACTCTACAATGTTGCTAAAATAGCAATCAGTTTTGCAGTAAGCAATGCCCGGTTCTAGGTCACCCGATGTCAACAATCCAATGCGGCCGTCACGTACATAGTCAGTGATACGCAACCTTTGTAACTGCAACAATATTGTTTGGCTTCCTTCTGCTGGGTTTGAGAACACAATTCGCCCTGGATGCTGTGTGGCCCAGTCGGTTATGGCTTGCCAATTTTCTTTTAGTACCACACGGCCAACAATGTAAATGTTTGAAGGGTCTAACTCAACGTCTTGCCAGCGCCAAAAGCTAGCGTCGGCATAAGGCTTTAACAAGTCCCACACTTCGGCCCACTCGTCAACAATAATTTTATAATTGCCGAGCATGGTATTCACACTCCTTCCACCATTCACGCATTTCTGGAAATGTTTTCAAAAAGTCTGTGCCTCTGCGTCGATCATGCTCATTGAAGAAACGATAGAAGTCTGCTTTCCTTAACTGTAGCTGTGCAGGGTCTAGCTTTTGCCCATCACGCATCCAAGCAATGTCTCGATCCAGGCGTGCAATCTCATAATCTTTGAATCCATGGAATGGATCCTCGGGTGTTTCGGTTTGGCGCACCATCCATGCCCACAGATACTCTAAACGTTCTGCATAGCTTTCTGGCAGTATTTGCAAACTCTGCCAATGCGGCTGTCGCAACACCGGAGTATCAAACCAAACACGTTGATATGTCTTACTGTATGTTTTACGCAGTCCTAAGATACCAGCAAACAAATGCTCTAAGCTGGTAACTGAAAGGTTGTTCATTGTGACAATAAATGTCAAGCTGTTGCGGTATGGTATTTCTTCCAAGAACTGATTGACCCGATCCCATAACAAATTAAAGTCCAACCCATGTCGCATGTATTCTGCCTGTGTACCCCAACCGTCAAGGCTCACATACTGCATAAAATGTTCTAGCTTTACGTCGTCGGTGTCACATAATCGCTTGACATAGTCCTTGTACTTGCGCCACAGGTTTTCATCTACGCTGAAGTTACTTGTAACATTGAGGTGCAATTTTTTGCTAGGATTCTCCAGCACATAATCAAACACACGATATGTATTCTTGTCCATGAGTGGTTCGCCACCGGTCATACGGAAATGTTCTAGTTCTGGATACAGTGTGGGCCACCACTGCCAAAATGCTTCTACATAGGGATTGTGCTCGCGCACTGGGATTGGTCTATTACGACCCACGAAGTGGCTAGGATCATTGTGTTTAGTGCTAGTAGGGTAAGCGCCAAAGTGATCCATTTCTTGTTGCCAACTTGAACTAAATTGAGGACTACAGTAACTACATTTAAGATTACAAGCGTGATTAAAATTAACTTCAACGTAACTAGGTAAGACATCTTCATCTCCAGTTGAGTTTACAATGCTATCAAAGTCTTTGGCTGCCCAGGGTTCACCTGATCGATAGTGACGGTCACTGAGTTTGTTGTTGTCCTCCATGGCCCAGCAGTATCCACATTCTTGTGGGCGCTCTTGACGCAACATGATTTTACGCTGTTGTTTTTTGTACGGTGTGTTATGCAATGTGCTGGGATTGCTGGCCAACAAGCTGGCATCAATTTCATGCAACGGGGGATGATAACAACTATTGTTAAGCCCAGTGGGCAAATGTAAGCTCACCTGTTTCCACTTGGCCAAACACATGGCTGGCCCTAGAGCAGATTTCATCTGCTCAGCAGAACTCATAAAAGTACTTTGATCGCCTTTGGTCATATTGGTGTTATTGTTCTATTAAAAGTTTTGTTCATCAACAAATTATAGTTGTGATCCAGTGAATACTGCATGTCATAATACATTGTTTCAAGCTTGTTGATTGGCATTTTGGCGATGCTGTCTATTAGACTATAGATGCGTCGTAGACGATCGCCCTTTTCGTAACCATCATAATCCTCATCCCAGAAGTCACTGAATGTACGGAATCCCATTTGATGCAAGTAATCCAAGTAGCTGACAGAGCCAAACACAATAAACGGCTTTTTAAGCAGTATGGGCCTAATGGTTTTTTCTGTAGGAAAAAATGTTTGCCCAGTTGTGTGCGACTCAACTACTAAGTCAACAAAACATTTACGGTACAATGCAGTCAACGGATCACGATAATCATATCCATTGAATTTAGTTAGCGTGTCTCGTGAGCTTTGCAGTATTGGCAAGTTCTGCAAAAACTCTCCAGCACGTGCCACACTAGCAACATCGTATTGTAAAAGTTTATCTAACTCGTATTGAACCAACTCGTCAGGGTTGTGATCGCTAGAAAAGTGCATCAAGGTATTATACTGTGAGGCATAACTGGCAATGCCAAGGCGGCCAGCAGTGGGTCGATGATACATGCATAAAAAAACATGTGACAAATCCCACTGATGCAACATTGGATCAATATTGGCTGTTCTATCAAACCAAAAGTTTGGACCGTTCAGCTTTACACAGTAGTTGGGGTGAGCCTCCAAAGGATTCCATGTATGCACTGTAACTGATTCAAACGCAAACATATCCAGCAGGTCGTACACACCTAACGACCGCAGGCAAATTGCTTCGGGGTCAACTGTGATGTTGATTTCTTTGTGTTGATTATCCACTAGAAATTTAACAAACTCAGTTTTGTTCCAGAATCGATCGCTGGTTCCGCCTATCCTAAACATTAGTCAACTCTTTTAAAAAGATGTGAATAGTAGTCCACTGCACTGTTCCAGTCTTTGATATTCTCATTGAATGTACATCTAATACTCATCAACCAACGTGGATGCTCGTTGACAATAATAGTATGCGGCATTCCTATCTTGACCATGGTCAACTCGTTGCCAATAATTTTTCTTGCAACTTCAGTGTGCTGGTACTCTTCCATGCTCCAATATTGATATTTGGTGCTGGCTACGTTTTCAGTTACTTCGCCGGTGCCAATTTCAATATCATACCAAACCATGGGACTGTTGTCAACTGGTGATATTACCCAGTTAAATGCATATATGCACGGTGTGCCGTCCTTGAATACATCTATGTGGATAACTGGATGCACATGGTATGCATCTCTATAGAACAGCATCGCCGATGACATTGAAATACCACGTGCTTCTAGTTGTTCCAACCAATCTTTGTTGAATACGCTGTACACTTCGTTGCCGTGAATTTTCCACAAACTCACCGGTGCGTCAGCTTGAGTTGATTCAGCACGTAGCTTGTATGGATCAAACTGCGGATTCAACGCATTAGTGGTATCAATGTCTAACACGTGCCATGGTCTAGCATAGTCAATCATGTCACCAACCTTCTTGTTTGCGTATTACATCAATTTCACGAACCATGGCACCTTGGTTGTGCCAGTTTGAACGATAGTGGTATTTAAAAAATGCACTTTGCTCTGCTTCTAAGATGGCCATTGGCAAATCAAGCTGGCCACCTAGCTCAGGACCTAATTGATTACTCAACAACCTTGGGTTGCTGTTTTCCACTGTTTTCCACAATTCTGCAAGTTTATCGAAGTCTTGTACTTCACGATGGTCCCAATTAGTCAGCATAGTCATGTATGTGCCTTGTCTTGCACCAGCAATAGCCCACTCTCCGTGTTCAACATCTGATCCAATATTGTGCCAAATAGTCAAGTTGTCAAGATTGCGTAACACTTGATTTTTAAATTCTTCAACAGTGGGCTTACGACCACGTTGCAAACACATTTTAACACCTTCACGGAATCCAGCACGCCAGGCCTGGAAAGGCGATCCATTGGGATAGGTAGTAGAATAACAATCGTACATGGGCCAGTACAGTGGATCAAAGCAAAATTCTACTTCTGTTTCAGTGCGCCCGTCTGTGTTTTCGTGAGTTTTCATGTTCATAACAAATTCTTTTGTCCATGAACTCAATCCACCGTTACCGTACATTAACCCATTGATGTGATTTCTAGCACGCCAACGAAACACTGCACGTTGGTATTCTTCAGTTGGCATGTTTAATGTTACGTTGAAAAACGTTGGGTTGGGTATATTATCACCGTCAATAAGAATAAAACGCTCAGTGTCGCTGGCTTCGGCAGCGGCCTTGTGTGCGGCGTCCGATCCTTTGACTCCGTCCACACGCTTGGCCCAAGGAACCATGTTCTTAATTTTAACCCAAAACTCTTCTTTTTGTGGTTCGTCGTAACTAAGGTAGATGCAGTCTAAATCTGCAACGTCAATTGAATACATAACTTTTTTTGCTCCATTTTGAATTGGACTCATAGCTAACTACCACCGACACATCACGGGTGTCACAATTAGTGCCGGTGTCACTGGGTACTAATTTGTCAACTGTTTTCCAAGTAATTTCTAATAACTGTCCATTGATTACTTTGACTCGCATACTATTTTTGGCATAGGTATCTCGGTCAATTTCAACGTATGTGCCAGGTACATCTGCCATACTGTAAAACAATGGATTGCCATTGTTGTCATGATACAGTCTATAAAAAACTGGCTCTGGCTCTGGCATGTCTTGTAATAAACTAATTAGCTCTTCAGGTGTCATTCCCAATCCTTTTTGTAGTAATGAAAGGCACCCCACTGCGCTACAGTATTGATACGCAAAGGGTCGTGTTCCCAAACTAACTCATGAGTCCAATCTTCGTCTTGAGTACTTGCATGATGTCGTTTCATGTGTACAATTTGAGGGTAGTCTACAAACGGTAATGTAACCAAATGCGGTCCCACAATCACTGCGGCCATGGCGTACACCAAGTCTGTGCTAGGCGTCTCTTCAGGAAATTTAATTAGCTTTTTATAATCACTCCAATTATCAAAAATAGTGTGTACCCAGAAAAAGAAATCCCGTGCGGTTTGACTCAGTCGCCAGTATGTTACAGCATTGTAAACATCCGGTAACCCATTCTCGTCAAACACACGTCGATAGTTTCTTGCTGTGCTAACTTCGCCGCGCCAGTTTCTACAACCAGTGCTGACAACAACATCTCGATGTCTAAACATAGTCCACCAGTGATCAACAGGACTGGCGATTAACATATCAGCTTCTAGTTTAATAGTTTCTCTAAACGGTGTTTTGCGAACCACCTGCCAGTCATTGACCCAGGGATTTTCTGTGTTGGGGTTATCTAACAACCGCACATGATCAAACACAGGATCAGTGAATTCTTGATCAGTTAGCAAACAAATTCTTGCGTCAGGATGAAACTTTCGTAGGCTTTGCGCCAGCATCACAGCATTGCGTACATAGTCGCCTGACCCTATGATCAAATATCCTTGTTCTTCAATAGGACGCAATTATTTTCTCCAAGTGACTTTTGCCCATGGCATGAAAGTCCAAGCCAGCCCAACTCATTTGCCGTAATATACTTTCACGGTCACGGAATTGAATCATGTAATGATCTTGATCCAACAACGTCAATTCATGGTCTGGCATTGCGCTACCAAGCATGCCGGGCAGGCTGTCAATGCGCCAAGTGTGACCACTCACAATGCCCAATGAAATGCTCAGAGCAAAATCGTTTCTATAAGTTTTCTTTTGGATACCGTATAGATCTCTGTAGTGTTGCCAGTTGTTTCGAATCATCTGCATGCTGTCAAAGATATATTTTGTTTGTGGTGTGCGGTTGAATATCATTACTGTGGCCCACCACATGGGCATACTGTGTGCCCCAAAAGTGTTTAATCTACCAAAATCTGAATTCAGCGTAATATCATATGCATCTTTATAACAAAGAAAATCTTGTGGTATGCTTAGACAAGTTTTTAATGTGTCACTGGCTACAACATAGTCGGCATCTAACACCAGTGTTCTATCCCAAGGGGACAAGTCATAAGCATTTACTCTACTGGCATTGTTCCATGTAACTGTGGACTGATAATCATCAAAGTATCTAGTGCCGCCAGAGGCCGGGACTGAGTAAATGATTTGATCAATATCTTTCAGCCTTGGATTGGTGGGATCATCTGTGACCACTGCTACCGGAATACCAAGATGCCGATGAATATTGTCTGCGCTCCATGCAGCCATGCGAACATAATCAGTTTGCTCGTTGTTAAAGGCAAAAATAAGTGCGCCAGTGGTCATCGTTTTTTATTGAGCTCGTTGTATTCCAGCATCCAAGCTGTCATTTGCTCTTGCCAGCGGTCAAATGCCAAGTGTTGCAGTTCCAAGGGATTGATCTGTACCGGAGTTTCGTACAAATCCAACAGTATAACATCATCTTCTACTGGTATGGACTGTAACAATGTCAGCAGTTCTGGGCCAGCACGCCACATTCCGCCTTGATAGGCAAACAACATTTTGGCTTGGTATTTTTCTTTGAGTACCCGTCGAGCAGATGCATGATCAAAACGGGCACGGGCGTGGTTAACTAGATCGTCGGTATTCATCTTTTGATTATACGTGAAAACGCAGTAAAGGTAAAGGGCCTAGTGGCCCTTTTGGTTAAACAGTTGTAGCTGTTACTGTTGGCACACCCCAAGTTGGAGTCAAGTAAGTTGTGCTTGGAGGGAAATATGTAACAATTGTGGTTGGTGCTGTACCAGGTGTTGCGCCAGAACTAGCAGTACCGCCAGAAATTGGGTCGCCGTCGCTGGCGCTCCAAACTGTGGTAATAACTAGCTGTGTACCAGCACCAGCTGTTCTTGCTGAATGCTGAATAAAGTTACTGGTATAAGGGGCAGTATCAGCAAATTGTTTGTAAATGATAGTATCTGTTGTAGAAAGCTGATACCAACCTGTGGTTGTTGTTAATGTGTTGGGTGTACCTGTGCCGCCAATTTTGGTTACACCAGTGTATGTAACACCACCAATCACTTGTGCGGCTCCTGCTACACGTCCTGAAATCCAAATGTCTCCGCACAATGTATTGGCCAAGTCATTCCATTCTGGGTCACCGGTTTCCCCTGTGGCAGTTTTGCTTACGTCAATTTTAACAAGGCCGCCTGCGTTCCAAAAGTAACGTGCGGCGTCAGCTGATGCAAATGTAATAGTATTGGTAAAAGTAATAGTCCAAGTAGCGCCAGATGTTGTTGTAGTTTTTGAGTTTGTACCAGAAATAGTTGTGTACTGTGGTCCAGATGCAGACGCATTTCCTCGGTTGTTGTAACAACTGGCAAGGTCTGTGTTTACATTAGAAAAAATTTGAATCAAATTTCCTGTGGTAGGCGCTGAACGTGATGTAATTGTAGTGCCCTGGTGGCTTCCCATCGCGGCAATTGTATTAACCAAACTGGCCCACTGTGTTGCTGTTACTGTACCTTGTGCAGCCACAGTACCCACTGCATTTTGTCCGTAGCCAGCGTCGGTGGTACCAGTACTCCAAGTGGCATTAACGTTTGCCCCTGCTGTGGTACTAACAAATCCATTATAATCTGTGGCTTGAATCAAGCCACCAACTGAATACGTCATTCTATGTTCCTGTTATTTTATTGTAACGATTGCTTCAATTGTACCTAGATCTGTTGTGGCTTTATTGACCAAAGCTCGTCCAATTACGTTGAAAGCTGTTGCTTCGCCAGGATTAGCTGATCTAGCTAAACCGTTACCAGCTGACACCAGTCTGTCACCTTTGCGCACAGGTCCAATAACTTGTACTGGAACTCGACCTGTCATTGCCACTGGTGGGTGCGTGTCATCGTTGCCTGCGCCACCGTTCATCAAGTAGGCAGCACGTGTACTTATCACACCAAACACACTTTCGCTAAGTTCGCTACGAGCACGTGTAATTTCTTTGGCACCACCAAGTTCAACCACTGTGCCAGCTTCCAAGACTTCGTCGGCTTCAAAACGTTCTGCAACGTCAGCGTAAAGTGCAGTGGTAGCAGTAGCAAACACACGGTTGAAGTAGTTGCTCGAACTACCAATGTTACCAATAGCGTTTGTACCAGTTTTGTCAATGCTGGGAACAGTGATGCCTGTAAAGATAGCACCGGTTGTTGTAAACACAGCAACGTTAGATGTACCAGCAATACTGATGTTTGCATTACCACCAGGTACGCCAATGTTGGCTTCTGATGTACCGTTAGAGATTTTCTGTACACTAACAGCTGAACTCAAGCCAGTTAGCAAACTACCGTTACCAATAAAGTAAGTACCGGCAACGTTGGCCGCTGTTGTAATTTGGCCAGTGGCACTGATCAAACCAGAAGTACGTAAGTTACCACCAGTTACGTTACCAACTGCACTGATGTTACCACCTTGTACCAAGTTTGTAGTAATAATATTACCACCAGTGATATTACCAACTGATGTAACAATACCAGCAGTGACTAAGTTAGCACCAGTGATGTTACCTCCAACACTAAGGGTTGTGCCCACTGTGGCAGCATTACCAATTGCCAAGTTACCGCTGGCACCTTGTGCTGTAGCAACTACAAACGGTGTACCACCAACGTTGGCTTGAATTACAACGTTACCAGTTGAAATTGTGCCACTGATGATACCATCATTACCACTTTGTGTAATGTTAGTAGCGTTACCAGTACCAACAAACAAACCTGCGTTGTTTAGCACACGCAATGTGCCCGCAGTTGTTGTGTTAATATCACTGCGCATGAACTGGCTTGATGTCAAGCTGTTCAAGAATGTTGCGTTATTAGCTGTACCGGCAAATGTTGCGCTGTTGGTTGTAGTCAGCGTAATACCAGGATAAATCGTTGGGAATGTTGATTGCAAGCTGGCTTGTGGCACAAACGAACTTGCGTCATATACTACACCAACTCGGTTGTTGTTGACATACAAGCTGGTGATAAACTTTGTAGCACCAACTGCGTCTGTAATAGTTTCAGGAACAGCACCAGATGTACCTTGACCAGCTGAATATGCAGGGCCAATAACCAGGAACGTGCTACCAGTCCAAACTTTCAACTGCTGGTTTACTGTGTCGTACCAAAGGTCACCCACCACATTAGAAGCTGGAGCTGTTGAACTTGCTGTTGCGGCTGAAATTGTCTTGAATGTTGAGCCGTTGTAAACTTTCAGCAAGTTGTTGCCCTTGTCCCACCACAGCTGACCAGTCAGCGGAGTAGGGGGTGCAGTGGTATTGCTACCGTTTTCTAACAAACGAATAAAGTTTTCGTTCAAAAAGTCACCGTAGCCAGCGTAGTTTTTGCCGACCAAAGTAAGTGGTGCTGTGCTTGCAAATCCCGCAGTCTGGTTTACTGTACCATCTGCGACAGTAGCAAACAGCGTACCATCAGTTAATGTAATTGTATATGCCATGTCAGTTACCTGTTCCTAGTTACCAATATTTATACAGCGTTAATGTTGCTGAGTGTTTGGATGCGCAAAGTGTAGTCAATTTGAATCTGACGATTCAAGCTCTTTTGCACTGGGTGAAAAATCACATGGGTAATCAAGCGCAGATTATCTACTGCGCCGTTCCAGGCTTTTAACCCCAACTCATCAAACACAAATTCACCATTGAAGTTTGTGCTGTTATCAAATGCTTGCTGTTCAGGCGGTTCGCCATAGTCTAGCAAGCAAGAAACCAATATATCTGTGTAAACGTTGCCAGGAGTGTGTAGCACCGTCATCTTGTTGTTTTCTGGGTCTGTATTAGCCGCTGAGTTATCGTTTACAACTTTGCTGTATGTTTCGTTGTATAAGTCAGCGTTTTGACCAGTAGTGTTGGGCGGTAGATATGTAATAACCCCAGTAGGATCTACACTAGAACCACCATTACCAAATGCCATGCTGTAGATAAATCCAAGGTTTCTATCGCTGAGCGACTGTGCCAGTGCTATACTGATATTTTCATAGTGAATAGCGTTGTGATCGTTGTAAAAGATCTCACCGCTTTTGGGATCATGTATCTTAACATGTCCGGAAATTTTAGCTAGTCCTGGTTGTATCATGCTCGCTTCTCCACAAAAACTTTCTTGGTTGCTGGGTCAAAAATCTTCACATGACCTTCAACGTGAAAAGCCCCAGCTTCATTGGGGCGGCGAGCAGGTTGAGCCTGTTCTTTAGGCTGTGTGTTATTTTGATTAGGTACTGTATTTGGCATGGTCTATTATTTATCCGCGTTATCTATCCGTCAAAAACCTTGCTTGGGCAGTATCAGTTTCTTGCAGTGCAAAACCAGTGGTTTCTTTGACCCCGGGCCCGTACCAACCAGTGCCCTTGCGCTGTAGAATCACAATCTCTACTCCAGGAGCAGGTGGTAAAATTGGTGTTTCAGGGTCATTATCTGTGTAAAACTCTATGGTCACAGGGTTTACGTCAACCACAGTGTATGGGTGACTGCAAGGGATAATATCACCAAATCTATTTGGTCCCACGGGATACTGGCGTACTCCGCCCACATATACTTCCACACTTTCAACAAAGATACTTGAGCTGTCGCCAAAGTCAAATGTTGTCAAGCTTGGTGCATCAAACACTGTGGTGCTGCCGTCGCCGTAATTGACATCTTTTTCAATGTAATCTTGATACTGTTGGGCCAGGATATTTCCGCGCCCTTGATCATATACATCTGTGCCCATTTCGTGGTCTGCGGCTGCTGTACCAGCTGTGCCACGACGCAATCCACTTAGAGTGTTATTGATTATGTCACGCACACGATACATGATACGTTCGCCGTTGATTGTAATAACACCTAAACGACCAGCAGTTAAGTTTGGCTCACTTAGTTTTTTAGCATCCTCAACATATACAATGTCATCCATGGCCAACAAGTCTCTTGCCAACACAGTTGATGTGCTGCCAGTGATTCTATAGGTGGCCTGTGTGCCGCGCATGTCTTGGAATATGCGGAATGCACATGCTTCGGGAACAATACTAGTAGTGAACTGAGTCACTGCAAGGACGTCGCTAAGTCCAATTGCACCAGCAGCCAACACCAATTCGTTGTTAACAATTGTAAAGTCTTGGCCTTCAAACAATCTACGCCCGTTCAATGTGACCCACAATCTGTTACCGCTAATGTCTGGTGTGTCAAGATAGAATTGGTTCACAGCGATACTTGCACCAGTGCTGTAGTCAAATGATCCCGGAGATCCAGTGATCAAACCAGCGTCAAAGTCTGTGCTGTCAAACGGTTCATCAATGATTGTTCCCAAAACAATAGGACCAACAAAGATTTGTGTCAGGAGGTTTTGTTGGCTGGTATCATTCCAACTTGTTACAGTTGCAAGATCGCCAATCAACGGTACCACAAACAATTGCAAGAATGGTCCAAGGTTGTTTGTAACAACACTGTAATCTGCTAGCGTACTAACAGTGATTAGAATTCTTGCGCCAGGCTCGGGCGGGGTATCAAACACCACTTGTCGACCTGGAGTATTACTACCGTCCCAGTTAGTAACGCTGTAGTCTCCGTTAACACTACCAAAACTCTGTGTTTGCGGAATATTATCAACCCAAACTTGTATGTCGTTTAGTGCGTTAATCGAGCTTTGCAAGAAGCTTGGGCCCATGCGCTGTGGCAAGCCAAAGCTAGTGCTTGAGCCGTCACCTATCCACTCAATGCCAGCTGGTGGATTAAGTCTGAAACCATTGATGTTGACCACAATGTTAACAGGGTTTGTGCCTTGCATACTGTTTTCTAGTTGGAAACCACCATCGTTAATTACTTGTGGTGTTACCACAGCTTGCTGAGTAATTGGAGTGCTCCAACTGTAGTTGGTAGTTGCAATGCCTGATCCGTATCCGCCCAACTGTACATTGTTTCTAGTAAACGTTGTTCCCACAGCGGTGCTGGCTGCACCAAGTGTGAGCCACGGTGTGTTGCCCGAAGTACTAATGGTGTATTCACGACCAATAATTAGTTGATCTGCATTGACGTAGTTTTGTCCTAGTACTACTACACTTACACCTTCAACTGACGTTGGGGGAACTGCCAGTGTTACTTTAGACTGTAGCGTTGGCACGTAAACTGTCCAATATGCTGTGTCAGCAATTGATGTACCGGCAGGAACTGCTTGAGCCGCTTGATAATAAGTGTTGCTGTTTTCAACAATATCATTAATAGCATACGTACTCAATATGTTCCAAGCAGGAGCTTCAACATAAGGAGTCCATGCAGGAATAGCTTCAGCAGAACCGTTGTAAAACACAGCAATTGTGGAAATTTCTGCGCTGTTGACCGGAATCAAGAAGTTGCCTGAGCTAAGTTCTGGACCAGTGTAGTTTGCACGATAGAGTTGTGCGCCACCACCTAGTTCATACACACTGATGTTGATAATATCGCCAGCACTGGCTTTGCCAGTAACAATTTCAACAGTGAGATCAACATAATCAATAAAGTAGTCAATGCCCAGGGCCAATACTTTGCCTGATGTTTGATTGCTAACGATTAGTTCAACTGGGTGTTCAACCTGATCAGCGTAACTCAAAATATAGTTGGTTACAGGCTGATAGATGTAGTTAACACTGTTGACTTGGAACCCATGACCGTCAAATTGCCAGTCGCTGCCAGGACGAGTGTAAACACGCAAATCAAGTGTGTCGTATTCGGCACCGTTGACTAGTTCTTCAGGAGCATGCCCTTCATATGGACCAATGAATTGTCCACCGTCAATCACAAGGTCTGTAGGACGAGTGCCCAAGAATACATCACTGAAACTGCTTTGATAAATTGTGTCAAGCTGTTCAATACCAGTGAAGTAATCGCCCCATACTTGCACGCCAGGGTAATCAATACCGTCAACCAGCAGTGGCAAGTCTAATCCAGGGTTGTTAAAGCCAGGAACATACAAACCAACAGTACGGTCAATACCAGTCAAACCAGTGGGTTGACTAGAACCAGGATATTGATATGTTGCGGCATTGACCAGTTTCCAATCTTCTAGATTGAATGTTGGTCCGGTTACCGCTGAACTGCCGTCATTGCTGTCAGCTTCCCATACTTGGTTTTCGTAACGTACTAATGTACCATTTAGGTATGTTGATTGACCGTTCCACTCAACCACGCTGGGCTTGAATTGGAAGCGGTCGTAGCGAATAGTGGTCTTGAACTCACGCACCAGCGGATTTTCAAGCACTGCGTAAGCTTCGGCGCCACTGCCGTTACCGCCAGCAATAGTAATTACAGGTTGTGAACGGTATCCACTGCCACTTGTTAACACGTTGATAGCAACTACCTGGCCAACACTGTTGATCACTGCCACTGCTGTGGCTTGTGTTGTTGCTCCACCACCACTCAAAGTAACTTGCGGTGCTGTGGTATAACCAGAACCAAGTCTTGTGACCTTGATGCTTTCTAGCACTAACAAGAAATTAGAGTACCACTGGTTGTATGGCCAATCTTCCCAAATCAAACTGTTGGGCGGAGTATTGCTCAATACATTGCTGACATCACTTGTGGCAATCTTGTAAGGAGTTAGAACTGGACTTACAAACTGTGGCACATCAAGGCTGGTGTCATAATATGCTGGTAAGTCAAAATCTGTTAAGTCACCAAAGAATCTATCGTTACCAAAGTATTGCAAGTTAAATTCACGCACCTGTACGTGATAAGGTTTAACTTCTTGCAAGTAGTCAACAACGAATTCTTGATTGTCTGGGCTGTAATTCTGGAATGGCAACAGTTCACGAATTCTGTGATCCACGTCAATCAGCGATGACTTGACCAACCACTCAGGTGCGGAGAATTCACTCAACACATAGTTGAACATCAACACCAAGCAACGATTACGTTCAATTTCCAAGTCGCCAACAAACAATTCTTCGTTAATGGCTTGAATAATTTTACGAGTTTCAATCACAGGCTCTTGGTCAAAATACTGTGCGTCAAACACTTCAACGTCAAAACCAAAACGTCCTAGATTGTAGTCATAAATTTCAGCAGAAATTTCAATGGTACCGTCTTGTAAACCAACACGCTCAAAGCCTAAGTTAGTTTTAAGGTAAATTTCAAACTTACCCTGTGCGTTGGCAGTGACACGAACACTGCTGCCAATTGGAACATCCAGTGTTGTCAGTGCTGAGAAGTTAGGTACTTCTGCAACAGGCTTGATACTGCTGTTATACCCAGGTTGGTACCAGTTAATGTAGTCCCAATAGTCTGCTGTATTGTAATTTTGCACACGATACAGTATAAGCTCGCGAGGTGCAGTACCATCAATATCTGTAGTTGCAACACTTAAAATCTTGTTAATGACCCAAACCGATCCACTGGCAGAGCCGCCACTGAGATTGTTGACAATAATTACACCGCCTTCGATACCAGGGCCAGTTACTAGTTGACCAGGAGTAATAGTGCCAGACGTCAATGTGCCAATGTTCAGTGTGTTACCACTGATACTAGAACCAGTGCTGGTAAAGCTGTCCAAGATTGTGGGGTTTGGACTAACTTGATAAATGGTCCACAAGCCACGGTTGTTAACGTCGCTATCTACTAGATATCTATAACCCAATGGAACTGCATAGATGTTCTGGAATCCTAGAATTTCTACAGTAGGCACAGATGCATTGTACAAACCACTGGTTGGCCCAGGAGCTGGTTCACTGCTGTTTAGTAACGCTAACACACGATTTTCGGTTACTGGGTACTGTGACAAAATTGAGTTAACACGTGTGATGTAGTTTTTCAGCGCAGTAAAGCGGTTAACAAACATACTTTGACGTGGACGATACTGAACACCATAACGTTCAGCTGGACTCAAAGTTGGATCCGGTACTGTATTACCAAATGTGTCAACGCCGCAGAAGCTGTCCTGAAGCTTGCGATACAAGTTATCACTTAGGAATCCGCTGGCACGATCTTGTGGGATCAATTCGTATTCAACGTGAACGTTGTTTTCAGTCAACTGTTGATCAAACTCAATGTTCAAGATTGTGTCTTGTGCTTCAATCAATGTTTCGCAGTTATACAATGCCACTGTGCTAGAATCAATTGGGGCAAGGTATGCAATACCTGTTGATCTAGGATCAGCAATGTAGTTACTGATACTGTTGACGCTGAGCGACTTACCTTTGTTTGTAGCAACTGTGGCTAAGCCACGTACCCAGAAGAAGTATTCAGTGTTGAATGTACCATCATCGCTGAGAACAGTGTTGATACTGTAGCTCAACAAACTGGCTGGTGTTCCAGGACCAGCGTAGTCTGCTGGTGGCACAGTGCTGGCAATCCATTGATATACGTCAACTCTTGCGCCAGGGAATATTTGTCCCCAACGGCGTGCGGCGTAGACAATTGAATCTTGGTTAGGATCAATGAAGCGCACAGTACTGATATCCCACCAAATTTCGCCTACATGATCCGAGCCCCAAGTTGAGCCACGAACGTTAAGAGGACCAGCGTTGTAGCTAGCAGGGTCAACGGCTCCAATGAAGTCAATGTTTTGACGTGCGGCGCCAAGTATCTTGCCCTGTAATGGGTTAAAGAAGTCAAGGAATTCTGTTGTAGCTGATGTCACACGATCATACAAGAATACAGAATTCAACAGTCTAACATCTACTGTGGGTTGTTGAACATACTTGGCGTTCCAACTCAGTGCTCGGTTGGCATTCTGCCACACAAACGCTTTGCCATAGTTTGATGTACTAGAATCACCAACATCGCTGCCAGGTGCACCAATCCACAAACTGCCACTCAAGTAATCAACGGCTGCACCGACTTGGTCCAAGAAGTATGCATCAGTAATTGCAATTTGATCACCAAACACAAATTTGTCTGGATTGGCCACAGTGCTGTCAGCGGCTCTCAACAAGTTGTAACTGTACACTGTGCCACTTTGCAACAGTGTGGTAAAGAATGTTGTAGCGTTGGCATCAAAGTCTGTAGTACCGTCATCAAATACAGTGATCAAATACATTGTGCCTTTGGGTGCGCCAACAATCAGCGTAGTAGCTGTGTCGTCAATGCTGATGCTTGCACCAAAGTTTGCAAAGTCTACTGGATATGGACTGAAAATTGTTTGTGTGTATGCAAACATTTCAAATCCCAGTGTGGCATACACAGATCCCACAGTGCCCGGAGACACTAGCAGTCTGTTTCCAGGCACAGATGCATCAAAGTTTGTAACAGAAATTACCAAGTAACCAGATGAAGTCACTGTGGCAGTTGCGTTGGGCGCACCAGCTGTGATGGCTGCGGCTAGACCAGCAATGTTATTGTTGGGTGCGGCAGGAACTGCAATATCAACGTTGTTGATTCTCAGTGTATCACCAGCAGTCAGTGTTGGATTAGGTACTGTAGATGTAATTGTTCCATAGATACGAGCTTGGTTGACTTGACGTTCAACAACACCGCCCTTGTATGCTTGTAAACTGCTGTTAGGAGCACCCACGTATAGACTACAGTTGTTGGTGCATAGGTCCACTGCTTGGCCGTAGCTAGAATACTCTGCTGGAGTAGCTTGCTCAATGCGTTGTGCCGCACGGAACTGGTTGGTTTCAATTTCAACAGTGTCACCGTAGCTCAATGTTTGATTAATTGTAACTGTGCTGCCGCTGACTGAGTATGTGTTTGGCAGCCCGGCAATGGTTACGTTCTGATTCACAAGATACTGTCCATTGACCAGCACAGCCACTGGCTCAAGCCCGCTACCAGCCAAGGTAAATGTACTGTTGTTGGTGTAAGTGAAACGCTGTACGTTTCTGTCAAACACATACACACAACCAGCTTCAACTTGATTGTTAACCGTGCATGCTGGTGTACCAACCAATACTTGTCGGCCATCAGTGCTACAACTTACAGAATGTCCAAACTTGCTACCGGCCAAAATACCTAGACCCGATGTTGGCAATTCTCCAACATAGTCAAAGTAACTCTGTGCTCTAACATTAATGATAGCACCAAGACCGGGGTTGTTAATAAACACCAATTGTTTGGTAACGTCATTAAACGTGTAATCAATGTTTGGACGCTGTAGCACATCGTTGACCAACACTGTGAAGCTATAGATACTGTCCACAGTAAAGAAGTATGTGCTTAGAGTAAATGTAGATGTCAGTGCAGGTGGTGTGTAACTGATGCTGGTCAGCGCAGTTATTTTACCACCAACAACTGTAATTTGAAATGTTAAATCATTGGCAGGGCTTGAACCGCCACCAAAGCTAGCAGCCGGGATAGTTAGTGTATCGCCGTTGGTATAACTATTGCCGCCGTTTTGCACGCCTACATCAATTGTACCACGAATGCGTTTGATTGAGAACAAAGCACCAGTACCAGTTGCGACACCAGTTGCTGTTAAACTGTAGTACTGTGCATAGTCAAGTTGCACCAGGGGAGGTCTAACAATTTCAACAAACGATCCTGCGCCAGGCGCTGTTACAAATGTCACTGTTGAGAAATCAAGACTCACACTGTAGTTTACGTTTAGTGTTTGTTCAATGCCATTGACTTTGACTTGTATCTGTGTGGCTTGGTTAACTTGTATGTTTTCGCTGATGTCGTATGCTTTAGTGAATCCGTCACCAATGGTGTTAAGGAACTGTATCACATAGTCAATGCGGTTGAACGCATAAACTTTGTTGATTTCAGGTGCCGAAACATACAACCAATTTTCATTGGCACACATGACCAATGCTTCGCCAAAGCGGCCTTGATCATTGTTGATGTCACCTGGAGTTGTAATTACTTGCCAGTTAACATAAGGATTTTCGCCCGGAGCATAGCTGTTGTAGTCTCGATAGATTACACTGATATACCCACTGTCAGCTTGCCCAAGCTTGCCAAGACTTCCAGGAGCGCCGGCGGCTGCCCATGCTTGGTTACCAAAATCAACACTGCTACCAAAGTTTCTAACACCCGGTACGTCCAATGTCAAGATAGCATCACTGCCTTCTTTGGGGCTAATGGGTTGATAAGTTGAGCTAAAGTTGTTTACATAAGTGTAAATTCCACCAACTTCTGTACCGGTGCCAAATCCATAGCGTGGGCTACCAACCATGGCTGCAAAGCGATCAGCGGCCTGCGAAACTGATGCACCGTAACCTTCGCCAGCATCCAGTTCTTGCGGAGCTAGTTCACTTACGGGTGAAAACACTGATTGTTTTTCAAGCACTACCCAACGGCCAGTGCCATCGTTGTCAACCCAAACGCTGGAACCAGCAGAGATCTGGTTAGCATATGGTAATGTAACTACATCGCTGGCTTGCGCTACACGCATTGTGGCCAAAGTAAATGCAAGGCCAGTTCCGTCTACTACAGTACGGCTGCCAGTAAATCTAAATGCAATGTTAACCGTGGTCAAGTTGCTGACGCTGAGCACATCATACACGCCGTCAACTTCGCTGTCAAAGAATCTAATAATGATCTTTTGACCAGCTGTTAGACCATGTTGTTGTGTGAATATTACACGGCTAGTACCATCTAAGTTATCACACACGTGGCTCACTGTGCCGGGCACTGCTTCTGCACGATAAATGTCCCAGTCATAGTCGTTGACTTTGGCTACCCAGATAGATGTACCAACACTGATTTCAGTTAAGTTGGCTTCTAAGCTAGCCGGATCATTGATATCAAACACTGTGACATCAACATCGTCAAGGTTTACATACCCTGCGCTAGGTAATGCTGTGTCTGTGGGTACTGCCAATGTAGTTGGTAAAATATCAGGGCTAGTAATCTTGTAGCTCTGTCTCCAAATTTCACCAAGCTGAACTGTTTGGTCAGCCTGGCTGGTTTCTTGTGGGCCAATTACTTGAACCAAGCTTGGACTTGCAGACAAGTTGGCACGATTCAAACGTAGTTCAAAGAAGCTACGGTTTGCGTTGGCACCATACACTGCTCGCTGTACTGCCCAGTTTTCGTAAATTTGATAATCAGCAAGTTCTTTACCAAGGTTCACTTGCTGGAACAATTCAGCGGCTTGCAATGTACCTTTGGTGTTCAAGAATTGTCTGTAAACGTTGACCTGACTCACGTCGTCTAGATCAATTGCTGCCAAGTATTGACGTGGTCGGAAACCAATCAACCCATAACTCAACAAGTCTGCGTCACGTTCTAAGTTAGCTGTGTTAAGGCTGTAAGTATTGGCCAACTGATCTGCTTTGTTGGCCAAGTTAGGCAACAAGCCAAGATCAATTTGTTCGTAATCGCTTTGTATCCAATCGTTGAAATTGAAAGTTGTGCTGGGTTGCACGATCTTAGCGGCGCTCCAGTAACTGTCTTTGTACTTGACAATTTCACCTTTGGCATATACTCTTAGACCAGTCCACTCTTCAACGTTGTCCTGATTAAGAATAAAGCCTTGTGCATCCACAGTACCGTTCCACTCAGTTGTGGTCACGGCTGTTAAATTCAAACGACTTTGTCTTGCACCTGTGGGCGGATTGTAAATTAAGTCGCCGAACACAGACACGTTGTCCAGCACAATCATGTGCTCATAGCTGGTGTACTTGAGGTCAATAAAACTCAAAGTTTGATCGTTCAGTGGTTCCACTGTGAAAGTATTGCCTTCACGAACAATGTTGAGATTGCGAGTTGGTAACTCTTTGCGGTTCTGATCCAACAACACATTCTCTGAAGTTTGAGCGCGAATTGAATCAACAACTGCATAAGGTTTAGACACACTGAGTCTAAATGCCAAGGGATTTAATGCAATCAAGCAATCATCTTCCCAGCCTTGCTGACTCCAATACAAGAACTCACTGACCATTTGGCGCCAGTTGAGTTGATAGCCATTGGCAACGTTGGTAAATGTTAGTCCTTGTGTTTCAAGGAACTTGCCGTAACTTAACAAGAAGTCACTGACTGCTGTAATATCGCTGAACACATAGCCATATGGGACTTGTACTATCTTGCCAGTGTAGAATGTAGGCACACGAACTGTAACGCCAGCCGCGGTGATTGTTTGTAGTTTGCCAGTGGGCTGACTCTGTACAGTACTAAAGTAAGGTTGTGTAGTACTGTAACCAAACACTGTAAAGCCGCCTGGTACACGCTGAATCAACACAGAGCTGTATCCAGCTCGATCAAATGGTTGGTTCTTGTACAGCAATAAGTTGTAGCTTTCGTCAGGAATCAAAAAGCTTGTGTTTGTGGAATTTGGGCTAGACTTTTCAGTAAACAGTTTGATAAACTTTTTGTCTGAGAAGCTAGCCATTCTGTAGCACAAACGTACATCAAGGTTGGCCAAGTTGGACTGCAATTCTTTTGTGCTGTTTATACCGCTTTGACGGTTGTAGTCTACAATCCAGTTAATGTAACTGGCTTTGCTAACACCGTCGCCGTAGACTTCAACCCCGTTGGCGTCCAAACGATAACGATTGTTGTATAGGTACTGATCAAATTCTTCATTGAATCTATACAAATCTCTATCGGCAAACAATGCAAAGAACTTAGCTGGCTTAGTTAATGCCAGCAAGCGCATGATAGAAAACGGATATGCACTGCTGTTCCACCATGATGCTTCAACTGGGCTACCATCGTTGATAGCCCAACTCTTGCGGAACTGATTGGGATCGTAAGTGCTAACAACACTGTCTAGTGGTGCTAGCAATGCGCCTTCGTCACCAGTGGGTATTACTTTGCTCAATCCAGGACGTGCATATTCAGGCAAGTAGTAAGGTACCACAGGATCGCGCACATAACCAGCTTCAAGGTCATCCCACAACACAAAGTTTTGGTTTGTATATGGTGCTGTACCGTAAGTCAAATCCCACCAGTCTGGCTTGATAGATAATCCCAACATTTCCCAAGGAGTGTCCTCGGGTTGTTGTGTATCATAGTAATAACGATAGATACCGCGCCATGCACCTAGCAAGTTTTTGCCATCTAGTCTGCTTTGTGCGGCACTGTAGTTGTAACTAAACGGATTGTTGTTTTGATAATCTTGTTCTTTGTAATCTAATTTGTTCCATGCCACATAGCTCAAGAAATCACTGTTTAAAATATTGTTGATTTCAGCTGAGGTATAACCGGTGTTGCGGAACTGGCCTGGTAGTACTTCGGCCACGCTCAGTGGCACTGGGTTACCGTCAAGCTTTAAGTTGTTGTAAATTCTAGTTTCAAATTCCAACAACACTTCATCTCTAATGTCGCCAAATGTTTTGGTAATACTGCCGTCGTGGCCAACAATTACAGACTGATTGCCAGTGCTGGTTTTTTGCACACGAATTTCTGGACGATACGCTGGATACAAACCTAGCTTGGTTGGTGTGTTGGGGCAGAAGCTACCATAGGTAGCACTGTATTCACGGATGACCACAGTGTCACCGGGATTCAACGCTACTGTAATAGTGAGTCGGGGTCCATCTGTGGCTACAACATATTGCAAATCACGGGTTAGCAATATGTCATTGAGATATACACTTAGGCCAAAGTAGTTTGATGATGTAAAATCATACACTTGCACTGTGTCAAACACGTTGCTAGTAATAAATGTCACAGGATATGTGTTTTCAACATACACTGCGCCCGAAGGCAACATGTCACTCCAGTAGAAACTCTGCGTGTCAATCTTACCAGCTGTGAGATCGGAAATAGCAGTGTCAAGAATCTGCGCCGGAGTTTGGAAGTTCAATGTTTGTTGTGTAACAGACTCTAACACCAAATTTTTAAATTTAATGTATTCACGGCTGTTGTAATTCAACGCATTGAAAATGTTGTATTTTTCACTGCGTAGGAAATACCCAGCCAAGGTCAACGGAGCACTCTGCTGTAGAATAATCAAACCATATGGACCAATATTGCCTAGGTCACGTGTGTTGTTTGCGCCTGTGATAGAGCCTGTGATAGTTGGTAAGTTTTCACAGATACTTTGATAGTGCTGACGAATTGTGCCCAAAGTAAAGTTAGGGCTATTGACGTTGAGCGGGTTGTTCTCTAAGTTAATAGGAACTTGGTAGAAGGCCGCTTTACTTGTTTGTTCGCTAAGAACCAAAACTTCAATAATGTCACCTAGTACATACTCATTTTTAAGAGTAACAGTAGTGCTGTCTGCGGTTGTCGCATACACATACTTGCTGGGGTCTTGGAATTCGCTGCCAACATAAATTTTCAATACAGGCACAATGCTCTGTGACTGCTCGGTGGCACGAATGTCTAATTTTAGCGTGGTGCCATCATAGATAAACTTAAACTGTTGATAAGTCTTGGATGTTGTTACAGCATTTTGCCAGCCAATTAGTCGTTGGTAGTTAATGCGGTCACTGTATTCTCTTGCTGACCCCGAACTGATGTCTAATGTAACACTGATGTTGTCCAATGTGTAAACAAACGTATCTTTGTAGAGATTGTTATCAAACACAATGTCGCCAACGTTTTCAATGCTGAGATACTGTAGTGAGAATTCTAAAATAGGGTCAAGGATACCAGTTTCTCCCGGTGCATAGCTAAACAACTTGCTACCAACAAAGTCGCTGGATGGATACTTGACTTGATCGCCAAAGCTGATACCATCACTGTCATACACGTTAAACAGTGGAGGCTGTTGAATACTGGTTTTCTGTTGACTTAGTATCCACTCAACCCCGTTGTACCAGTAAGTTTTTCCTTTTGTGGTGTTGCCGTTGAGCACAAATGTACATTCGTCAACTGATACTAATCCGTCATCGGCCAAAGTCAAATTAATAATTGGTTGATTAAACTCAGCCAACCCTGTGCCGGTGCCGGCTCCTACTGCTCGTATTACGCTGCCAACAGTGTATGACACGCCTGTGGTACCTGCTACTGCATTCCAATCAGTGGTACCTAGATTCACAATAGTGTAGATCAGTCCTTGCTGTAGTTTATCAGCTGTAGTCAGGGTTGAGCTGTCGGGGTTGACAAATTCAACTACCCAAATTTTGTTTCTAATTTCTGCGTCGGTGTCTGCGGCAAAAATAACTCTAGTGCCATTGACTAGTTGGTACCCATCAGTGGTGTATCCAGTAGACCCCTGAATAGAGCTGAATGCATCTGCTGTAGCAAAGTCAATAATGTCTACACCAAGTTTGCTTACAGTACCCATGTTGAACAAACGAATGTTTGGACGGAACTGTAAAATTGGACGCTTGGCTCTGCGGTTATTGTCTAGCACTGCTACAGCGTTGTTATACGCCGCTGTGGCGTTGATAACATCAACGTGGAACCAACGGTTACTGCGTGACCATGGGTTAAGGTCTTGGCTGGCTCGACTGATTGTAATGTAATCAGGTTCACTGGGTTCTGCTAATATTGTACTGTCATTGGCATCAATTACATAGCTTTCTGGTGTGACAAAATTTGCCACAGGCAATAATTGAATTGCTGTGCCAACCCCAGACACATAATATTCTCTGTAGTTGATACTGGTAGCAGTCATTACACCCAAGGCTGTGCTCAGTGTCACTGCGGTACCGCCTAACACTGAACTTACAGTAAATTGGAACTGATTTATAATGCTCTGTACGTAGTATGTTTGACCAGCAATCAACCCGCCTAGAGTAGGAGCACTGAATGTAATTTGTTGTCCTACATACAGTGGATCAGTTGTTGTTGTAGTAATGGCATTGATTTGGTCAGTTGTGGCTGTACAGTCAAATGTGTAGATGCCTGAGCCGTAACTGGCTGGCTCAACTACGCCACGGAACACAACTTTTAATCCATTGGTGAACACTATGCCGTTGGGGCTGGTGTAATTTTTCTGCCCAATAATACTGTCAATGTCAAGCGTGGTTCTACCAGCCGCATCAATAAGTTTGATCTGACCAAAGATTTCTGGGTCTGTGCCGTCTTGGTAGTACAAGATATCGTTGACCGCAGTCAGCAACGGAATTTGCTGGAACTTGCCACTACCATCCTTGAACCAGTTGGTGTTACTGTATTCGTTACCGTAACGAATTGTAAATTTATCCAGTGTCGGAATATCAGCCAAACGGTTGAGTTGCATGTATGCATAGCCATTGCTGATTTCGTAAGTTATTTGCCACAGTTGATATCTTAACTCGGGCTCAATTTCTGTAGTTTGACTGTACAGTGTTGAATCAAAACTGCCCAGCAACGAATTGTTGTTGGGATCTTGTGCCAACGGATCAAAACGTGTGGTTCTTACCCAACCGCCGTCAACTGCATCTGTTAGTGGATTCAAGAAAATCAGTGTACGGTTGTTGAGGTTTGTAATACCGTCAATGCCGCCAAACTGTTCCAAGAACACGTCTACACGCTGGTTGTTGATTTGCTCAAATTTTAGTTCAGTAATTAAATCAACTGGTGTACCAAATGTATTAAGATCATAGTAGTACTGCTGTGCTGTTTTTGTAGGCACATTGAATACCACAGTACCAAGGTCTTCACCGTTGTTTAGTACGCCAAACACATCTCGTGAACTGATGTTCGGTGTTGTGGGTACACGACCAGTAATACCTGGGTTGGTTTGAATCCAAAAACCAGGACCGGTGCCAGCTTCGCCGTCAACAATGTTAAACACACCTTGCATGTTGCTTTGGTCTTGAGCAATGTAATACAGTGTGTCAGGTGCATCTTGTGGCACAGTGAAAGTAATCAAACCAATTGTGGCACCGTTACGTGTGACGCCACTGTTGTATGCATTAGCCAAGCCTAGAGTAGGTGCGGTTTTAATCCAGAATGGATACACACCTTGCAATGTAAGGTTGAACACATAGGTGTTACCACGAACCAGTGTCAGTGTTGGATTGCTAATATTGTCAATGGTATAGCTACCATTGCCTTTGTTGCCCACACGATAATTTACAGTTTCTTTATCGTTCTGTGCCACTTGGAATGTGTAGTTGCCACCACGTACTAATTCTAATGTAGGGTTTTCGCCCACTACGTCGCTAAAAGTGTAAACGCCGTTTTCACGTGTGACTGTGATATTGTTTGTAATAGGCACACCTGTGGAAAATACATCCACTGCGTCTGGACCTTCGGGCAACCAGTAGTACTGACTAAAGTTTACAAAACTATCGTAGTTAACAAACGGGTCCCAAGTATAGTACTCGCTCTCATACAACAAGTCAGCACGATTACCCAAGCCGCCTTGAAACTTAATAGCATCTGCTATACCTGGATAGGTGATAGCATCTTGGATCTCGTTTGTATCTGGGCGTAAGCTGACAACACCAGGTTCCAATTGATAGTCGGCACGAGTTTTGTTGAGTTCAACTACGTATTTGTCATTGGGGTTGATACCAGGACCAACACTACGACCAACAAAGCCCTGTGTCTTTTTAAACTTTGGCTCTTGAATTAAATTATCAAGGGTGGCTGCCAAGAACTGTTTATTGGGCTCAGTTCTAAAAATTTCTGGTAAAAAGTCTACCGAACGTACTCGGGCCATTAAATTACTCCACTACCTGGTGCTGTTCTCAAGTTTGTACTTGTTAGTGCTTCAATCACATCAATGTTGTCAACGGTTGCCGCATTGGCAAAAATCTCGTTGGGCTGACTGCGTATTTCATATAAATCACCAAAACTCTTTTCTGGATCCAAGGGCACCAACACTACCGAGCTGATGATTGTTCCCAACTGACGGTGCAAGAACGCTGCCAGTTCTGAAAAGTAGAATGTGTCTCCAAAGTTCCATTTGTCAATACTAAAGTAATTATTCATCTGTGCAATCACTGAACTCTTAATCTCACTTGTGCTGGCTGTTGAGCCTTGGGCACGAATCACTTTGATTGTGGCACGCAATGTGATTGCGGCCTTGGCGCCAAACAACGGCTTGAACGTCACTGAGTTCAACACAATGTTGTCGCTGATCATTTTATAGTCTTGCAAATTTTGATATGCTGTGTTCAAATCATCAATGCTGGGCTGTTCAGGTTCAAGCACTGTGTTTGTTGTGTCACGCAACCAATTTTGATAAGATGTATAGTATTCTTGGGTAACAACATACAAGTCAATGATGTTTGTAGTACCTGGGTCAATACGATTGGTCAACGGTGAGTTGTGACGATACTGATAATACAAGCTCTGGCGGCCAGTTCTTGCAATCCAGCCAGTTACCAAAGTCAATAGCAAGTTGCCTGTAACTTCTCTACTGAGTTCATAGAACCTATCTTGGCTGTATGCATAGAATATTTGTCCAGGCGTCCACTGGAACTTTTCTGCTTCAATATCATTAAGTGTTGCATAGTCACTGTTGACACGACCTGGCTCTGCCAACACATAACGTTGTAAGTTGTCAAAGTCAACTGTTTGTTCTAGGAACACAAACTTTTGATTAGCGTTGATGCTTGGCGCAACAATTTCGTCAAAAAAGTCTGGGTTATCTGGCACACCGTCGTTGTCACTGTCGCGGAATCCCACTAGCACTTGGAAGTCATCAACATAGCCGTCGCTTTCTACAGGCTGCCCTGTGATTGTAACAGGAATGTCGCCAGGTAGTGGTAGCGCAGAGTCTGGGCGTGTGTTCACTGCCAAGATGTTAACAAAATCTTTGATCACTGTACCAGTGCGACTATCGTAAACTTGCTGGCCGTCATAGAAGAAGAAACGTGTTTGCAACACTGAACCAAAGTTGTATTGCAATCCTCGGAATGTAATTGTGTAGTTTTGATTCAACACTACAAACTGTACTATCCAACTTGCGTCAAGGTTTGCACCGCTGGTGTTGCCGGCATACTCTTCGCTGAATGGTGCATCTGTTGCCAGGTTTGTGCTGTTAATAACATACCAGCTGTAAGGAACTCCAGTCACAGTACCATCGTTGTCGTAACCAAGACCAAAGTTTCTTAGCAACAAGAACTGCTCGGTCATTTGCTGTTGAATACTAAATGGCAGGTCTGTGGTAAACACAGGAATAATTGTGTCAACAATAGCGCCTGTGGGCACAAAGTTGTTTAATGTTACAGGCCCTGAGCCGTTCAACAAGTTGCCAAGGCCAGCGTTGTCACCATCGCCAATGATACGAATTGGGCTAGCCCAAATTTCTGTGCGCTCATCAGCACGTGTTGGTACACCAAGCTGTAGTTTATTATTGCGATCAAAATAATAACCAGTGGGCGGAATAAATCTAATCAAGCTTCCTACTACACCGTATCTTAGTACTGTAGATGTTGATTCACCAATTGACACAGGAGAATTTAAAACATCTCTAAAGTAACCAGTGGTTTCGTTAGCCAATGTAGTGCTTTGATTCCAGTTGGTGCCACCTGTGGTCAATGTCACAGTTGTTGGCATATTACCAGTTGCTGTGGTCAGTGTTGAGTTCAAACCATTGGGCGCAGTACTTACAGTAAATGTAAAGTTGTTGGGATTGATACTTCTAATATAGTACGGCAGTCCCGCAGTAAGGCCGCCAATGGGATCAGCAAACACAATGGGGGACCCAGATGTAATTTGACCTGCGGCTGCTAAAGCAAAAAATTCTTCAGAGTTTGTTGTAATTGTATTCAGCGTAGCTGTAGTACCAGTACACACAAAATCAAATACGTTGGCCAACTTGCGTGGGAAGTTAGCATAATAGAACTGCTTCAATGTACTTTGAGTAATTCTAGGCTGAATCTGATTTATAATAACGTCAGCAATTTCGTTGCGGTTTGTCCAAGAGAACAAAATTGTAGGCAATACATTTTCTCTCCACAATCCACCATCACTACCAAACGTATTGGTACTAGAATATTTGCCAGTGTTATCCACTAAGTCAAGATAACGACTTGTGCCAATTGACGCACGGTTTACTGCCTTGGATTTGATAATTGAGTTGTACAGTGTGTATGGGAAGAGGTTGTAATCTTCGCCGTTGACCATGCGGTTCTGTGTGTAGTAACGAGCCGGAGCACGTTGTTTGATTTCTGCAATGGGTTCACGACTCTGTGCATTGCTCACAGGGCGTGTGATGCCACATGTAAATGTAATAGTTTCCAAGTTGCCGTTACGACTGATGTAACTGATAGGCAACACTACGTTTTGCATTTCTTCTGGGTTGATGATATATTGCAAACCGTTTGATGCACGTACATAGGCACGGAAAATACCCACAGGAATTTCTGAAAACACACCGTCACCAAAGTTCATTGTAATTTGGTCATTGGCACGACTTGTTGTGCTGTATATTGGGCGCAGGCCAGCAGTTTGTTCCACTGCACCGGCATAGATGTTTTCTACATACTGCCACTCACGTGCAATATTTCCCACGTTGTCTAACTGGAACAACCAACGGTCTTCGTTGTTGATACCTTCAACGTTGATGTTTACTGTGCGGTTAGCAATGCGTTCAGCCAAGTTAAAATCTTGGTTTTGCAGTGTTCCTTGTTTGAAGAAAAAGAAATAACCAGTGTTGGCGCTGTCAAAGCCCAACTGATCATTTTTGTATAAAATGTTAAAAACGCCATTGGCCACTGGGCTTGGTTCGTAAACATAGTTACGACCCACAGATGTTGATGTAGTTGCTTCAAACGGCATAGCAATACCGTCAACTGTGGCATTGTAGGGAACCACAGGCAAAAAGCCGGGCACTAAGTTAATAGAGTATTCGTCAGTGCGCACACCCAAAATAGTTTGGCGGTTGCCTGGACGACCAATTTTTTGACTGTCTACCAGCGCCGCGTTTATGATCGTAGTAATCTGCTCTTGCCAATCAGGGTTTGTGGGGTCTGCCCAGTTTACAGTAACGTTGCTTAAATTAGTACCAGTATAGTCAACAACGTTTTCTGTTGTAACAACACTGAATACTTTCAAAAATCCCTGAGCGGCTGTGTTGCGCTTTGCGCTGTAACTTACTAAGTCGGCAAGACGTGTGACAGAATCTCTACGTTCAGCAGTATCTAAATAGTTTTCGCGAGTGTTTAAGTCTGTGCGGAAAGCCAGTGCTTGGCCCATGAACGCAATGACGTCCAACAAGGCAATAAATTCACTGGATTCAATGTAGTCATTGAAAGTTTCAGGATAGTACAAACGCAGATAATCAATGAAACTCTTGCGCAGTGTTTCAAAGTCATAACTTTGGAAATCAGCCTCTCGATAGGTCTGATATATTTGTTTCCAATCTTCAACGCCAAATATTGCGGTTTGTCTGGTTGTCTTTGCCATTCGTACTAAGCCTCGCTTCTAGTATTTATTAGAATAAAAAACGGCTTAGTTTTAGATGTAACTGGCGCGACGTTGTTGTAGATCGAAAAAAATGCTTAGGATTTCTGCATTAGTGGTAGGTAAAATGGCGATTTCAAGTTGAATCAAGATTCCATTTTCCTGGGGAAAGGCCTGTATGTTGCTGACTTGAATACGTGGATCACCACCAGCCACACGTTGTATTTCAACTTCAATATTTCGCTGTAGTTCTTCAATTTGGTTTTCAAAAATAAAGTCCCACATCACTGTACCATACGCTGGGCGGCCTGGCAATTCGCCTTGGCGTATGTTAAGGGCATTCAAAAAGTCACGCTTGATTAGCGGGAAATCTACCAAGGTAAATTTTTTGTTTTGCCCTATTGTACTGAAGCCGATAAAAGTAGTCATATCAATATTTATTGATTATGCAACCCTGGGTTCATCAGGCGGTCTAGGATATCCAATTGCTGCCAGCCCTGGTAATCCTCTACGCAATCTTTCGGCATTGATTCGATCCCAAACCAGCGGGTCAGACCCAGTATATGTGAGATCTTCATCTTTTGTGCTAGAATATAACCCTTGATTAACACTTGAGCTTGCCCCAGCGGCTGCTGAAGTAATAGATTCAGGAATATCAAACGAAACTTCAGGAATCTTTTTGTTACCAACCACACGGTTAACTGCGGCATTGAGAGTTTTTCTATCAACAGTGGCATTGAGTGCTGGGGGGACAATTTCGCTAGCCATTGCGCTGTCAATTTTTAACTCACTAAAATCCACTGCAAACGATGCGTCTTTGGCTGCTGTATTAAATTTGTTAAGCACGTCAGTTGGCAGTGCTTGCCCTGCGGCCCATTTTAGTGTGTCTCCGGCTGACTTTGCGGCATTGAGTGCTGTACCAGCTAACTCTTTGGGGTTAAGCTTGTCAATTGGTATTCCCAACTGTGATACGCTTTGCAGTCCAGTGGCCATTAATCCTTGTTGAATAGCATCTTGTTTTGGTATTGAGCTCAACAGTTTGTCTACGTTGGCTACTCCGTCTTTGCCGGTCCATACTGCTGGACTGTTTAACACTGATGTTAAGTCGCTAACCCCAGAAGCTAGATATTTTCCTGCTGTGCCAGGTTTAACAAATCCGGCACGTTCCAATTGTGTGCAATCCAACCCGTACTTGCCTAGGCCAGCAGAATTTGTAAGAGCGTCGGCACCTTGCCCAACTAACTTAGATGCTTGCGACAGTGTGGCTGTGAGATTGTTTGGGCTCAAATTGCCCACTGGCATTAGAGCTGTAGCTTGCTTGGCATAGTCTGCAATGTTTATACCATTGGTCACTGGCAAGGTTTTTACTGCGCTGGCAATACCAGCTACAGTTTTACTAGCCAAGCTTTGTGCAGTGCCCAGTGCCCCTGACAATCCACTGCTGAGAGAAGGTGCAGACACTAGCCCTGTGGCCACTTGTGTGGCTTTGTTGATAGCCCCGCCTAATGCACCAGTTACTGAACCAGCAATGCCAGCAATACCCTGTGAAACTTGCGACAGAGCGCTGGTTAGCCCTTGAGCGGCTTGGCTGGCTGCACTGAGTATGTCCCCAGGCTTGAGGTTAATCAAAGATCCAACGTCTTTTTGTTTGTTGTATATTTCAAACGCTTGCTCTTCTGTTAAGCCAGCGGCTCCTTTGACTAGGAATTCTTTTCCAGTTTCGGGGTCAATAAATGTAAATTGGCTCATAGTGCTTGGATCTCCACGCCACCAGGTACAGGTTCGCTTGCTGGAGGCGGTGCGTTACCTTCTTCAAACACAACCTTGGCATCAACACCTTTGTTGTGATATGGATAGGGTTCGTGTGTTGGTGCTCTAGTCACAATACTTTCTAGATCCCCAGCAGCCACTTGCCAACCAGTACTGCTACTGAACTTTGTGTCGTCCAATATAGTTTTTTGCAATGCTGTGGGTGCGGCTACAGCGGCTGCGGCAGGACCATTTAGGTCAATACCACCTCCAGTAAATGCCAAGCTACCGCCACCGTTCCAGCTACCGCCTTCGCTTTGCAATGCAAGACTACCATCGGCTTTGATACCAATTGTGGCTTTGCTGTAAATTACAGTGCCAGCCTGCGATGACAGTGTCATGTTAACTGCGGATTCTATTGTAGTGTCGGCTGCGCTTTTCATTTTGATATCGCGCCCAGCAAACATGTTGATGTCTTGATCAGCATGTAAGTTAATGTCACCTTGTGAACGAATGTTCACACTGTTGGTGCTGAAAACGTCTACTGTACCTTCTACACCCAACTCAATCCAAGTTTGCCCATTGGCATGCATGAGCTGTAAAAAGTCGCCAGAATCATTCATCATGATTTGATGACCCTTGGCAGTGCGTAGTCGGAACAACTGATTGTTGCCGTCAATGTCACCGTCGTCCATAACAAATGTATGCCCGCCCATGCGACCAATAACTTTAAGGTCTCCAGGTTTTACTGTGCCTGAGTTAAGCTTTTTTCTAGCATCAGACGGTGCCAAGCCACCTTGATAGATAGGGATACCCGGTGTTGAAATACCAAACACAGCACTGGGGCTCTCGCGTTGACTGCTACTGCGTATAGGACCACGTTCTATGTCTTTGGCCACCCCTTGCTGGAAGAAACTAGCAGCCACAACACTTTGTATAGGTTTGGGCTGATCAAAGAATCTAGCATTGTTGTCTAACTTGATATTGTTGTTGTTGATTTCTGTCACCGGCATCAGCGGTGCGTTGGCAAAGTATGCTTTCTGATTAGCGTTGGTGGGTATGAAATTTGCTTCGGCACCAATGGCTGGAACCATGTGGTTGATGCCATTTTCAGGCACTGCACCAATGTAGTAACCTTGACTACGGTCACCATTGACGAATATACAAACTACAGTGACACCAATGTCGGGAGGAGTGAACCACATACCGTAACTGTTTTGGTTACCGGGGTATCCGCCTGTGCCCTCCTTGGCTGCGCCGCCGGGAGGAGTGGCACCATAAAACGGTGGCAAGTAACTTACAGTTACCCATTTTTTGTCGTCGTTTTCACCACCGTCGCCAAACGCTTCAATATACACTTGCATACGACCCGAACGTGTGGGATCCACATTGTTCTTTACAATGCCCAAGAACGGACCATATTCCGATGGTGTGCCACCACGGTCTTGTTTGTAATTACTGGGACGACCCCGACTTCGTTGTACTTCTTCTGCCATATTTTACCAATCTCTAGCTATGATTTGTGGATTAGCTGGTTGTGGACTCAACTCTACATCAAACCCGCTTATATCTTGATTTATCGCCGCACGTTGGTCGGCTGTTATTCGTCCACTGGAGGGAATTCCGCCAGCACCAACACTGACTTCCTCACCATTGCTGTCAACGCCAACTTCTGCTTCGTCGGGAATGCCAACCGTGTCGTCGGGAAACAAGGTATCATCTTCAAACTCTCCTGAACTTGCCCCAGGGTCTACAAAGTCTAAATCTGGTTCTGCTACTAGGCCAGGTCCACCGTAATTTTCATACTCGGCACTTTGAGAAAAATCATCAAACCCGGGGCCGCCCAACTGTACCAGTTCTTCATCAGTGTCATTTTGATCACCGCTGGTTCTATCTCCAGTGTTGATAGTTTGTTCGCCCAACGGTACACGTTCAGTGTCAGAATTATCGCTGGTATCTGCGCCGTTGCTGCCAGAAGAATTAGCAACAGGGTTGCTGGCTGTTGTGGCCTTGTTGGTGCCCTCGGGCACAGGATAAGTGTACAGTGTGCCTTCAACTGTTTGCTCAAATCTACCTTGTCGGAATTCACTTACCACGCTCTTGGCTCTGTACACTACACTTTGAATTGGTGTGCGATCCCCAAACGATCTGCCTGGTGAGGAATATGGATCTGCAACGCCTGTGGTTAAATTATAGTCCTGCGGTTTTTGCCAAGAAATCTCAAACATTACATCGTTGACTTCAAAATTTATAGTACCGTCGGGCAAGAATGGTCCGTAACTTACGCTTTTGCTGTCTACAAAGTTAGTGATACTACCTTGCTGAATCCAAGCAGGGTCACCAATAATACGTATTTTAGCGTTGGCGTTGTCGCTGGGGTTGTAGAGGTATTCTGCGGCTGATGCGGCTAGCTCGTTGGCTTTGCCTTCGGCGCCTTGTGCAGATTCTGTACTGCGAGCTTGATACTGATAGAACGCAATGTCACGCATGCTGGATGTGTATTTTTTACGTACACTATTGAGTGCGCTGTTGCCGTCGGCACCACTCACGGTAAGATTGTATAGCTTGTTAAAGCTGGCTTGGTAATCCAGGACCTGAGTGTTCTCCCCAGTGAACCAATATGGATAACGCTTGTGTACTCCTCGGAAGTTACCAATTGGGAAATACGGACTGTTAAAGTCTGTCAGAGTGTATGGCTCAATGATATAGGTAATACGATGAGCAAAATCGTTGCGCTTTTTATCATAGTCTAACTGTGTGACTTTCATGGCAATATTAAACCATTTCATGCCCTTGGTGCCAGCCTTGGGGTTGGGCACAGGCTTGCCAGTTTCCTCGTCAATTATGACCACAGCTTGATCGGTAATGTATGTGCTGTTGCGAATAATCATGTCTATCACTTGCACCAGTTGCATACCAGCTGTGACTCCCCAGTTACGTGCAGTAACATCCATGTTGCTTTTGTCTGGGCTAGCACTCTGTGTATTTTGGCTAGGTGCCTGACTCATTGGGGTTGCACTCTTGTTGACTTTTTTGTCTGTTTTAGCAATTTTGCCATCACGTATGGCTTCGGCACCGTTGGCAAATTCCAGCACATATTCGTCAGCTACATCATATATTTCTTTTTTGACTAGCTCTTTCTGGAAATCGTTCATGGCCGCAATCAAGCCTTGTTTGATAGTCTTTTTGTTATTAGGTGCGCTATTGGCCTTGGCCGGCGATGCTGGATTTTCATTAGCTGGTGCACTGGTAGAAGTTCTGCCATCATTGCCTGCGGCTGAGCCCGGAGTTGTACTTGCACCAGGACTGGTGGCCGAAGCAGTTGCTCCACTGTATTGTGCATCGCCTGTGAGCATGGCGCCCACTGTTGTGGCACTGAGTTCGATGTCAGCTGGAATAGTACCACGACGTGTGCCCGCGGCAACCATTTGCCCAATAGGCGCCACATCAAACTCGTATGTTACAAGTTTGTTGGCAATAGTAAATTTGATTTCCTTGATCTTAAATGGGATAAACTTTTCAACCAAGGCATTGGCATCGCTGAGGCCAGTCTTGGGATCGGCTGCACCAACTTGTTGAACTTTACCATCAATAGTCTGGCCATAAAAACGTATGACCATGAGATATACCACAGCCGCATAGTTAACTGTTCCGGCTGCTGTTTTTGGAGCCAAGTCTTGTGCGGCCTTGTACAAGTTGTCAATCAAACTGATACCGTTGGGTTCGTTTACTGTGAACTTCATGTCCACAACACTGTGCGCGGCGTTGGTACTTTTGCCAAACAAGTTGTTGGTAAGTGTTATGCTGTCAATGTAATAGTCCAACGGAAAAAATGGATTACGTCCGGCATTGGCCGGACCTTGCCCGCCTTGCGGACCACCAACGTTGTTAGGGGCACCACCGCTTTGCATTATCAAGTTATATCCTTGTACATTGCGGCGACCGTTGCGTGAGTATGCATCCAGTTGTTCAGGGGTTAGCATGTACACCGATGCCGAATAAGTGTACGAAGCAAATCTATCTAGTATATTGGGCTGTGGTGTGATTTTTCCACCAGCACCACCAGTGGAAGAGTTGCTGGGTGTTCCAGTAGTTCTTGATGTTCCAGTATTTGATCCTGGCGAGCCAGCATCGTCATCTGCACCAGCACCTTCGCTGGTGGTTAAGTCTCCTGACTCTTCATTGAGTAGTATAGGACCGTCTTCTTCGTTGAGTGCTGTGGCTTCATCTGGTTCTGCGCCTGGAGGCAATTCCAATGGTTCGGCCAGTAACTCTCCTTCGTACTCAGGAGAGTATTCGTCAACTGCTTGACTTTCTTCTAAGGTAACTGTTTCTGCGTCAAGGCCAATGTCGCCATCGCCATCTTCCAGTGTGTCCGGTAGTATTGGATCTGCCATGGATTAGTACCCCAGAACTGATTTAAGTGTTGATTCTTTTGGTAGGTATATTGTGGTACCTGCTTTGAAATCCAGCGGTGGTTTTGTAAGTGTGTTGGGGTTGCGTTGATAAAACACCCACCACAGTGTTGGTGTACCATACAAGTCGTATGCCAACAAGTCTGGTCTGTATTGATACGTTAAGTTTATAGTGGTCTTAAGATCATCGCTTTGCTGAGGTATTGGTCGGTTGACCATGACATCAAGAAAGAATTGACTGTACTGTGTAAGGAAGTACGGACTGGTTGCTTCGTAATTGGCCATTACCAGAATCCTCCTTTGAGTAGATTACCGTTGGCAAAGTTCTTAACTGAGAACTGTTGACTGACTTGTTGTCGTGTTTGTACTGGCAGCAATGTAATTTGTATCTCCATTTTTGTAGGAACATAAGTGGACTGCCCAAGACCGGCCACTGTGGAATTTACTGAGCCAAGATCCACTGGAGAGCCAACTGCGCCTCGTGGTACTCCCGGTTGCCCCGATGCCAAATTAATCAGCGTTCCCAACCGTCTTGCGGCATCTTGGATAGTACTACCAGGACTTGAACTAACTTGATTCTGGCGATTGCCTAAGTTGATACCTTGGTTGTTGGGAGTGACTCTAATATAGTCTACATCGTTAGGCAAACTGTAGTTAAAGCTTGTGACCAGGCAAGGGTGATTATTGAATTGATATTGGCCATACCCTGACAACTCAACCAGTGGGGGCGGTGCACCACGTAGTTCGTCTTTGCCATAAAACATTTTTGTAACTGATCGCAAGAACACAATCACAGCCAACAGATATGCGGCTTCGCTAGTGTCTTGCGCAGTAAATGTGCCATTGATTGAAATATCGCCCACTGCAGAATTTTTGTAAAAGTACCCACGATAGTTAGAATGCGTTAAATCATACTTGTCGTAGTTGGCCGTAAAGCTTGTGGAAATAGTTGGAGTATATGGGAATATTACTCCGTTGCTGACTCGCAGTGGTGCCAGCAATGAATTGCTGGGATCGTTATACAAAAAGTTAGCGCCAGGTGCTAGTCGCAGACGCACCCGCCAATCGCCTTGAGTGGTTTGATTATAGCGTTGCTGTATTGTTGCTTGCTGTTGTGTTTCTGCTAGCTTGGCCTTGGTGCTGGCTGCATTAGCTGATTCGTCGTCATCGTCGCCACCCAGCAATGTTGGGCCTTCTTGGTCTTCTTGCTCTTGACGGAACAATGCTTCATCATTTTCGGCATCAACATCTTCTTGTGATACCAATAACCCAGTGTCAGATTCAACAAAGCCATCCTCGTCGGGTACAGGCTCAGCTTCTTCAGCCAATACAAACAAACCATCTTGTTCAACAAACTCGCCGCCACCGTCATCAAACTCTTGATTCAGTGGTTCAAAACTTTCTACATTGTCTTGGTTTGCCAAATCTTCATCTAAAACATTTAATCCAGTATCAGTTTCAACAAACTCTGGCTCAAAGGTTTCGGGAATCTCAACTGTGTCATCTGGCACCAGTGTGGCATCATCAACTGGATTTGGCGATCTTTCACTGTTACCTTCAGTGGAGGCAGTGGGAAGATCAGCATCAATGGCTGCTTCGGTTTGTTGACTTAGCTGTTCGTCATTGTTGAAGTTAACTGGTTGGTTAGTTGATGACGTAACCGATGTAATTGTAGCTGTGGTGGTTGTGGTGTTTGGGACTGTGGTAACTGCTGGAGGAACTGCTTCCTTGGCAGCATTTTGTTGGTTAACTAACTCGCCGCGCTGATTGTTTAAGCTGTCTAACTGTGACTGTCTTGCGGCAGCTTCTTCAGGAGTTAGCGGTGGTAATCCTTGCTTTTTTCTAGCAAAGTTACTGGGGTTATCTTTGATGAACTGATCTATTTCAGCTTGCTTGGCATTAATAGCAGGCTGAACTGCATTGCTGGCTGCGGTGTCTTTGGGAGGTCTTGACACCACAGTTGTTGAGCCGCCACCGCTTACAGTTTCTGTACTGACAGAAGTGTATGATGAATATTTTTTAACCGGTTGTTGTGCAGGCCGTCCACTGGCTGTTTGATCGTAATCAGTGGTTTGTAGACCTTGATCAAATCTAGCTTGTTCTCGCAACTCAGCAGCCGACAGTTTGTCATAATCAACACCAGCAACTTTACCGCCTCCGGCTACAACAGAGCCTAGCTCGCCGTTCATGCCAATAGCATAATTACCAATCTCGGCATTGCTGATGCCAGACTGCGCCAAGGCTGCATCTTCTGATAAGCCAGATTTTCTTAGTTTATTGTACGTTGCCGCTTTGCGTGGATCGTATGCCATGTCAGTATTCCTATAGCGTATTTAACCATTTTTTAAACGGCGTCTTTAAAGAAAATGGTTGACAAGTGTTGTTTTTATGCTACAATAAGTAATACTCTGGAGACAATAAAAGTATGACACTTATTCCCAAGACTGCACCCAAAGTCAACTATCTCAACAATAGAGATATCTTAAAAGAAATACACCTAAGCAAGAACACCTACTGTAGTTTCCGTGATCCTGTAGCCGATCATCAATACGACATGATCTTGCCCAGTGTTGCAAAAATAAATCAAAAAACCATTGCCGAAGCTCGTAGACTACGTGCAGAGCGCATTAAAAAAGAAACCGGTATTGTGCTAGACCCCAAAAAGATTCCCAATACAGACATTGTTTTTAGAATCACAACATGGGAACATATACCACTAGCACCTAAAAAAGTCAGCAAAACTGCCCCAAAAAAGCGCAGATTAGAAGACATCCTAGACTTAGAAGATGTAGTTGACGACAGCATTGAAGACATTGTTGATGTACCTGTGCTGGATCCCACACACATTAGAGTTAACTTTCCTCCATTCTTTCACTACAGAATTAACGAGCACAAGGTACCGTATATTGTAGGCAAGTCGCACTGGAAAGGCGATCTGGAGCACGGAGAGTTCTCCAAGGATCACGGCACTATGACTCGCAAGTTGGCCATGATGTTTATGAAACTGTGTGAACGATATGCCACACGTAGCAACTGGCGTGGTTATACCTATAATGAAGAAATGCGGGGCCAAGCTCTGCTACAACTTAGCCAAATTGGGTTGCAGTTTGACGAATCCAAATCGCAAAATCCATTTGCTTACTACACTGCCGCAATTACCAACAGCTTCACACGTATTTTGAACATTGAAAAGAAGATGCAAAATATCCGTGATGACATTTTGGAAATGAACGGTTTGAACCCAAGCTGGACTCGTCAGAACGCTGGCAAAAAGGATCCTACGTATATGCCCAGTGAGGTTGTGATTACTACTGATGAGTAGTATAATCACTAAATGACTACCTTATTCAAAAAGGCTGCGGTTTTTACAGATATCCATTTTGGACTCAAAAGCAACAGCCAACTACACAACGAAGACTGTTTGAAGTTTGTAAAGTGGGCCACTGAGTTGGCTCGCTCTCAAGGCTGTGAAACATGTTTGTTCCTGGGCGATTGGCACAACAACCGTGCCAATCTAAACATCATGACTCTCAACTACAGTTTGCGAGCATTGGAACATCTCAACGCCAATTTTGAACAGGTTTACTTTATCCCTGGCAATCACGACTTGTATTATCGTGACAAACGTGACATCCAAAGTGTAGAGTGGGCCAAGCACTTGCCCAATGTGCATATCTGCAACGATTGGTTTAACAGTGGCGGTGTTGTAGTTGCCCCGTGGCTTGTGGGCGACGATCATAAAAAGCTAGCCAAAATGGGCGGCGACTATTTATTTGGTCACTTTGAACTGCCGGGCTACTTAATGAACGCCATGGTAGAAATGCCAGATCATGGCGAGATCCGCAGAGAACAACTGTCAGGTTTTGGGCATGTGTTTACTGGACACTTTCACAAGCGTCAGACCAAAGCCAACATTACCTACATTGGTAATGCTTTCCCACACAACTATGCTGACGCTGGCGACGACGACCGCGGTGTTATGATTCTTAAGTGGGGGCAAAAGCCTGTGTATCATGCTTGGCCCAATCAGCCCACATATCGTGTATTGAAGTTGGGCAACTTGATTGACAATGCGCCGTCGCTGTTGAAACAAAACATGCATGTGCGTGTGGAACTAGACATTGAAATTAGCTACGAAGAAGCCAACTTCATCAAAGACACATTTGTCAAAGACTATGGCTTGAGAGAAATGGCCTTGGTGCCCACAAAGAGTTCTGCCGTAGACACTGACATGGCCCCCGGCGAAGTCAAATTTGAAAGTGTAGATCAAATCATTACAGACCAACTCACCAACATTGAAAGTGAGTTTTACGATTCTAAACTGCTTTTAAAGATATATCAAAACTTATGAAAATTGGTATCATTGGCTTAGGTGTGGTTGGCCAAGCTATCTACAACAACTACACCAAAATCGGTCACGCTGTTGTGACTTATGATCCCAAATACAGCACTTCATTCCTGCCTGTTACAGACACTGATGCTGTGTTTATTTGTGTACCTACCAACACATTGGAAGATGGCACATGTGATGTGTCTGCTGTGGATTGGGCGCTGGAGCAACTCAATGAGTTCTATTACGAAAAGTTAGTGGTAATCAAGTCTACTATGACTCCGGGCACCACAGATGAGTTCTGTAAGAAATACATCAATCTCAACATTTGTTTTATTCCTGAATTTTTGCGTCAGGACCATGCCACAGAAGATTATTTAGAACAACAACAACAATTAATTGTGGGGTGTGACCGCGACGATGTATTTGAAATGGTCAAAACACTGCATCAAGACTTCAGTAAAGACTTTTTTAGAGTATCACACACCGAAGCTGAGTTTACTAAATATTTTGTGAACACATTTAATTCATTGCGAATTGTGTTTGCCAACGTTTTCTATGAGTCTTGCCAAGGCATGGGCGCAGACTACAACAAAGTATTAGGTGCCGCAATCACTAGAAAAGTCATTGCACACGACAGCTATCTAAGATGTTCAGACCAACTGCGAGGATTTGGCGGCAAGTGTTTGCCCAAAGACACAGCGGCATTTACTGAATTTTTAAAACAACACAACATACCCAACACATTGTTTGATGCTATCTTAAATGACAACAACACTTTCATTAAAAAATGATCTACCCCGACTATTAATCACCGGTAGCGAAGGCTCACTTGCGCAGTGGATTATTAAAAAGATTTCTCACGAGTACAACATCATTGGTGTTGACAATTGCGCACGATACGGACATCAAGAGCGTGACCGAGACTACACGTTTGTTCAAGGCGACTTGTGCGATCATGCCTGGGTGGACACTGTGTTTGATCAGTTTCGTCCCACTTATGTTTTGCACTGTGCCGCACAGATTTATGGCGTAGTGGGATTCCACAAATACAGTGCTGACATTCTTGCCGGCAATGCTACCAGTACTCATTCTGTGTTGGCAGCTTCTGCTCGTTGGCAAGTAAAAAAAGTTGCATATCTATCTAGTAGCATGGTTTATGAACGTGCCGCAACATTTCCACTCACAGAAGACATGGTAGAAGACCTACCATGTCCGCACACTGGATACGGCCTAAGCAAACTGTTTGGCGAAAAATTAGTAAAAGAATACCATCGCCAATACGGATTAGATTATGTAATTTGGCGCCCGTTCAACATCATTACTCCATTGGAGCAATTTGAAAACGAGCCAGGCATTGCTCATGTGTTCACAGATTTTATTAAAAAGATTGTGCTAGATCGCTGTGAGTCAGTGGAAATATTTGGCAATGGCAATCAAGTTCGTTGTTTTACTTGGATTGATGACGTTGCTGAAACCATTGCACGTGCTAGCTGGCTACCAGAGACCAGTCAACAAGCTTACAACTTAGGCAGTGAAACACCTACGCATATTATTGAACTAGCACGTATGATTTGGCAACAGTCAGGCCGAATCGATGACTTCCGGGCGCACTTTGTTACCAGCTACAAAGATGATGTCATTGTGAGAATCCCCAGCAGTGCAAAAGCCCAAGACATTGGGTTCCGGCACACAAAAACTGTGCAAGAACTTATAGATGTTTGTATTGCTACAGCCACAAAGGAATAACATGGATCCATTTTATAAAATTAGTGAATTTGAAACACAGCTGGCAGCATACACCGGTGCACCATATGCTGTGGCTGTAGACTGTTGCACCCATGCCATTGAGCTGGCCATGCGCTATGATCAAATAAAGTACACAGAATTTTCAGCATATAACTATCTCAGTGTGTTGATGACAATGCACAAGCTGGGAATTAGATACAAATTACTAGATGATCAGTGGACCGGACAATATCGCTTTTATGGAACAAGAATCATTGACAGCGCACGACAACTCACTCCAGGCATGTATAAGGCCGGCACTATTACTTGTGTGAGTTTTGGTCGTGGTAAACCACTGGACTTGCACCGCGGCGGTGCGCTGTTGTTAGATGACCAAGCCGCTTACGAAACAATAAAACTGCAACGTTACGATGGCAGAGATTTGACTATATTGCCTTGGGAATCACAAAAGAAATTTAAACTAGGGTTTCATTACAAAATGACTCCCAACGAAGCCGAGCTGGGTATTGAAAAATTATCTCGTTGTGATTTTACTTTGAACCAAATCAACTGGACTGGCTACCCTGACTGTAGAGAAATTGAAATCTATGAGTGATCAATTTGACATTGTCAAGGAGTATTGCTTGCTGGATTATGATTACAACATGTCATTGTTGTATCATGATCTAAAGTCATGGCTGTATCAAAGATTTGGTAACGAGCCAGTTAGTTTTCAACCAAACCAGCGCATAGTGTTTTGGCACCAGGATGTTGATTTTTATATCAATGATAGTTTTCCTGGGCTTACGTTATATAACTTACAATTAATTCTTAAAGAATTAGATATTTCTAATTATTTTTGTGCAGTGGTAACGCGAACACAACACTATCACAAATATACTGAGCTGGCCAGGCAACTGCTGACCTGTGATGATTTTTCTATCAGTGGTATTACATCTTGCTATGAAGGCGCTGATTGGCATGCCAATTTAGTCAAAGACTTGTGTCCAGCAACACACAGCAACATTATTAAACGCCCGTTTATAGTGTTGAGTCGACGCCGGCGCCCCCATAGAACATACTTTATGTCAAAGTTATTTAGACAAGGGTTGCATCATTTGGGGCTTGTTGGGTACAATAATATTCCAGAAACAAAAATTCTCAGGGATAATTCAAGCATGAGCCCCAATACAATTAATGATCATCAACTGTGTCCGCGTAATTTCTTGTACACTGTGCCGTTCAAAAGAGATAACAATGATCTATTGATAAAAGATTTACACAATCAATCAATTTTAGCAAATTTTTCAAACTCAGTATTGTCTTTTAAAAACTTTGATGAGCCAGTTGATGTTAGCGATCATAACTATGCAACCTGGGACAGTCTGCCAGCAGTGCAACAGGCGCTGGTTTATGTAGGCCTTGAATCTGTAGCACAATACCCAGAACCCTATGTGTCAGCAATATCCTTCAAGGGTATAGTACATAAACGTCCATTTATTTTGTTTGCTCCGCCAGGACACCTTGGTTACCTCAAAGAACTAGGGTTTAAAACATTTGATCAATTCTGGAGTGAGGAATACGACAGTATTGCAGACATTGAATCTCGCACAGACGCAATTTTAAACATACTGGATACGTTATCTAAAAAAAGTACAACAGAACTACAAGATATGTTATCAGCGATGACACCAATACTGCAACATAACTATGATCATTTTGTTCATGCGTTTGGTGAGCAAGAAAAAAATAAATTTTATCAAGGATTGCAACGATGAATAATCCATTTGATCAAGGTTATTACAACGAAACTGAGCTGAAACAATTTGGTTTTGCCAGCGTAGGCAAAAATGTACGCATTGCTCGAAATACTACAATCATTGGGTTGAAAAATATTTCAATTGGTAACAACGTTCGCATTGATGACTATTGTATTATTACAGCCGCACAGGGTTTTTTAAAACTAGGCAACAATGTTCACATCGGCGGCAACTCGCAACTGACGTGCGCTGGTGGTATCACTATTAAAAACTTTTCTGGATGCTCGTCGGGTGTTCGCATGTTTTCGCAGTCTGATGATTACACTGGTCGTTGGTTGGCTGGTGCCGCAACTTTTCCGCCAGGTACAGATATTGAACGATATTCTAAACAGCACTTTGGACCTATAACATTGGAAAAGTTTGTTATTATTGGTGCAAACTCTGTTGTATTGCCCAATGTTACCTTGGGCGAAGGCGCGGCAGTAGGTGCATTGAGTTTGGTTACAAAGTCATTGGACCCATGGGGTGTTTACTTTGGATCGCCTGCAAAGAAAATCAAAAATCGATCACAACGCTGTGTTGAAATAGAACAGCAGTACCTTAACGACACAAAAGAACAATAACATTTTGCATATTGACCACGAAAGTGCTATAGTATAAGATATGATACAAGTCAAAACTCTCACAGTTAAAAATTTCATGAGTGTGGGCAATGCCACACAAGGTATTGATTTTAATCGCCAAGACTTAACTTTGGTGCTAGGCGAAAATCTGGACCTAGGCGGCGACGGTAGTCGCAACGGTACAGGCAAAACCACAATCATCAACGCACTGAGTTATGCCTTGTATGGCAATGCTCTCTCAAATATTCGCAAAGACAATTTGGTAAACAAGACCAACGGCAAAAACATGTTGGTGAGTTTAGAGTTTTCAGTCAACAACAAAGACTTTAAAATTGAGCGAGGGCGCAAACCCAATGTGCTAAAGTTTTATGTTGACAACGAGCAACAAACTGCTACTGATGACGCACAAGGCGACAGCAGAGAAACACAAGATGCTATTGAGCGTGTGCTGGGCATCAGCCATGAAATGTTCAAGCACATCATGGCCCTGAACACATACACTGAACCGTTCTTGAGTTTAAAAGCCAACGATCAACGCACTATCATTGAACAGTTGTTGGGTATTACCATGCTGAGTGAACGTGCTGACCGTATCAAAGAGCTCAACAGAGAAACCAAAGACGGCATCAGTCAAGAAGAAATGCGTATTAGGGCTGTACAGGAGGCCAATAAACGAATTGAAGAACAAATCGAAAATCTCAAACGGCGCCAGGGGCTATGGTTATCCAAGCACAAGGAAGATACACAAAAACTTGAGACGGCTATTCAAGGGCTCAAGGCTATTGATATCGAGGAAGAAATACAGGCCCACAAAGATTACGCCGCGTGGGATCAAGCCCGTAGGACCTTTAATGATTTACAAAAGGCGTTGTCACAGGCTAAACTTGACCGGGATCGAGAGGACAAAGCAGTTAAAAAGCTATCGCAAGAAATTGCATCACTGGAAACTCACACGTGCCACACATGCGGTCAAGCATTCCACGACAGTAAGCACCAACAGGTATTGGAGAGTAAGCAGAAAGATCTGGCAACTGCGAGAACAGCGAGCACAGAGCATAGCACCACAGTATCAGAGCTACAGGCTGCCATCCAAGCCTTGGGCGAGATAGGTAAGCCACCCAAAATGTTTTACGACAACGAACACGATGCTATTGAACACCGTGCTAACTTGTCTGCGCTGGAAAATCAGTTGGAACTAAAGAAAAACGAAACAGATCCATATGGTGAACAAATTGACGAAATGAGTGGGCAAGCTCTACAGGAAATCAGTTACGATGCATTAAACGACTTGACCCGCTTGCAAGAGCATCAAGAGTTCTTGCTTAAACTGCTTACAAGCAAAGACAGCTTTATTCGTAAAAAGATAATTGAACAAAACTTGAGTTATCTTAACCAGCGACTCACACACTACTTGGATCGCATTGGTTTGCCACACACTGTGGTGTTTCAAAATGACTTGAGTGTGAGCATTGAAGAACTGGGTCGCGAACTGGACTTTGACAACTTGAGTCGCGGTGAACGTACTAGACTTATTTTAAGCATGAGCTGGGCATTCCGTGACGTGTTTGAAAGCTTGTACCACCCCATCAACGTGCTGTTTATTGACGAGCTCATGGACAACGGACTTGACACACAAGGTGTTGAGAATGGCCTAGCACTGTTGAAGAAAATGAGTCGTGAGCGACACAAATCAATTTGGCTTGTGAGTCACAAGGACGAGCTGGCTGGTCGAGTAGAAAATATTTTAAAAGTAGTAAAAGAAAACGGATTCACCAGCTACAACACAGACGTAGACATGGTGTGAAAATCTAGGGCATCAGAGATTTTTGATAACTATATGTCCAATGTGGCTGTTCGAATCAAATGAAATTTCTGAGTTACCCGAAGATTGCGTTGGTTTTGTTTATTTGATCACAAATAACATTACCGGCAGGAAATACATTGGCAAAAAATTAGCAAAATTCTCTAAAACAACATACCGAACAGTTAAACTCAAAAACGGCAACAAAAAACGCAAAAAAATTCGTGGTAAGATAGAATCAGACTGGCAAACATATTACGGCTCCAACGATCAACTTAAAAAAGACGTAGAACAGTTAGGCAGCGAAAACTTTACTCGAGAGATCTTATACTACTGTAGGTCCAAGGCTGAATGTAGCTATATCGAAGCTCGAGAACAATTCCAAAGACGTGTATTAGAAAGTGATGACTGGTACAACGGACACATACAAGTCCGTGTGCATGGCAGTCACATCAAAGGCAAAATTTAAGGCTAGCACAGGCCTAACTCGTGTGCCCTAGACCTGGATCTCGGATCGCAGGGATGGAAGACTCACCGCGCCAGTGAGCACTCAGCAACTATCCTTGACCGGACGACGATCGCGAAATGCTTGCGGTTTTGCTGTTTGAACAGAATTTAAAAAAGCTAAAAAGACGTAGCAGTGATGCTACACGGACGATATGTATGTTAGCGTATAGATATCGCCCCGCCGTTGTGAAAGACGGAACGAGCAGGTACCGGACAACCGCCTGTGTATTACGAAAGTAATGTAGTTCTAACGCTAAGTGACTGTGCTACTCGGATGATGCTACAGAACAATCTTTGCCCTGTGCGGGCAAAGTGTGACCAATTAATCTGGATGATAGCTTAAACGCTTCGCGTTATAATTCAAATAAAAAAAATATTGATGAGCGATAGCGAATCAATAGAACTTCGAAGAAGTTCTAGAAGCATTGAGCTTTATGAATAGTTAAGACTTTTAGAACTGATCTGGCCAATCACGAAACAGTGCATGTTGAATATCACCTGCAACAAACTGATTGAATGACTTGTGCTTTTGTTCTAGTTCGCCTTCAAGTGGAGCAACACGACGGAATGCTGAATCCATTTGACCCATGTCCCGAAACTCCATGAGTATCATCCATTCGGGCATGTCAGCAATACTACGGAATCCCATTTTACATCTAGTAATTCGGTAGCTCTCCATTTTGCCTTCTGATATCAAGTGATCAAAGAAACTCTTCATGCCATTGACCCAGTCTAGGTCTGATATGTCGCCTTCTTTGTTTGCCCAAATTGTGTATAAGTCTGCCATAGTTTACTCCAGTGGTCCTAAGATTTCAAATCCTGCTATTTCTTGTTTATATAAGTGTGCTTGCTCCAGATACAAATATTTGAAGCCTCGCTCTCGATAAATGGCACACTCGGTTTTCATTGTTTCAATTCCCAGTCTCATGCGTGGCCTATGATACGTCCATGCAAACTGATCGCACAAGGCATTGTGCTCGTCAAAGCGTCTAATCAGACTCCATGCAACTAGCTTCCCTTGATCGTAATAACCAATTACATCAGCCATGGGGTCTTGAAACCTACTGTTAAACATAGGCATTACACTGGCAAAGTGTTTATAGGTACAATATGTTTTGTAGATATCGTGTAACTTGAACAGTGTTGCAGTGTCGTGTTTGTCAAGATACTGCCACTCCACTGTGGACTGGTAATTAGTTGCTCCTAAGCTGATTCTTGCAAATTGATAAGTCATAGTGCAACTCCACGTAGATTTTTCACTGTGCCTTCTCGATGTAAATCACTAGTGATACAGTGTATGCCATTGTCCCAGAACCACGCATGCCTAAAATTAACCGGATGAACAGTCATGCCATGACGTTCAAATGCTTTGATTGCAGTGGGCTCCTCGCCAAACACCACAATGTTTTGTTCATCTATCACAAACGAGCCAATTTCAAATTTGGTGTCTATGCTGTTGCCTAACCAGTGACTCAAGTGATTTTCAACAAATTCAGCAGTTTCTTCGTTGTGATCAAACCCAGGAATGAGATAACTGTAGGTACGCAAGTTTTGATTGAAAATTTTAAACGTACCCATGATGCTAAATTTTTCTCGATTGCTCAATATAGATTGGTTCGCCGGAAACTTTACAATTTCCCAGTCTGGGAAATATTTTTGTAAGTTGTATTCATACTGATCTGACAGTATTAGCCCTGGCTTGATGATACTAAAGCTCGAATCCAAATGCCCTAGGGTGTTAACAATGTGGTTCCTAGTATAAGGAAACTCTTGGTCAATAAATTTTTGTTGTTGTTGCAGAGTTACTGTTTTCCAAGCTGGTCTTTCATTGTAATGCCACGTTCCAACAAAGTAGTCTTGGCCAGCAGGCAATATTTGTGCTCGGTTACAAATGTCTAAATCAGTTCGTACATTTGACTTGATTGCATTGCCTTGTCGTTGCACATATTCAATGATGTGGTTGTAAGAACTAAAATATTCTTTGTGTTCCCACAACTTGTGAACGTCGATGCATTCTGTTTGTATATGCATTGGCAAATTAAAAAAGTCTTCCAATGTAGTACAGTTTGGCCAAGAAGGATCCCGCACATTGTTATAAAATGATTTAAAATCAAAACTTTGATTTTCGTAACACACATTGCCAATCATGGCAATGTGATCTCTTGGTATCAGCGGTGGCAGTGCGTGTACTCCGTTGCGCAACGTTTTTTTGGGTATAGTTGGCCGTAATACTTCAACGTTAAATCGCTTGAGTATAGCAATTAGCGATTGTAGATCTTCTTCGCTTTCAACTGCAATCTTTTCAAACTTTTCTCTAATGCTGGGATTTTCAATCCAAGAATAAAATTCTGGACCGTACGTGCGGCCAACTACACAGACACGCAACGGATCCCAAGGTTGGTAAACATTAAACACCTCTAGGATCCTCTCTATGCTGGAACAACTGTTGTAAGTAGTCTTCGGGCCATGTATCATAAAAGCCACGACGTGCCATGGCACGTGCTTTTTCGTTGAGATCACTTAGGCATTGTACCAGCGCCAAAGCATACGTGCCTTGATTCATACAAACACCGTTGACTATTTCGGCATCACCAGGGTGATCTTCCAGGACCAACAGATCTTTTTCCAACAAAAATTCACGGTTGGCAATGTCTAGTTCACGGCTGAATACTTCGTGTGTGTATTCTGCAGGATCATAAGCAATGACCACAACACTTTTACCACCAAGTCCGCTTTTACTAATTTTGATTAAGTCATGAATAGGAGCAAGGCCCAAGCGAACTTCAAAGTCTCGATCCATGCGAGCTCGTCTAGCATATGGGCAAGGAGCCCAGCCACCCAGGGCCGGATGTGGAACTTCTACAAAGTTCTCAATCCAGTGCTCAATGTCTGCTTGTACTTGATTGATGTTTAAAACCATGGCAACTGTGTTTTCTTTGTGGTTTCAATATTTTCTTTAGCCAAATCACTGATCATCTGACGCTCTGCATAGCTAAGTTGCATAACTTGTTCGTAGTTGATGCCGCCTCGCATGTACCAAGCAAGTCTTAAACTGTCGGAACGAATGTGATTGGCCTCCTTTTCTAAATCTTCGACATATTTGGCTATGTCGTCGTTGGATAAAGTTAGGAGGCGGGTGCGAAAAAATTTGCCATGTCCAAACTTAATTGTTGTTGATATTTGTTCTGGCATTCACTGCAAGTTAGTTCAACTGGTTTTAATTCAGTTTGTTGTCTCAAGGCCACAGCGTGATCACGAATGGCCGCAAACACTGTACGATCGCAACTGGTTAAAAATTCCTCAATGAATTCAGGTTCAGTAACAAATGCGCCCGGGGTCTTGATTCCGGCAATACTGTCTTTGAGTGCTTTGATGGTTAAGCGAGTGATGCTTTTCATGATCTCGGTCATACGATTTAGCTTTTCGTCATCAGGTAAGTCACTGTTGGGAATCAACTGAATCATACGTTGATTTTCAAATTGCTCTACGTTGCTTTGATTTTGTTGACGATAGTTCATTGGTTTGAAAATAATTTCAAGATCACCGTGTTGTACTGTTTTATCAAAGTCAGGGGATTGCATTTGATCCAGCACTGTGCGTAGATCTAATCCAAATTCGTCGCTGTGATTGCATTTTGGACAAGTAGTACCAACTTCCATTTCGTGCCCGTAGCTGGCAATTCTAATAGCAATCAACAAACTGTTAACGTCAGTTACTGGCGCAACCCATGCGTCTTTGATAGCTGGAATACAGCTTTGCATGACGTCTACTACAGCTTGGCCATTGAACAATGCATCTGGAGTTCGATAGGTAATTTCATCCACAGCAGTCATTGGATAAACAGGTAATTCATGGTTATGCGGCATGGCTAATGCAGAGTCTGCCCAGTACTTGCCGTCACTAGGCAGTCGAACATAGATTGCTGGCTGTCTAAAAAAAGCTTTCAAGGGGTTGTTAGATTGGGTCATATTTCACCTATAAATAATGTGTACTTATAGGGTCTTTCCATGGCGGATTTAAATCAACAAGCGCAAGAATTAGCAGAAATAATGGAACGTGTCAATGACGAGATGCGTCGTTACGGCAGAATCACCGAAGAAACTGCGGCTGCTTTAAAATCTGGTAGTGAGGCTCGAGCCAAAGAACTCAAAGCTGGTGGTGAAGCCGCAGCCAATGCATTGGGATCTGTGGCCAAAGCAGCCATGGGCTCGGCCAAGGCCATGTACGATGGGCAAAAAGGTGCTGGGGCATTTAACAACAGTTTAGATGCCATGAGCGAAGCGGCCACAGCCGCTGGTGTAGCACTGACGTTCTTGATCCCTGGTGGTCCAGTATTCAAACTACTTGTAGCTGGCGCCACTGCCGCAGTTGGTGCGCTGACTGCATATACCAAAGCAGCCAATGACATGGCTGACAAGCTGTACAAAGGTTACAGCGGATTAGCTAAATCAGGTGCCGCAGCCAGCGATGGCATGACCGGTGTGTTTGAGGATGCCAAGAAGCTTGGTCTAAGCATGAACGAGCTGGACAGCTTTGTGGGCATGGTCAGCGAAAACTCTAAAGACATGGCTCTGTTCGGCGGAGCAGTATTTGAAGGTCGTAAAAAGTTTGCTGACATGGGCAAGGCCATGGAAGGTAGCCGCGAAGGATTTTTGCGCTTGGGCATGTCCGCAGAGGAACAAGCCAAAGCCAGCATGGGCTATTTGCGTTTACAATCGCAGATTGGCCAAACACAAAATAAAACAGCAAACGAGTTAGCTGAGAGTACTAGAAAGTATTTGGTTGAGCAAGATGCGTTGACCAAGCTCACAGGTATGACTCGTGAAGAACAAGAAAAATCACGTGAAGAAATTCGTGCGCAAGAACGCTTTGGCGCCAAGCTCATGGAACTACGCCAGCAAGGCCGAGATAAAGAAGCCAAGGCGCTGGAAGACACATACCTAGTATTGCGAAGTCAAAGCAAAGAAGCCGCCCAAGGCTTTGCAGACATTTCAACCAACAACGTTCAAACTGAAGCCGCACAAAAATCATTGATGGGCACACAAGGCGAAAGCATGCGTGTTGCTCAGGCAATCAGTGCCGGGCAAATGGATGCTGCCGAAGGTGCGCAACGAGTTGCTGCCGCTCATGGTAAAACTGTTGAAGAAATGGGCGCAACAATGGGTCAGATTGGTACGTACAATCAGACCTTTGGTGACTTGTCCGGGGACATCAAGCTCAAAGCCTTGGCTGAAGGCGACATTAGAGAAAAGCTAACCAAGATCCAAGAAGATCAAACCAAGACACTGAGTGGCTCAGGCGATCAGTTAGTTAACAATCAAGCCAAGTTAATAAACACACAAATTCAAGCAAACGAAGCTACTGAACGCTTTGTCAAAGCAGGCATTGCACCAGCACAAACAGCAATGATCAAGCTGGCTGAAACAACACGAGATGCATCCAAGGCTCTTAATAAGATGTTTGGCATTGGCGAAGTAGACGAAGAAAAAAGCAAAGTTCAGGCACAAGACGAAGCTAACACAGCACAGGCTACATTCTGGGAAAAGGCGCAACAAGCACCGGCCAAGTTGCTTGAAAGTGCTGGCTCAGTCATTGCCAAAGGTGTAGGCCTAGTTAGTAGTAGTGGCGAAAAAGCGATTCAAGGGGTTGTTGACAAAGCCCAAGCCGAGCGTGTGGCTGCCGAAACTGAATATCTCAAACAGCAAGGTAGATTTGTTGCGGCACCTTCAGCCAATGGTGCACCGCCTGCGGGCGCAGGAGGTGGAGGTGGTGCGGCTGCCCCTGCTCCATCAGCACCCTCGGCACCTACTGCCAAAGGAACTCCATCTGGTGGCGGGGCCGCAGGCGGAGCTACTAAACCACCTCCACTGACTCCACAGCCGCCTGAAGGCGAAGCTGGACCTGAGCAACAAACCAAGCTTGACGATATCTTAAAATTTACTGCTAGATCTGGATCCAAAGAAGCATTTGAAGGACTGAACAGCGGTATTAAAAATGCTGTAATTAGAGCTGCCGAAGAATACAAAGCAGCCACTGGCAAGCCTATACAGATCAACAGCGCCAAGCGAGATTCTGAAGATCAGCAAAGACTGTACGACGAAACAGTGGCCGCTGGACGTCCTGGTATTGGGCCCACTGGTATGAAAGTGGGCAAGCCTGGTCGCAGTCTGCATGAAAAAGGCGAAGCAGTTGATATTCAACAATATCAAGATCCTGCGGCAGTTGCCGCAATGAATCGCCAAGGCCTGTCACAAAAAGTGCCCAACGATCCAGTGCATTTCCAAGCTCGTGACGGGCTTGTACTAAGCGGACCATCATCAGGTTATAAACCCGATCTTGAAATGCACGATACTGAAGCAATTATTCCGCTCAAAGGCGGTGCAGTACCGGTTTCTATGCCAGGTATTGATCGACTCACTGATGTTATGGCCAAACTCAGCGCAGTGGCCGGTGGATCATTTGGTCAAGAATCGTTTAAAACAACTCTTGAAGGCCTGACCAATGCAATGCTTACTGGGATTGATAAAAAGAAGCCTGGCGCTGGCAGTGATTTTAATCCTAGAGTAGCCGGTATCAACGACGTCAAGGACCGCATGAGTCCCATGGGCACAGATTTAAAAGTGCTAGAACAAATTGCTGGCAAAGTCGGTGCGCTTGATCAACAGTCAAAAATAATCACTGATCCCAAAACTTGGAAGCAAATGATGGGATCGGATATGTTGGCAAACTACGACATGGCTGCTCTTGACGTTGGCACTAAAGCACTGGGACCAGACATTGGTAACGATATTGGGGAACGTATCAAGGAAGTCATGGTAACCAACACTAACGATGCATCGTCTGTGATTACCAAAATGAAAGAAGAATTCCAAACCAGTATGTCTGAAATGGTAAAACAGATGACTGAGAAAACGGCTGATTCTGGCATTCAAGCCGAGATGTTGTCGGTACTGCAAAACATTGCTAGAACCAACAGTCAGTCAGCTGAAGCTAGTACAAGATTACTTAGAGCATCAGCGAATTAACTATAAATAATAAACCATGGCAGATCAAAACAAGCAAGGCTGGAAAAAGTATTTCAAGGTAGCAGACACCTCAGGTGTCATGAGCCCAATTTCGGGTGGTAACCAATTTGGTTTGCCCGGATATGGCCGCAACAACGGCGGCTACAATGGCATGCCTCCGGACTTTGTGTTCCGTAACTATGCAAGTAGATTGCCAGAAGTTTACTCAGGACATCCTAACCGTATTCAGCGTTACAACCAATACGAAAACATGGACATGGATTCAGAAATCAATGCTTGCTTAGACATCATTGCTGAGTTCTCTACACAACTAAACGAACAAAATAACACACCGTTTGATATTTTTTACAACGACAAGCCCACTGATCACGAAGTTGATATTATTAGCAAACAGCTACAGCAGTGGACCAAGCTTAATCAGTTAGATCAGCGCATATTCAAACTGTTCCGCAACACCATTAAGTACGGCGATCAAGTGTTTGTGCGTGACCCAGAAACATTTGAAATGATGTGGGTTGACATGAGCAAAGTGTCAAGAATCATTGTAAATGAAAGCGAAGGCAAGCGTCCTGAGCAATATGTGATTCGTGACATTAACCCCAATTTCCAGAACATGAGTGTGGCGCAAAAAACCACAACTGACTACATGACCAACCCTGTGACTGGATCAATCACAGGTGCCGCAAACTACACCATGCCCAATGGCGGCACTGGCGGCGGTGTGGGCAACAGTCGTTTCATGACAGCCATGAACGAAACTTGCATTGATGCCAAGCACGTTGTTCACATGAGTTTAAACGAAGGTCTTGACGTATTTTGGCCTTTTGGACGCAGTGTGCTAGAACAGATTTACAAAGTATTCAAGCAAAAAGAGTTGTTGGAAGATGCTGTGCTTATCTATCGTGTAAGTCGTGCTCCAGAACGTCGTGTGTTTAAAATTGACGTTGGTAACATGCCTAGCCACCTTGCTATGCAGTTTGTTGAGCGTGTTAAAAACGAAATGCACCAGCGTAGAATCCCCACAGTAACTGGCGGCGGCAACAACATGATGGATGCTAGTTATAACCCACTCAGCATTAACGAAGATTACTTCTTCCCACAAACGTCAGACGGTCGCGGTAGTTCAGTTGACACACTGCAAGGCGGTCAAAATCTAGGCGAAATTGACGACTTAAAATATTTTAACAATAAAATGGCACGTGGCTTGCGTGTGCCAAGTAGCTATTTGCCCACAGGACCAGACGATTCAGATCGCGCCATGAGCGACGGTAAAGTGGGCACAGCACTGATTCAAGAATACCGTTTTAATCAATACTGCGAGCGTTTGCAAACAGCGATTGCACAAAAACTAGATGACGAATTTAAAATGTTTCTCAAGTGGAGAGGATTTAACATTGACTCTAGTTTGTTCTCGTTGAAGTTTAACCCACCTCAAAACTTTGCCAGCTATCGCCAAGCCGAATTGGATACTACCAGAATTGGAGCATTTACTTCGCTAGAAGCATTGCCTTACATGAGCAAGCGTTTCTTGCTTGAACGTTTCTTGGGATTGACTGAGGAAGAAATCAAGAAGAACGAAGAGCTCTGGAGAGAAGAGCGTGATCAACCTGATCTACAAACTTCTTCGGGGCAAGACTTACGTAGCGTGGGCATTACCCCAGGTGGCATTGAAAGCGACTTGCAAACTGGCGAACAAGTTGCTGGTATGGATCAATTTGGTGGAGCACCTACCACAGCTGGCGCTGAAGCTCCGGGTGCTATGAGTCCTGGCGGAGTATTGCCCGCAGGCGGTGGTGCGCCTCCAGCAGCCGGCGCATAAATACTTGTATGTTGCTACAAGAATTCTGGAAAAAAGAACCTGATGCTTATCAGGATCTATCACAAGATAACAGTCAAGTCCGCTTGTCGGACTTGCGTAAAACACGTCTCACTCTGCGACAACTTAACAAACTGCGCAAAATGAATGATGTTAGAACATTTGAGTACAAAGAGAAACTCAAACAGATCAAACAGCAATATTCTCCACCTCCTGCCCCGGCTGCATAAATTTTGACAAACTTGTCAAATATCTGCCTTTTTCTGCCGATAAACACACAGTTTTTAACCACACTATTAAATAATAGTACACTTTACCTACAGGAGTTTCCTTATGAACAGATTTGAACAATTGATCGAATACGTGATCAATGATGAAGAGGCGAAAGCCAAAGAACTTTTCCACAATATCGTTGTGGAAAAAAGTCGTGAAATTTACGAAAATCTAATGCAAGACGAATTAGATGAAGCTGAAGACATTGAAGAAGCCGAAGACATTGAAGAAGGTCAAGAAGAACTTGACGAAGAAGTTGAAGATGTTGAAGAAAGCGACCAAGCAGCCATGGGCGGCGATGCAGCCGATAACCTAATTGATGACGTTGAGATGGAAGAAGAAAGCGACATCAACATGGAAGGCGAAGATGAAGAAGGCGAAGACGGCGACTTTGGTAACGAAGGTTCCGAAGGCGGTGATGAGCCAGCTACCAAGGACGACATCATGGACTTGGAAAGCAAGCTTGATCAGCTAATGGCCGAATTTGAACAACTAATGGGCGATGAAGGCATGGAAGGCGACGGCGACGATTTTGGCGCTGACGAAGGCGGAGATGCAATCGAAGTCGACGACACTGAAGAAATGGACCTAGAAGAGCCAGGCATGATGGAAGCTGTTAGCTTAAAAGCCGCTCCAAAACCAACCACAAGTGAAGAAGGCGGAGTAAACAAGAAGTCTACTGTTGCCGCTAACAGTGGCGCAACTGGCATGGCTGGCAAACCAGTACACGCTGGTGGCGAAATGGGTGGTCGTCATGATGCTCCTGGTGCATACAGTAATAGTACCAAAGAGTTGGGGGTTAAGGGCCCACAAGACGCTGCCAAAGGTGCGTTTAAAACAGCCGCTCCTAAGCCTGTGACATCACAAGCCAGCGGTGTTAACACACGCTCACCACTTGCTAAAGGCTAAGACGTAAATGTCATCACGTTACCTAAGAGAAGATCTAACGTTCCACCAGGCCAACATTCAAGTGTTGGAAGAGTCCGATGCGGCTACTGGTGGTAAAAACCTCTATCTCAAAGGCATTTGTATTGAAGGCGACAAGCGCAATGCAAATGAAAGAATTTACCCACGCCATGAAATTATCAAGGCAGTTGAGACCATCAACGAGCAGATCCGTGACGGTAACTCCGTTTTAGGTGAAGTGGACCATCCAGATGATTTAAAAATCAACTTGGATCGAGTGTGTCACAGTGTTGAAAGCATGTGGATGGACGGACATGCTGGTTGCGGCAAACTGAAAATATTGCCTACTCCAATGGGCAACTTGATTAAAACATTGTTGCAAAGTGGTGTAAAACTGGGCGTGAGTAGTCGTGGTAGTGGAAACGTTGACGATAGAACCGGACACGTTAGTGACTTTGAAATAGTCACTATTGATGTAGTTGCCCAACCCAGCGCACCAAATGCGTATCCCCAAGCGATCTATGAAGGGCTCATGAATATGAAGCACGGTCATAGAATCTATGAGATGGCCCGCGAAGCTGGTGTGGACAACAAAGTACAGAGATACTTAGGTGAGGAAATTAAACGCCTCATTAGAGATCTCAAAATCTAAGGAGAACCAGGAATGTTTGACGCAATTAAACCTTTGCTGGATAGTAACCTGATCACTGAAGAAGTAGGCTTAACTCTCAACGAAGCGTGGGAATCAAAGCTCAACGAAGCACGTGAACAGATCAGTGCAGAACTCCGCGAAGAGTTTGCACAACGCTATCAGCACGACAAAACAGTAATGGTAGAAGCCCTAGATAAGATGGTAACAGATGGTCTTGCAGAAGAGATTAAAGCAGTGGCAGCCGAAAAGCAAGCACTTGCAGAAGATCGAGTTAAGTTCCAAGTCAAGATGAAAGAGTCAGCACAGAAGTTTAACGGCTTCTTGGTGACAAAACTTGCTGAAGAAATTAGCGAATTACGTAAAGATCGTCGCACACACAATGAAGGACTAGAAAAACTAGAAGGATTTGTTGTGCAAGCATTGGCTCGTGAAATTCAAGAATTTGCTCAAGACAAACGTGAAGTTGTGGAAACCAAGGTTCGCTTGGTTCGCGAAGCACGTAGCAAACTTGAAACTTTGAAAGCAAAATTCGTAAAAGAATCTGCTGAAAAGATGAGTCAAGCAGTTAGCCGTCATCTAAAGGCCGAACTAACACAATTGCAAGAAGATATCAAAGTTGCTCGTGAGAACAATTTTGGTCGTCGTATTTTTGAAGCATACGCCGCAGAATTTGGTGCTACTCACCTCAATGAGAAAGCCGAAGTGCGCAAGTTGCATCAGCTATTGTCTGACAAAGATACAAAATTGGCGGAAGCCATCCAACTCACCGAAAAGGCGAAAGTCATCGTTGAGTCCAAAGAACGCGAAGTACGCATGCTTAAAGAGAGCAACGAGCGTGAAGCTACTATGCGTGAATTGCTAGCTCCTCTAAACAAGGAAAAAGCTGAAGTCATGCGTAATTTGCTCGAAAGTGTTCAGACAAGTCGTCTGAAAGGTGCTTTCGAAAAATATCTACCAGCCGTATTGGAAGATCGTTCTGCAAGAGCCACAAAAGTGATTGCAGAGTCCGTGTCCGTAGCAACTGGTGATAAAAATGTTCCGAACCAGCAAGAAGAAAGTCACGAGGCTACTAGCAACGTGATTGACCTCAAGCGTCTGGCAGGGCTTTAATTTAATAAACAGGAGACGTAAATGTCACAAGAACTATTAGAAAGTCGTTGGGATGAAACCAAAGAGGCCCTTCTTGAGGGTCTAAGTGGTACCAAACGCAACAGCATGAAAGTTATTCTTGAAAATACTCGTAAGTATTTGAAGGAAAACGCAAGTGCTGGTAGCACAACTGCTGGTAATATCGCTACATTGAACCGTGTGATTCTACCAGTTATCCGCCGTGTGATGCCAACAGTTATCGCTAACGAGTTGGTAGGTGTTCAGCCTATGACTGGCCCAGTTGGTCAGATCCACACTCTGCGTGTTCGCTATGCACAGAGCTTGACAGACAACAGTGCTGCCGCTACAAGCGTCACAGCTGGTCAAGAAGCTTTGAGCCCATTCACAATTGCAACTGCATATTCTACAGTACCTAAAGATACTGATAGCACAACCAGTTACAATGGTGGTAACACAGCTACTATGGAAGGTACTGGCGGTAAGCAAATTTCCGTTCAGATCTTGAAGCAAGCTGTTGAAGCTAAGACACGCAAGTTGCAAGCTCGCTGGACATTTGAATCTGCACAAGACGCACAAGCCATGCATGGTATTGACGTTGAAGCAGAAATCATGGCTGCTCTAGCACAAGAAATTACTGCTGAAATTGACCAAGAGATTCTCTTGAGCCTACGCAGTTTGGCCGCAACTGAGTTCACATACAACCAAGCTACTGTATCTGGTACAGCTACATTCGTTGGTGACGAGCACGCCGCATTGGCAGTTCTAATCAACCGTGTTGCTAACTTGATCGCTCAGCGTACACGTCGTGGCGCTGGTAACTACGCTGTTGTAAGCTCTGCCGCTTTGACAGTGTTGCAATCTGCAACAACTTCAGCTTTTGCTCGCACAACAGAAGGCACATTCGAAGCACCTACAAACACCAAGTTTGTTGGTACATTGAACGGTGCAATGCGTGTGTTTGTTGACTCTTATGCTAGCGACACTACACCAGTGTTGGTTGGTTATAAGGGCACCAGCGAAGCTGACGCTCCAGCATTCTACTGCCCATACATTCCGTTGATGAGCAGTGGCGTTGTTCTTGATCCAACAACATTCGAACCAGTCGTGAGCTTCATGACTCGTTACGGATACATCGAACTTACCAACACAGCATCAAGCTTTGGTAACGCCGGTGACTATGTTGGCGAGATCGCTGTCAGCAACTTGTCTTTCAGTTAATCCAATACGGATTGCGAAAACACAAAAAGGGCCGCAAGGCCCTTTTTTGTTGGTTATATAAATATTGTTATGGCAAATTCACCACCACCATATGATGACATTACAGGTATAAGCCGTGCTGTAATGAAAGACAATGCGCAGATCACTCTAGCGCAATACAACGGCAACGCACGTCCGGGCGAACTTGTAGTTAATCTTGAGACTAATCCACCTGCAATATATGTAGGCAATAATTCTGGTCAGCTGACTGCTGTTTCGTCAGCTGGCAATTATGGTAATGCTAACGTAGTAACATTGTTGGCCGCATTTGGATCCAACACTATTTCAACTACAGGCAACATTACCGGTGGTAACATCTCTGTCACTAACAACATTCTTGCCAACACAATTGGAGCCTTGGATCAACTTTCAGCCAAATATATGATATTTGATGTAATGCCCTTGAACAATCTTCCTAATCCTGCTGGCAATACTGGTCTCCGCGGATTTGCCAATGATGCCAATTTAGTAGCCGCAGGCAACTTTGGTGCCCAGATCACAGACGGTGGCAGCAACATTGTGCCAGTGTGGTCAGACGGTAGCGTTTGGCGTATTGGTTAGTCGTCGTCTTCGTATATCTCATCGATATACTTTTCCTTGCTGTCGTAGAACTGATAATACATTTCGTTTGGCATCAGCACACGAAAATGATATTTCAACCCAGCAAACGTTGCTTCTTCTTTTTTCAACAAGTCACATACAACATAGCTAGTGCCGCATGCTCCCTCGACATTTTTAAAAGGGCTGTGCTTGAACTCATTGTTTTTTAATGCTTTATGGATGTCGCTGTTCCACCCAAATAAGATTCGAGTAATGCCTAGCTTTTGATTGCGCAAGCGAATTTTGTCAATTACAGATAGCTTGCTTAACTTTGCGCAGTTGTGCTCGTCAATTTGAAGCAACACTTCTTTGAACTTGATACTGCCTTTGGTGTGTGAGTTATTGGGCGTTTCTTTTGTACTCCATGACATGTCAGCTTCGACATGATCAACATAAAAAGTTTCTCCATGTGTTTTTAAGACCCACATAGGAATGGTCTCGTCTTCTAAGTGTTTTTTGTTAAAATGGAACACTACGTCCTTGCAAGCATATTCAATCTACGACATTTTGATCTCCTTTAAAAGTTACGGTCGTGAAAAAGCCCGCGACATCCAAGCTGGTCAGACGAGGAGTAGTCCGGGCAGATAATAAGTGTTTAATGACCTATACTAGTATGATATAATTTACTAACATGTGCTCATTATATATGATTGATTGCACTGTGTCAAGCAAAAATTTCTAGAGCCGTGCCACATTCTGTACAAAATTTTGCCGTTGCTTTATTTTGCTTGCCACATGTGACACACTTGGGTTTGTGCTTGACAGTGACAGCTTGCTTAACAGCTTCACCACCCAATAGTTTAAACACCATGGTGTGCTTAGTTGATTCTAGGACGCCAACATAGGTAGTTGAAAAAGACTGAGTGCTTTTGCTACCAGGCACAGTAATGCCAACGTCGTTGGCAACGGCTGATGTAGCTGATGCAGAATAGCTGTCGTATGTAGCAGAACAAGTCACTGAACCAACTGGGCCAACACTGTTGTTCATACCACGCAGGATACTACCTTGTGGATAAATTTGATTGTTGCTATATGTGATGTTGGTCCAAATTGGACGTGGTTGTTCGAACTGGAACTCAACTCGTACAATACCATCTTCGAGCTTGACACCACGATGTGCCTCTACAGAGCCAGTGCGTTCAATAAACTTAAAACGATTGCCCTCGGTTAAGTTACCGTTTTTGATTGATCGTTCAAGATCAATTTCTTGTCCAGCATTGAGCACTAGGCCGTTGGGTACTATGTTTTCGCCATCAATGAAAACATTGACTACTGCTCGTTGTGTGTTGAGGTTTTTTAGTAAAATGCTATATTCGCTAGAGAATGGAATATGCACTGTGTCCTTGAATTCACGTAGGACTTTGCCGTTTACTTTAATGGCGGCGACCATTTTTGATTCATACATCATGATTTCTCCTTTTACGGTGTACACTCTAAACACCTATCTTTTAAAGAGTGTTGGTTTGTAGGACCATCCTACAAATTTATTTATTAGTGCCAGTCTTTCCTGGCTGTCATTTAAGTTACATTTTGATACTATTGCCTGCCCACGGATTTATCTAGCTTACCGTGCAACTCATACTGGATTCAACTTAAAAAAAGAAACCGCTGCCTTGGTGCGCTAGATGGGAATCGAACCCACTATCGGAAGTTTTAGAGGCTTCTCCCGTACCATACGGGCCTAGCGCATGTTTGTATTATACGACTTAAACTTTAAACCACGACAGAAATTGGCCAACACGTTTGGTAACACTTGTCCAATCATCAAAGTCTGGCTGTCTAAACAGTCTGGCAGTGCTGTACCAAGGGCTGTCATCACGGTTGAGTAACCAACGCCAATCTGTGGAAAACTTTTGTAACAGAACCCATGTTGGTCTGCCCAACGCACCGCTAAGGTGTGCTACAGCAGTATCAACAGAGATAACCACATCCATGTGCATCATCAATGCGGCTGTTTCGGCAAAGCTGGCAATACTGTTGGGAAACATACTAACCCCCAAACGAGCTAGCTCGGCTTCTTCTTCGGGTGTGGCATCAATTTGTAAATTAATCCACTCGTATTGTGGGTTGTCTGCAATCATTTGGCACACAACATCAAACGGCATGCCCTTGTGTTGATTCAACCATGAGTCTCTACGTCCACTCCAACTCAAGCCCACACGCATGCGAGTCTTTGGCCCTAAACGTTGTTGCCAAGCTTGCACTAGTCCAGCATCGGCATTTAGATAGTTAACTGGACGTGGTAAGTTTTCGATAGTAACACCTAGGATACCGGGGATACTCATAATAGGTACCCAGTAGTCAAACTCGCCCATGTCGTCAGTGTAAGTGCCCACACGTTCCATGATGGGACTATGCTTTAGCAGTGGTACCAATCCATCAGTGACTTGAAGTTTGACCTTGGCACCTAGTACATGCAAGTTATAAATGAAACGCACAAACTGAATATTGTCCCCGTGTCCTTGCTCGCCTACAACAAGAATAGTTTTGCCCTGCAAACTTTCGCCGCGCCAACGTGGTTGAGGAAACTGTGGTTCTGTACCAGCCAAATGCTCGTAATTCCATCGGGATTCGTATGCTGGCCAACCACGTTGATAGTCGCCCATGAGCAGATAGCTCACAGCCAAGTTAAATTTTGCTGTAATGCTGGTGGGATCAATGATAGCGGCATGCTGTAAAAACGGCACAGCTCGATCTGGAAATCCCATTTCTCTCAGCACATTGCCGTAATTGTTAAAGGCGGCGCCGGAGTTATGATCTTGCGAAAAAGCCAACGCATAGCATTGCAAAGCTTCAGGATATCTACGATTGGCACGATGATCGTTGCCTTGTGCAACTAAAAAGTCTGAGTTCATGACAATATTTAATGGTTGCGAAACACTATTGTACATTTTCCATAAATACAAGTCAACGCAATAATGCGTTTTATGCGGAGCTTAAAACCCACCGCGTAGCGGCTAGAACCCGCATTGGGCTTCTTTAAAGGAGAAAACAAAATGGGACGTCCTCTCAAAATTCAAAAATATTCAGCTAATTCTGGCCAAGGTTCACCTGGCGCAGCCGTAGGTATTGACTTAGGTTTTCCAAACTTTGCTAGTTTGACCAACCCTGTGGTCAACACTGCTGACACACTAAGTGGTACTCAGTACCTAGGTGTAGTTGGTGGAGCGGCACCTACAGACGCACCTACTGCAACAAATCCAAGAATTGATGTAATTGTTAACATTGCCGCATCCGACGGCACAGGCATTGGTGTTGCTGCCGGATATATCATCCGTCAGAAAGGGTCACGTAAGTATCTAGTGGGCGATACCACTGGTGTCAACGACGGCAGCTTTGTGGTTGGTCAAGCATATCAAATTGCTACTCTAGGCACAACAACCAACTGGACATTGGCTGGCGCACCCGCAAGTGCTGGTGTTGGTGATGTGTTTACAGCTACTTCAGTTGGCGGTGCCGGTGACGGTGTTGCTAATTCAGTTGGCGTATGTGTACTAGACAATGACGTAACTCCAGCGGCGGGCTTGATGGCTATTACATTCACTGAATCAACTGGCGACAGTACAGCTACTCCACTCAGCAAGTTGACCAACAAGTTCTTGCTTGACTTTACTGGTGGTAACGGCTTTACACAAGCCGAAGTAACAAACGATGTTCGTTATGTTGCCAACTTCTTCACAGACGAAGGCACTGTGATCAAGTCAGGTACAGCTCAAACTGGTATCAATTTGGGTATCGTAGACAACGTTACATCTTAATTTGTAACTGCACAAGGTCCTCCCAGCTACATACTGGGAGGATTTTTTATGACTAGAGCATTTGTACTTGGAAATGGCGTTAGTCGCCAAGCAGTAAACTTACACCAACTTCGAGAGTTTGGGCCCATCTATGGGTGCAATGCACTGTATAGAGAATTTGTGCCCACAGTGTTGGTTAGTACAGACCGGCCCATTGCCACAAGAATACAAGAAGAAGGTGTGCAAATGCAAACCAGAATGTACACCAGAAAGCCTGTTCCTGGCATGGGTGCGCTCAAAATACCTCAAGAGTGGTATGGGTTTAGTTCAGGGCCTGTGGCAACAGCAATTGCGGCGCAAGACGGCAATTTATATGTTTATATGTTGGGGTTTGATCTTGGGCCACTACCTGGGGACAAATTCAATAACATTTACGCAGACACTGAATTTTACAAAAAGAGCTCGGCTCGGCCTACTTTTAGCGGAAACTGGATGAGGCAAATTCAGCAGATTGCAAAAACATTTCCTAACACTACGTTTTTTCGTGTAATGGGATCGACTACAGCTGAAATAGCAGAGTTCAGAAAAATTCCCAACATGGCACACATGCCCATGACAGAGTTCTTAGACCGCATAAATAACACAAAGGATCTCTAAATGGCAACTGTTAAGCGTATCAGCGGTGATTATGTAATCAAAACAATAAACACGGGAGATGTTGTTGAAATATTAACAACAAACATGACCGTGGACGTCAACTCGTTCGTTATTGATGGCGATCTTACAGTCACTGGCAATGCTAGCCTGACTGGTAATATTGCGGCTGATAACATCTTTAACGGAACTACCAGCGTTACAATCCCTTCACCGGGTAGTAATGTCAACATCAACATAAACGGAACTCCTGACATAGCAGTGTTCAGCACAGCTGGCGCAAATGTCACAGGTTATATTACAGCCACTGGCAACCTTACAGGAGCCAACGTCAACACTGCTGGGCTTATTACAGCAACTGGTAATATTTCTGGCGCTAATATTAACACAGCTGGCAACGTTTGGATCTCTAGAGATGCCAGCACTGCCCAGCCCACTATTAGATTCACTGACACTGATGTCAGCGTCGCCGATGGGCAAGTATTGGGTGCAGTTGAGTGGTTTACCAATAACTCAGTTGGCGGCGGCCCTAGAGTAACTGCCGCTGTCAGAACTGTTGCATCAAGTACACTGGGTAATGCCAGTGTTCAAATTCTAACATCAACTGCTGGTGCCGCGGCCACAACCAAAGTTACTGTATTGAGTACTGGTAATGTTGGGGTTGGCAACACCGCTCCGGTGCATTTGTTCACAGTGCAAGGCACAATGTATGGCAGTTCAACATTTACCGCAGTAGGCAATATCACAGGTGGAAACTTAATTACTGCTGGCCAAGTCAGTGCCACTGCCAACGTTACAGGCGGCAATGTTATCACTGGCGGATTAATTACCGCTACAGGTAACATCAACGGCGGAAACATTATTTCTGGTGGCTTTTTGGGTGCAGGCACAGCTGGTATCAGCACAGTGGGCAACATCACTGGTGGTAACTTAAACATTGATACTAGAATTTCTGCTACCGGTAACGTATTGGGCGATAGTATTATTGCAGCCACAGGCTTTAGTACTGTGGGTAATTTAACTGTTGATAATATCAATCTTGGCGGTAACATTGTTGACACTGGCGCTATAAGCATTATTACAGCCGCATCAGGCAATGTGTCGTTGGCACCAAACGGCGTTAACGCTGTTGTAGCCACAACAGCCGGCGCAAACATCACTGGCGCCCTAGCAGTAACTGGCAACATCACCGGAGCTAACGTTACAACAGCCGGGCTAATCAGCGCCACCGGCAACATCACTGGTGGCAATGTCAATACTGGTATTTTGAGTTTGACTGGTAACATTTTGGGTGCTGTTAACACCGTGGGTACCATTACCACAACTGCCAACATTTCTGGCGGTAACGTTAACACTACAAATTTAAGTTTGACTGGCAACGTACTCAGTGACATCAATTCTATAAGCAACATTAATACAACCGGCAATATCACAGCCGGAAACGTATCAATCAGACAGTCGTTTGGTGGCCCGGGCATCAACGTTGATAATCTTGTGTTACAAACAACAGATTATGAACTAAGTTTGGCTACCCCTGAGCCCATTGGCTCTTTGCAGTTTATTGCATTGGCCAATCAGGTATATAAGTTTCAAGCGTATGTTGTTCTAATTCCCAGCGGATCAACCGCAGTGGCCCCCGCAGTAAACTTCCCAGCTGGAGATTGTGTGTACACAACAGAAATTCAAACCACGGCAACTTCAGCATTGAACATAGCAACAAAAACCACAAGCGACAACGTCTCTACCACTTACAACAGCACTGGTACAGATGCTAGAACTCTGCGGGTTACAGGACTTTTCAGTCACACAGCCAACACTACTGTGAGCTTGAGTTTCCAAACATCCATTGCTAATGTAACCGCTAGCAGTGGTTCATACCTGGTTTACACTAGAACAGCTTAACAGTTTTCCGTAAAAAGCAATCGTAGGTTTTTGGTAAATACACCAGAGGACCGAGATTATCTATGGCACAACAAATTATTAACATTGGCGCACAAGCCAATGACGGAACAGGTGAACAATTAAGAAGCGCATTTAACGCCGTAAATGAAAATTTCACGGAAATTTATACCGCCGGTCCGGTGGGCAGTAATGTTGTAATAGCCAATAACACAATTACTGTAAACGGCGTAAACAGCGACATTGTAATTGCAGCCAACGGTATTGGGGTTATTCAAGTCAATAGCTCAGTTGTGCCCAGCATTGATGCTGTTCGAGATCTAGGTAGTCCTGCTAAAAGATTTGACACAGTTTATGCCGCGTACTTTGTAGGTAACGGCAGTGGTCTCACAGGAGTAGTAGCCGCTCCTAGTTCTAATCTAGTAAATGGCACCAGTAACGTACAAGTCACATCTGGCGGTAACGTAACAATTAACATCCAGAACACCAGCAACACAGCAGTGTTCAGCAGATTTGCAACAACTTTTGCCGGCAACTTACTGCCGTCGGCAGATTCAACATACGATTTAGGATCTCCCACAGCCAAATGGCGTGATGGTTACTTCAGCGGTAACTCAATCTACTTAAACACAGCCAGCATCACCAGCAATGCCACAGCCGTTGTGATTACCAACGAGCAAGGTGGTACATTTACAATTCAAGGCACAGGTGAAGTTGGCGGTAACGCTATTACCAACGGCACCAGCAACGTGGCAATTGCCACTCCCAACGGTAATGTCAATATTGGTGTAGCTGGCGCAAACAAAGTAGTGGTGTCTACTGCTGGCATGAGTGTAACTGGCCAAGTCACAGTTGGCGGAGAAATGTTTGCATTTGGTAATGTCAGTGGTACCTACGTTTTGGGTAACGGTGCGTTCCTGACAGGTTTGCCAGCTCAGTACAGCAATGCCAATGTACAAAGTTTCTTAGAGACATTCACTGGCAATATACAAGCCGGATACATTACTGCACTTTATAATACACAAGTCAATGGCAATGCCAGTGTGCTAGGAGTAATGAGTGTTGGAGCCAATGCCAATGTTGGTGGTAACTTAAATGCAGTTGGCCAGGTTCGTGCTGGAACATTGAGTCTAGGCGGAAACATCGTAACCAACGCCAATGTCACTGGTACAGTTAGAGCAGCCGGACTCAGCACAACTGGTAACGTTGTAGGACAATATATTTTAGGTGACGGCGGCTTCTTGTCCAACGTCACTGTCAGCGGTAATATCAATGCCAGCCAGTTAGGTAATGGCACAACAGTTTTGAGTATTACTGGTGTGAACGGAAACATCAGTGGTATCATCAGCGGTGTAGGCAATATTCTTGATGCCACACCGTTGGGTATCAACACATCTGGTAACTTAACTGCGGTTGGTAACATCACTGGCGGAAATGTCAATACAGTAGGCGTTGTCAGCGCAGGTGGCAACATACGTGGTGGCAATGTTGTAGCAGTCAACACTGTGACTGGTGGTAACATCAGTACAGCAGGCAATGTTACAGGTGCCAACATTGTTGGCACTGTGTTGGTACGTGGTACCACAGTCAGCGCCGATGGCAATGTGGTTGGTGGAAATTTACAAACTTCTGGAACAATCAGCGCCACAGGCAACATCACTGGTGGCAATGTTGCAGGCACAAACATCACTGGCACAGCTCTAAGCGTTACAGCCAACGTTGACAGTGGTAATTTAAGAACATCTGGCGTAATCAGTGCCACTGGTACAGCCACAGTTGGTGGTTTAAGCACAGGTGGCACAGTGAGTGCCACTGGAACAGTGACAGGTGGCAACGTGGCCACAGGTGGCACAGTGAGTGCTACTGGAAATATTTTAGGTGGTAACGTTTCTTCAGCTGGACAAATTGTTGCAACTGATACCATCACTGGCGGAAATGTACTATCTAATGGCGTTGTCAGCGCAGCCGGCAACTTGATCGGCAACAACGTCAATGTTACAAATGGTGTAAGCACAGCGACCGTAACAGCGTCTGGTAACATAGCAGGTGGCAACGTCAATACCGCAGGTGTTGTAAGTGCCGTGGGCAACATCCGTGGTGGCAATATTAACACAGCCGGTAACGTTGAAGCCAACAACGTTAACACAACTGGTGCAATCACTGCCATTGGTAACATTACTGCCATAAACGGTATCTTTATTGGCAACGGTGCTGGCTTGACCGGTGTGGTTGCTAGCTCCAACGTTGGTGCCGCAATCAAGATTGCACAAGGTACTACAGAACTTAACATTCCTTTGGCTGACGGAAATATTGTTGGTAATATCTCAGGTGTACCGGGTGTTATTACAATGTATCCGGGTGGTCTCACTGTAGCTGGCACAATCACTGGTGATGACATTGTTGTCAACAACACTTTGAGTGCTGTACGATTTGAAGGTGACTTGGTTGGTTCAGTATTTGCTGACGACAGCACTTTGATTGTTGATGCAGTTAGCAACGAAATCTTTACAAACAACGCCACAGTAAGTGGTATTGTTCAGGCTGGAACAATTAACAGTACTGGTTCAATCAGTGCTGTAGCCAATGTTACTAGTGCAAACGTCAATGCTACAAACATCATTGCAACCACATATACTGGTGGATCAATTACCACAACCGGTAACGTAGTTGGTGGCAACATTAACACAGCTGGACTAGCGTCAGTAAGCGGCAATGTCATAGGTGGCAATATCAATACTGCTGGCGAAGTATTGGCTACTGGTAATGTCATAGGTGGCAACATTAACACAGCTGGACTAGCGTCAGTAAGCGGCAATGTCATAGGTGGCAACTTGACCACTGCTGGCACGGTAACAGCAACTGGTAATGTCATAGGTGGCAATATCAACACAGCTGGTGAAGTCACCGCAGGAGGTAATGTTATAGCTACAGCAACCATTTTTGGTGCAAACGCTAACATTACCAACACAGTAACAGCTACTGAATTCCGCGGTGATTTGGTTGGGTCAGTATTTGCTGATGACTCTACACTAATAGTTGATGCAGTTGATAACAGATTGTTTGCCTCACAAGCAGATATATCTGGCAATGTAACGGCTACAAATGTAAATGCTACTAACTTGAGTTTGAGTGGCAACATTATTAGCCCAATAAACACAACATCGGCTATAACCACTTCAGGCAATATTTCTGGTGGAAATATTAATACTGCTGGTATAGTAAGTGCAACCGGCGATATACAGTCTGGTAACAGTATTTCAGCTACAGCACAAGTCAGTGCAGTAACACTAACTGCTAGTGGTAATGTCATAGGTGGCAACATTAACACTGCTGGCACAGTCAGTGCTTTGGGCAACGTTGTTGGTGGCAACATCAACACTGCTGGAGTAATGACAGCTCTGAGATTTGTTGGCGATCTAGAAGGTTCAGTGTTTGCCGACGATAGTAGTTTGCTGTTGGATGGCATTGATCAAGCATTAACAGTACAAACAGCCACTGTGGCTGGAAACATACAAGGTGGTAATTTATTAACAGCTGGTGTAGTATCAGCTTTGGGCAATGTAACTGGTGGCAATTTGGTTACCAGCGCAGAAGTCACAGCCGGCGGCAACGTCACAGGTGGCAATATTGTTACTGGTGGATTGATCACTGCTACAGGCACTATTACTAGTGGTGCTAATATCATAGGTGGCAATGTAACTACAACTGGTCAAGTCAGTGCCACTGGTAATATCACTGGTGGTAATGTATTAACCACTGATGTCAGTGCAACCGGTGTTGTGTCAGCATCTGGCAATGTTCGCGGCGCAAACTTTAACACCGCAGGATTGGTAACTGCCACTGGAAACATTACAGGCGGTAATTTAAATGCAGTTGGATTGAGTCTAAGTGGCAACGTAGTAAGTCCTCTCAACATAACTGGCAATGTCACTGGTGGCAATGTACTGACACCAGGCGAAATCACAGCAGTTGGCAATATTTCAGCCAGCTACTACATTGGTAATGGTAGTTTACTAACTGGCGTACAAGCCACAGGTATTGGAACATTGGCCAGTTTGAGTGTAACTGGTAACATCACAACTGGTAACATCAATAGTTTGGGCGCAGTCAGCGCAGTGGCCAATGTCATAGGCGGAAACGTCAACACCACAGGTGAAATTACAGCTGGTACAATGACCACAACAGGCAATGTCATTGTTGGTGGCGATTTGATTGTAAACGGCAATACCAGCTACATCAACATCAACAGCCTGCACGTTGAAGATCCCATAATTGGTATTGGCCGTGGGCCAAACAATGCTCCGTTGATCACAAATGACGGCAAAGATCGCGGCGAACAACTTTGGTATTATGATGGCGCAGAAAAGTCTGCGTTTATTGGTTACGACAATGGCGCCAACAGCATAATTGCCGCAATTGACGTATCAATTGCCAATGACATTGTTACAGTAAATCAGTATGGTACATTCGTAGTTGGCACGTTAAACAGCTCAGTTGTAAGTGTTTCTGGCAATGTCACTGGTGGTAACATTGTAACTGGTGGTGCAGTTTCGGCAACTGGAGTAATCAGTGCTACAGCCAACGTTGTTGGTGGTAACATTAACACAGCAGGACTAGTTAGTGCCACAGCAAACGTTGTTGGTGGTAACTTAACTACTGCTGGCGAAGTCAGCGCCACTGGTAACCTAGTTGGTGGTAATGTCAACACAGCTGGCCTAGTCAGCGCCACTGGTAACCTAGTTGGTGGTAATATTACTACAGCAGGAAACGTTGATGCCACAGCAGTAAATGTCACAACACTTTCTGCAACAGCAAACGTAGTTGGCGGCAACATCAACACAGCTGGATTAATTACAGCAACAGGAACAATTACATCAGCAGCCAATGTTACAGGTGGCAACATCACCACAGCCGGTGCTGTTTCAGCCGCAGGCAACATCACTGCTGGTAATGTTATCAACAATGGCGATTTACTAAACACTGGAAACATTGCAGGTGGAAACATTGCCACAACTGGTATTGTCAGCGCAGTTGGAAACATATTTGGTGGTAACTTAAATGCTGTTGGATTGAGCCTAAGCGGCAACGTAGTAAGCTCGCTTAACGTAACTGGCGCAGTGGCTGCCAGTGGTATCACAACCCCAGGCACTGTTGTTGCAACTGGTAACATCACAGGCGGTAATCTAAACGCTGTTGGTTTGAGTCTAAGTGGCAACGTAGTCAGTGCATTCAATGTAACCGGTAACATTGCAGGCGGTAACATACTGTCACCAGGCCTGATCAGCGTTGCTGGCAACGTTGACAGCGGAAACTTAAACACTGGCATAGTTGCCGCAAGCACTGTAAGTGCAACTGGTAACGTTGTAGGTGGTAACGTTGTAACCGTTGGACTGATCACAGCAACTGGTTCAATCACTGGTGCCAACATAACTGGTGCCAACTTGTTGTCAACTGGTCAAGTCAGTGCCACTGGTAATTTGGTTGGTGGTAACATCAACACTGGGGGCGCAGTATCAGCAACTGGAACAGCCACTGTTGGCGGTTTGAGTACTGCTGGTGCTGTCAGTGCCACAGGTAACATAATTGGTGGCAACGTCAATACAGCAGGATTGGTCAGTGCAATTGGAAACGTTGTTGGTGGTAACATCAACACCAGCGGGTTACTCAGTGTAGTTGGTTTGATTGATGCTGGTGGCAACATTTCTGGTGGCAACATCGGCACAGGTGGATTAATTACAGCTACCGGCAACATCACAGGTGGTAACTTAATATCAACCACTCAGATTTCGTCAGCTGGTAACATTATCAGTGCTACAAACGTCATTGCACAAAACTTTATTGGTAATATCACTGGTAACATCACTTTGGGTGCTGGTAGCAACACCCGTGTGCTGTACAACAACAATGGCATAATTGGGCAAAGTGGCGGATTTACATTTGATCAAACCACAAACGCACTCAGCATCACTGGCACATTTGCAACCAACGGTGCAACAGCCAACATCAATGTTGGCGGTGCAATCAGTGCCGCAGGTAACATTGCGACCAACACTGGAAACATTTCTGGTGGTAACATACTGAGCGGTGCACAGATCAGTGGTATTGGCAACGTCACAGGTGGTAATATCAACACTGGCGGTATTGTCAGCGCAACTGGTAACATTACGACCAATACTGGCAACGTCAGTGGTGGTAATGTTGTAGCCAGCGGACAAGTTATTGCAACTGCCAACATTTCGGGTGGCAACGTTAATTCCAGCGGCAAGGTTGCGGCACTGGGCGACGTCAGCGGTGCAAACATTATCACTGGTGGATTGATCAGTGCAACTGGCAACATCATAGGTGGCAATGTATCAACAGCTGGACTGATCACTGCAAACGGCAATGTAACTGGTGCTAATTTTGATACACCAGGTATAATTTCAGCAACTGGTAATATCACAGGCGGAAACGTTTCAACTGGTGCTGTAACAGCAACTGGAAACGTAACATCTACAGCCAATGTGGCCGGTGGCAACGTCATAGGTACCAATGGTGTTTATGGCCCAATCTTTACAACACTGATTGACAGTGGAGACAGTTCCGCAATAACTGTGACTCCAGATGTAATAATGTCTGCTAGTTTAACTGTGCAGAATGATGTATTTGTAGAAGATTTGGTTAGCACAAGAGATTTAGATGTCACAGGCAGAATTCAAGCAGCCAGCATTCTTGGAACCAGTGCCAACATCACAGCGTTGACAGCAGGAAATATAACTGCTACTGGTAACATCACTGGCAATAATATCGTCGCAAGTAGCACCATAAATATTGCAGGTGCTCAGGTAGCAACAGTGGCAGATGCAGTGGCATTGGCAATAGCACTAGGATAATAAAATGGCAAATACGTTTAAAAGAAAACTCAGCAGATCAGTAGGAACAACACCCACTATAGTAGGAAGCTACACAGTGGGTGCTGGCGCAACCTCTGTCATAATTGGATTGACTGTGACAAACATTTTGGGCTCAACTGTGAGCGCAAACGTGTTTATCAATGATGGATCAGCCAATACCAGTTTGCTAACTACAGCTCCAATTAGTTCAGGATCAAGCTTGGTAGTAGTTGGTGGAGATCAAAAAGTAGTGTTAGAAACTGGCGACAAAATTTATGTCCAAAGCAGTGCCGCATCCAGTGTTGATGTTGTTATGAGTATCATGGAAATCACCTAATGAGCTACCTAGGTCTTGACCCCAATACCCCGTTACTGAATACCAGTACTGATTTTTTCAGCGGGGACGCCCTTACCATTCAATTTACACTGTCAAGATCTATTGCTTCGGCATCAGACATTGACGTAATTGTTGATGGAACGTTACAAGTACCATTTGTTGACTACACTGCCAACAATACAACATTGTTGTTTAATACCGTACCAGGCAGTGGCAGCGATAATATTGCTGTTACATTCAGAGCTGGTGCGCTAAACAGTCTTGATTTAACAGCCACAGTTTTCCAAGCTGGTACAGTAGGCGCACCTGGTATTGTTTCAGTTGCAGCCAACAACACAGGTTTTTACTGGGCTAATGCCACAACAATGGTGGCCACAGTGGGTGGTGCTAACCGTGCTACATTTAACGGACAAGCGCAGTCAACCAACGTAACAACCGGTGCCGTTACAGTTCAAGGCGGTATTGGCGTTGCTGGCAACATTAATGGCAACGGATTAATAAAAACCACAAATACCACACAGAGTACCAGTGTTGCAACTGGTGCATTGCAAATTGGTGGCGGTGCAGGCATTATTGGCAACCTAAACGTTGGCGGTGACATCACTTGCGTGGGCGATTTTACAGTTAACGGAACATTTACTACAACTGGTACTGACAGTTTGGAAGTCAATGATCCGTTTATTTTCTTGGCCAATGCCAACCCTGGTGACACTTATGACATGGGTGTCATTGCTGAATACTTTACTGATCAAACTCGTTACACTGGTTATTTCCGAGACATCACTGATCAACGATACAAACTATTTGGAAACTTAACAGCACGTCCAACAACCACTGTTGATACCACAGACCCTAGCTTCCAATACAATGACTTGGTGCTAGCCAATCTCAGCGCCACAGGCAACGTTTCTGGTACATATTTTGTTGGTAACGGCTTTTTCTTAACTGGCACCCAAGGCGACCCAACACAAATCTTCAACAGCGGTAGCAAGGTAATAATCCCTAGCCCCAACGGTAACATTGTAATGAATGTTGCTGGGGCACAAGTAGCCAACGTTACTTCAGTCAGTGTTGACGTAACAGGATTTATCAGCGCCAGTGGTAACATCATATCTGCTGGTAACGTCAACACACAAGGTGTGTCAGCAGCCACTAGAATCAGTGCCGCTGGCAACATCACCAGCAGTGGTAACTTATCAGGCGGAAACATTTTAAGTGGCGGGGAAGTATCTGCTACTGGTAGAGTGTTTGGTGGTAATATTGAAACACCAGGACTGATTACTGCTACTGGTAACATTACTGCTGGTAATGTGTTCACAGCTGGTCAAGCCAGTGCAGGTGGCAACGTAACTGGCGGCAACGTCCGAACAGCAGGTATTGTCAGCGCCGCAGGCGACGTTTACGGCAATAACTTTACTGCTACCAACACAGTGTTTGCTACAGGCAACATCACTGGAGGCAATTTACTCAGTGCTGGAGTTGTGAGTGCAACCAGCGATATACTAACAGCTGGTCAAGTCAGCGCCGCAGGCAACGTAACTGGTGCAAATCTTGTTACCACAGGCACAATAACAACAACTGGCAACATTAATGGTGGTAACTTAAACATTACTGGTGGCATTAGAGACACCAGCGCATTGACAGTTACAACCAATGCTGGTAATATCACATTAGATCCAGCAGCCGGAAGCAACGTACAAATTACTGGTAACGCAAACATTACCAGTACAGCAACATCAACCAGTACAACTACTGGTGCATTGCGTACAGCAGGTGGATTAGGTGTAGCAGGCAATGCTTTTGTTGGCGGACTAGCCAGCGTAACTGGCAACATCACAGGTGGTAACATCATAACTGGTGGAGCTGTTTCGGCAACTGGGACAATCTCAGCAACTGGCAACGTCACTGGTGGTAACTTATTGACCGCTGGAATTTCCAGCGCCACTGGCAACGTCACTGGTGGTAATATTGTAACCAGTGGATTAATCACAGCCACAGGTAACATCACTGGTGGTAACATCAGCACAGGTGGATCTATCAACGCTGTTGGGGCTATCAGTGCAACTGCCAACGTAATTGGTGGTAACATTTCTACAACAGGTGCAATTGGCGCAGGTGGAGCAATCAGCGCCACTGGCAACGTCACAGGTGGTAATGTCAACACAGCTGGCTTGATTACTGCCACAGGTAACATTACATCTAGCGGTAACGTAGCTGGCGGCAACTTGTTGGCAACTCAGTTAGTATCTGCGGCAAACCTCAGCGCCACTGCCAACATTGTTGCCACTGGTAACATCACTGGCACAGTATTTTTAGGTACAAGTTTGAGCCTAAGCGGCAACGTGATATCACAGATTGCCACTACATCAAACATCACTGGTGGTAATATCAATTCAACTGGCGTGGTCAGTGCAATTGGTAACATTATTACTGGTACAGCAAACATCAGCGGTGGCAACTTGTTGGCAGCCACATTGGTACAAGGTACTACACTCAGCGCCAGTGGCAATGTAGTTTCGGCCAACATCAATGCCAGCGGCCTAATTACAGCAACTGGCAACATCACTGGCGGTAACATTATTAGTACTGGATTAATTACAGCCGTGGGCGGCGTTACAGCAGCCGGTGTCACTGCCAGTGGAATTATTTCAGCAACTGGTAACGTTGTTTCAGCGGCCAACATCAATGGCGCAAGTTTGAACCTTACTGGTGGCATCTATGACACTAATCAGCTTGATATTGCAACAACAGCAGCCAACGCCAACATTGTTCTAACACCAAACGGCGTTGGACAAGTTAGAGTAGCTTCACTATTGAGTGTAGTTGGCAACGTGGTTGGCGGGAATATATCAACTGCTGGTTTAATTACTGCCACAGGCACAATAACTTCTACAGCCAACGTTGTTGGCGGAAACATTACCACAGCTGGCGAAGTCAGTGCCACAGGTGCTGTGACAGGCGGTAGCTTCTCTACCGCAGGAACAATCAGTGCTACAGGTAACATCACTGGTGGTAACATATTGGGTGGCGCCAACGTCAACGCTACAACACACACTGGTTCAACAGTCAACGTAACTGGCAACATTGATGGCGGCAACTTGCGCACTGCTGGTTTGATTACAGCCACAGGCAACGTAACTGGTGGCAACATCACTACAGGTGGATCTATCAGTGCCACAGGTAACATCACTGGTGGTAATATATTAGGTACCATTGTTGGTGGGGCAGTAACTGGAACCAGCATCAGCGCAAGCGGTAACGTCAACGGTGGTAACATTATTAGTGCGGCGTTGGTACAAGGTGTTACACTTTCCGCATCTGGCAACGTGGTAGGCGGCAACGTCAACACTGCTCGTTTAAGTGCCAGCGGCAACGTTGATGCACTAAACATCAACGGTAATTATTATGGTTTAGTACAAACTGCCAGTCAGACTAATATCACTGGCCTAGGCACATTGACATCTTTGGCAGTAACTGGTGCAATCACAGGTGGCAGTTTATCGGTATCAACTGGTAACGTAACACTGGGCAACGTAGTCAATGCTGGTGCCAACGGAGTTGGTAACATTGGCAGTGCAACTGGATACTTTAACACTGTGTTTGCTAAAGCAACATCAGCACAATACGCTGACTTGGCAGAGTGCTACGAAGCTGACGCAGAATATCCACCGGGCACTGTGTTGATATTTGGTGGACCAGCCGAAGTTTCATTGAGTCACATTGATAGTGATACTAGAGTAGCTGGCGTGGTATCTACCAATCCAAGTTATATCATGAACAGTGGACTTGAAGGCAAGAATGTAGCTGTGGTTGCGTTGACTGGTAGAGTACCAACAAGAGTACTAGGTCCAGTTAAGAAAGGCGACATGATGGTGTCAGCTGGTTACGGCATGGCACGAGCAGAAGCTAATCCACGCATTGGCAGTGTAATTGGTAAAGCTCTAGCCGATTTCAACGGCACCGAAGGCACAATTGAAGTTGTTGTGGGTAAAATTTAAGGAAAAAACATGGCATACGTAGGTAACGTACCGCAAATTGGTAACTACAGAAAAATGGATGATCTAACCCCGCAATTCAACGGGTTATTGACAACATTTAATATCACTGTGGGCGGGCAAGCAGTCACGCCGCCCACTGCTTATGCCATGATGGTGGTATTGGCCGGTAGTGTGCTGAATCCCGATGTTGATTTTAGTATTTCAGGACCAACAATTAGTTTTGCAAACCCACCTGCCCCTTTGACAACGTTTTTTGGTATTATCATGGGCGACACACTATATACTGGAACGCCCAGCGATGCGACAGTTACAAATAGTAAATTGGCACCGGCCAGTGTGAGTTATGACAAATTTAACACCACACTCAAAGCACGTTTGCTGGCAGATTCAATAATTTTTGGAGTTTAACAAATGGCAAGAAGCAGAATTTATGATTACGTATTTTCACCAGGTACGTCAGGATTAGGAACAATTGAAGTACAGGGTCGAGTTAATCTTGAAGACTTCCTGGCCATATATAACACCACGACAAATACTTGTATCTATAATTTCAGCGATCCCAATTTAGGGGGAACAGTGAGTTGGAGTGGACAAGGTGGCAATGCCAACTTTCCGTATGCCTATGCTGGCGTAACTACACTGACATTGAACTTTGATACTAGTTCAATGAATGCTGCCGATGCCTTGGCAATTTATTATGAGTCTCAGGCAGTTCAAACCGAGCCTTGGGATTTTGAACAAGACGCAATTGGACGTAGTCGTGTTGCTAACCCGCAATCACTGATTGACGCTGACTTTGAATATGGTCTACAACAAACCAAGTGGCAGAACGTTAGCACTACCAATAACATTCCTGGTTTTTACGAAGATATTGGTGCTGACCTGGTGTACAACACCAACGGATATTTGACTTACATCGCCAGTACTGACACTATTTCCAGCAACGTTGACACTGCTGTTCGATTGGCAAACCAAGGCACAGCACCGTGGGTAGCAGATGATTACGTATTGTTGATCAGTCAAACTCAAGGTAACGTTACTCCGTTTACCTCAAATTACACAACAGCCAATATCAACAGTTCAGCTGAGAGAACATTCACCGTGGCCAGTACAACTGGATTCACTGCTGGTGACAATATTCTAATTGTTGGACGACCAACATCGGGTGGTACAACCATTGCTGTGGCCAACATTACTAGCACAGCAACCACAACAGTCAACGTAACCAACGCTTCTGCCGCAGGCATTAGTGCTGGTGAGTATATCATTGTGCAAACTGACACTGCTGGAGTTTACGAAATTATGGCAGTTACATCAGTATTGACCAATGCGCTGACTGTAGTGCGTCGTCGAAACAACACCAACGGCGCCGGTGCAAATATTTCAATTGGCAACAATGTGTACGTTGTGTCAGACATGGAAATATCACAGATTGTTGATGTTCCTGATTTGACTACAATCAACGTAAATCGTGGATGGTACAACATTCCAGCGGTAAGCACTCTTGCTTCAGGAACAATCTTACAAAAACTCAGCGCCAACGTTGAATTGGTAAAGCATTCGTCTGTTAGCTCATCGGTTAACGGATCGCAAACTATCGCACGTGCTCAATTCAACAGCACTGCTTTGACCAATGCAGAATCTGGATCATTGTTTGTGCGTATGACTGGTATGTTTAATGCCAGCAACAACACAAACATTCCTGCTGTGGCAGTCAACATAACAGACAGTCCATTGGCAGTAGACGAATATGTCAGTACACAGAATACCAGCTCTTCCAACGCCGAAGGTGTCAGTTTGGTGTACCTGGCCGAAACCAACAACTTTGCATACTACCCAAGACGCAGTGTAAGCACTGCACTGGGTTTCCCACTAAATCAAACAGACACAATTTTGCGTCAGGCATTCCCTTACACAGGTGCTGACTTGGATGTGGTTTCAATGGTCAGTGATGGTGCAAACCCCAGCACAATTACAGTAACCACAACTTACGCTCATGGTCTTGTTCCTGGAACTCCAATCATGGTAGTGTTGGCGTCTGGTACAAATGCTGTATATGCTGAGGGTAGCTTCTTTATCCTCAGTGTGCCAACCACAAACACATTTACATACCAAGCCAAAACAGGTGCGGCAGTAACCAGTCCAGTGGTGCAAACCGTTAACGTACGGAGTAATGCGGCATTTTTACCAAGACCGTTTGACGGCGGTGTTATCATGGGACCAGGTTCGCCTACACGTGGTGCAGCCGCAACACGTCAGACCAAAAAGTATTTCCGCTACCAATCTGGTAAAGGTATTCTGTTTACATCGGGCACTATGTTAAAGCCAACATTTGACGTAGTTGCAATGAGTGCCGACGGTACTGCTCCTAACAGTAATATCACAATTACTACAGACATAGAACATGGGTTGAATCCTGGAGCAACCATTGACCTAAGCGGCGTTACCACAGGCGGCTACAATGACAATGATTATGTTGTGACCACTGTTGTAAGTGATGTTGCATTTACAGTGCAGGCACAAAATACGCTGGACAGTGCCACTCCGGTGCTGGGACAACAGCCAAGAATCAACGTTTCTAGTTGGCACGGATCAAGTATCCGAGCTGGTATCTTTGACGACCAAAACGGATTGTTCTGGGAACACGACGGTCAAAGTTTGAACGTTGTTCAACGAAGCAGTACTGCACAGTTGGCTGGTTTGGTTAGCGTAGGGGTTGGTAGCAACCTTGTGACTGGTGACGGCACATCTCGTTTTGAAGATCAGCTCAATGCTGGTGATGTTGTGGTTATCAAAGGCATGACACACTCAGTTACCAGTGTGTTGGACAACAATAGAATGACTATTGTGCCAACATTCCGTGGTGTTGCCAATCAATCTCGTGTGAGAATGGCATTGAGAACTGAACAGCGCATTCGTCAAACTAACTTTAACATTGACAAACTCAATGGCACTGGCCCCAGCGGCTTTACCATTGACACTACAAAGATGCAGATGTTGGGTATTGAATACTCATGGTACGGTGCTGGTTATGCACAGTTCATGGTTCGTGGCCAAGATGGTAGATTTATCATGGCACATAAGATTCCCAACAACAACCGCAACAACGAAGCTTACATGCGTTCTGGTAACTTGCCAGGGCGATACGAAGCCATTAACGAAACTGCAATTAGTTCGTTAGACGGTGCTATCACAGATAGTCAAACAACTATCACTCTTAAAGATGCAACTGATTATCCTGCAGCCAGTGTAACTTACCCAGTTTGGGTAATGATTGACAGTGAGATCATCAAGTACTCTGGCAAGAGTGGCAATGATTTGACTGGATGCACACGTGCAGCCACATTGGTTCAATGGGTTGAAGGCGCAAGTAGAAGCTTCACATCGCCAGCAGCCGCAAGTCATGCAGATAATACTGGTGTGATACTGATTTCAAACACTTGTGTGCCACTAGTTAACCACTGGGGTAGTGCGGTTATCATGGACGGTGGTTTTGATGGCGACCAAGGCTTTAGCTTTACATACAACCGTACCAGCTATGGCTTACCTACAACAGTGGGCGCTCAGCAAGTGGCATTCTTGATGCGATTGAGCCCCAGTGTGTCAAACGGTATCATTGGTGATTTAGGTCAACGCGATCTAATTAACCGTTCACAGTTGACACTGAATCAGCTAATCATCAACGCATCAGCTGGTCGATATCTAGTTACTGGTATTTTGAATCCCAACAACATTGATACCGCCAACACAGTGTGGGCTGGATTAAACAACGCTGGTGGTGGTTTCCAACCAAGCTTTACGCAGTTTGCAGTTGCTCCTGCGTTTAGTGGTGTGTCAACTGGTGGTGTACAAGATGCTCCACAGAACACATCGGGCGGTTTCCAACGTAGTGGCACCAAAGCAATATTTTCAGGTTCACGTACCTATGCCAACTTGACACCTACAGTGGTATCAAGTTCAGGAACTGGTGCCAACTTAACAGTACGTTTAACCTCTACTGGTACACAGTACTCGACCACTACAACATCAATCACAGTGCAGAACCCAGGCACTGGATATGCTGTGGGCGACACATTGAAGATTCTTGGCAACGCCTTGGGTGGATCTACACCGTTGAACGATTTGAATTTAACAGTGTTGACCATTGCGGCTGAAGTTACTGGTGGTGAAAGACTGTTTGCGGTGCCTATTACCAGCACTGGTACTGGTGCGTTGGAACTTGACAGAATTAAACAGATTGGTACCAGCGCAGTACCTGGCATTGGTACATATCCAAACGGTCCAGAAGTTCTTGCTGTTACAATCACAGCATTGACTACACAAGCAGGTCCGTTGGGAGATATTCAGTTGAGCTTCCAGGAAAGCCAGGCTTAATTGCGTTTGGTACGAGCAAGATTGGACTCAACTGTTTCAATCTTGCTTTGTACTGCTTCAATATTAACAGTACTCCAAAGCCCAGGATGCATGGGACGAGGCCAGTGACCATAGTCAATCCAGGCGTACCCCAAGTGTTCGTGATTTAATATAGGTTGAAATTCTTCTTCTACAACACACACCCAGGTGTTGTATTCAAACTGCCCGTCAGCAGAAGTAAATTTTTCTAGTGGTAGTAATTGTTGATAAGTGGGAAATTGCCCCAGCTCTTCGACACATTCGCGTTCCATGCCGCCCAGCAGTGTTTCGCCAGTTTCAACTTTGCCACCAGGCAGCCCCCAAGCGCCGGGATGACGCTGGTCGTTTCTCAGCAAGTAAAGGTATCTGCCAGTTGAGTTGGCTCTAAACCAAACCCCAACTGCTTTTACAACACCAGACTCCATTGTCCTCCCAAGTACACACCTTGATAGCTCTTGGTCCAGTATTCGCCAGTCCAAAGATATTGCACACCTGTGGTGATGTTTGTGACATATTGGCCGCCACCTTGCTGATTGGCCGGGAATTCTACTCTCCAAAAGCCTCCGCGATACTCAATAATATCGTTGGCATTTGCAATAAGTGGGCGTCCGTTAGTACCAAGCCATGCAATAGCTGGGCCAACGTTGCTGTCATCACCAGTACTTTCAGTCAACAAATAACGTTGACCTTCTTGTGCAGCCGGTAATCCGCTGCCAGGTCCACTCAGCAGTGGATTTATTACTGCATTAACAGGCTCTAATGTGTTGCGTGGAACAGTATCTACGTCCACGTCAAACAATAAGAATCTATCATCGTTGGGATCAATAACAATAGTACCAATAATCTCAGTGCCATCGGGCTGATCAAGTCTAATTTGACTAACGCCCGGGCGTAATACTCCGTATAGATTAATCACTGCCGGCCACATCAAGTTGCTGTTGGGATCAAGTTGTTCAGGTGCCAAGTCAGTGGGGTCGTTGTCAACAATACTAACTTCTTGAAGCACTTGAATTTTATTTCCAATTAATACAATTTTATAATTGTAAGGAGTAATCAACTGTCGTGTGCCCAACAACAAATCATTGTTTGTGAGTGCTTCGTTGGCGTCGCCAGAAGAGTTAAACACACCAAAAATAATACGCTCAACCACACCAAGCTTCTTGACCTTGGCCGGGCTTGAAATCCAAATTGGTACATTGAACCGCATGGTACAAATGTCTATAGGGTTTTCTGTGCCCATGGGGATAGTTCTTGAACTGTAGTTGATACTTTCGAGTTCGCACACTGTCAAACTGGTCCAGTCAATGTAGTTGTCTGTGCTTTGTATTTCCAGTGCTGGATTAAACAATGTAACAATTTGTTCAATTAGTTGGAACTTTTGATTGGTGTTTGACGTCCAAATGTCCAAGTTAATGGTCATCTTATAAGGAACAGGCATCAAACGTTCCACAGTAAATGCATTGCCTTGACTGGTTTCGTATGTTTCAGTTGCAGTATCATAAGTGCGTTGACGTACATTAACTTTACTAACAAAATACGGTTCTTGCATGCGTGGTCGATCGTAGTCCAAGGCTGCAATATAAAATGTCATCAGTGGTGTTGATGGCAAACTGCTGGCTGAGTTTTCTTGAATAATGGTTTGCGCATTACGGCTAGCATCACCATAACGAACCGGCACACGTAGCAATGCCGCGGCATCGCTGTTTTCTTGGCGTCCATATTCTACTTGGAAACCACTGAAAATTCTAGCAAACTGTAGCAGGAATCTGCGTATTTGTTCGTCATAAAAAAAACTTTGAGCCATTTACTTTACTCCTGGCGGTCTTGGGTTGGGCGGCAAATTGCCACCATCATCACCATTGTCTGCTCGGGGTCTCAAAATTTCACTTAGACTCTGACGACTTGGTATGTTGCCCATGTCTGTTGTGGGCACAGTGTATGTATTGTTTACAAAGCCTGAGCGTAAAGTTTCGTTTGTAGGACCATTGGTTAGGTTAGTTCTCACACGATCTTCAATCTTGACCCAACGACGCCCGTCGTAGCGGAACAAACGATTTGGTTTGTAATCCAACCGCAATGCGTAGTCGCCGGCCACAGGGTTTGGCGGGAATGCCACGCCAGGGGTAACTGGTAATCCATTAGGCGCAACACCGTCGCCAGTTAAGTAGCCCAGTGTGTAACCTTCGGCCTTGGGAGTAACACCCATGCCGCCTTCTGTGGTGTCCACGGTAGTATTAGAGTTGTCGGCAGTAAGACCATCAGGGTTGGCAGGTTCGCCGTCTTGGGTAGGCAATATGTAGAATTTGGTGTTGTCGTAGCCACTGAGCGGAACTTCAACTTCGGCTTGTGTAAGGATAGCATCGTTGATTTCTTGATCCTTGGCACGTGTGCCTTGACTTTCACTGATTGTGGGCGGTGTATATTCTAACCAATATGTTGTGTTTGTAATTTCAGTGTCGGCTGGTACGTTGCGCTGTGCTTGATAGTACACATCGCCGTAGTTAACAATAGCACCTTGCGGATAAAAATCACTTGGGTCCCAAATATATTCTGTAACAAACGGCTTGTTGGTAATACTGTTGTATTCTTGCGCATCGGCCATTGGGGTAGCTTTTATTCTCCACAAGTGTGGTTGCCAAGTTTGGCTAAAGCCCTCGGATGCAAACGCCGCATCTTGAATAACATAGTATCGGGGCAGTGGCAACGGCAGTGCAGTGTTTAACGGATTGTAATCCTTTAAGTTGGGAATTTCAATTACGTCGCCACTCATGAGTTTGCGACCAATTGTGTCAATCATGTCATTGTAATGTACAGTAATAAACAATGTATCATTGTTCAAAAACAACCCAAACTGACTCAAGTCAAAATCAACGTCCTGGGCACGGTACACACCACGTAGTACATAAACATCGGGTGCATATACTCTGTCTCGGTTTTCTAGTAACAACAAGTCCTGGATATTCAACGGATTTAACTCGTCGTACACTGGCTGGGTGGCATCAGCATTGCCTGAGAAAGCCGAATCTTCCCCACCAGTTTGTGGGCCCATGTATTTGTGAATGTAAATATCCAAGCCGCCTACAGTGTACATTTCACTGATAGTACGATCCAAAAATTGGTAATCTTTAGTTCGGTTGGGGCGGTATAAGCTTAATCTTGGCATAGTGTTGTATTTATTGTGAGATTGACCAGAAAAGCTAGACCAGGTAAAATACAGTATGCAAGAAATTTTTGACCGAATTGACGTTGTTTATAATCAAATTCGCACGATCAAAAACAAGCAAGCTCAACGTGATTTGATCACGATGCTACATACCCTAGACACAGCACTCAATCGATTGGACCAAGAAAGCGTGGAATGTAGGCGCATCAAGCGAGAAACAGTAAAGTACCAAAAGATCAAACAAGAGTGCGAAGATTTATTGGTCAACCTGGAAAAACACCTAACTTTTGCCCGGTTGTTGTACGGTTGACACAGAATCCAAAATGTTGTATAATTATAGGTATTGCTAAAGATAGGACAAACCATGGCACGTACTGCTTCAAAAACTCTTTCTGCAACCAGTTCAACTGGCGTCAAACTGCTCAATCCAAAATCACATGAAACCAAGTACACTGGCGGCGAGCCTGAGTGGAAAGTCCAACCCACTGAGAATCGCATCAGTGCAATGAGCAGTGCTTTTAGTTGGTACAATTACCACTATGGCAAAAAGGATGCCAAGGACATGATTGTGCATTGGCTTGAAGTAAAACAGCGAAGCAAGGACGCTAAAAAGATTCGTAGAATTCCCGATAGTCAAATTCGATTGACACCAGCATGGGTGTGCCGTATGAATCTTGTGGGATTAGAATTGCTGGCATCCGAACAAGCCAAGCTTGAAAGTATGATTGCTGAAATGCTAGAGGTCAAAGAAGAGGAAAAAGCTGAAACGTCCGAAGAAGAAACCACGGTAGCCAAACTGACTATTCAAGATCGACTGCGTGAAAAAGTGTCAGAATGCGCTGGCGAACTCGAAGGCATGTTTGATGATTTCATTGCTGATGGTGCCAAAATGTCAGCTAGCATCAAACCCATTGCTACAATTCGCGGCATGAATGTGGCACCACAAATGGTCAATCAAATTGCCGATATTTGGAAAAAACGTTTGGCCGAGTACGAAGAAGTTGTTAGCGGCAAAGATGCTGATCTTGTTGAAGGGTACTCAAACTTTAACAAAATTCAAATGCGTAACATTGTTAAATTCTGTGAAACTGTGATCAACGATTGCGGTGCGTATGTTCAAATCAAGAAAGTAGAACGCAAGCCACGCAAGGTTAAGCCAGTAAGCCCAGAAAAACGTACAGTCAAGTTCAAGTATTGTGCAAAATTTGATGAACTCAAGTTGACTAGTTTGCATCCCAAGGAACTAGTAGACAAGAGCGAAGCATGGTTGTACGACACTAAAAAGCGCAAACTTATTCACATTGTTGCTGACGAATACGCCAAGGTGTTTACTGTGAAGAACAACGCCGTAATTGGGTTTAGTACCGTGGAAACACTGCAAAAGACTTTGCGCAAGCCAGCAGATACACTTAAACAAATAACCACAGTTGGTAAACCAGCGGCCCGCAAGGTGTTTAAAGAACTTAAAACAACCGAAACAGCATTTAACGGGCGTGGTACTGAGAACATTGTTATCTTGCGTAGTTGGTAAAGATGTTCTGCCATGGGCGGAAATAAATACAACACGGAGATTCCCATGGCAGAACAGCAACAAGATACACTGAGTCAACTCAAGCAAAATCTAATAGATTACGTCAAGTTACAACTGGGCGACCAGATCATTGATCTTGAACTGGACCCTGCACACTACGAATCTGCGTATCAAAAAACCATTGGAACTTATCGCCAACGTGCGCAAAATGCTTACGAAGAAAGCTACAGCTTCTTTGATCTAGTCAAGGATCAAAATATCTACACACTGCCACAAGAAGTTATTTCGGTGCGCCAGTGTTTCCGCAGAACGTTTGGTGATGCCACAGGTCCGTTTGCATCAAACTTTGACCCATTTGCACAAGCCAGTGTCAACGTATATTTGATGAACTTCAACGTAGCTGGTGGACTTGCTACATACGACTTCTATAGCCAATATGTAGAACTAGCCGGACGTATGTTTGGTGCATACTTCAACTATACTTACAATCCAGTAACCAAAAAACTACAGCTCATGCGCGACCCTAAAAACACAGGTGAAGCTGTGTTAATTTGGACATATAACCTTAAGCCAGAATTTAACTTGTTGAGTGACTATCAAATTCAGCAGTGGATCAAGGACTACATGGTTGCCAACTGCAAAATGATCATAGGCGAAGCACGTGAAAAGTTTGCTACAATTGCTGGTCCACAAGGCGGTGGCTCTCTCAATGGTGCCGCAATGAAAGCCGAAGCCAAAGAAGCCATGGTAGCTCTAGAAGATCAACTCAAAAACTACGTAGACGGAAGCCAACCCATTACCTGGGTTATTGGTTAACTCACCTTAGACTTTTTTTAAATATTCTGCTATAATTAAACATTGCTAATGTAGCAGGAGAATTAAAATCGACTTAATGATTGATCTGGAAGGTCTGGCCACCGGCCCGGACACCACAATTTTAACCATTGCCGCACAAGGCTTTGATCCCTTGGGCAAGGGTTATTACAAAGACAAATTCTATTATGCTCGAGTCACACTTGAAAGCCAAGAGAATCGTCGCATCGAAGAGGGCACATTGGCCTGGTGGGCAAGCCAGCCCCCACATGCCAGGGAAGAGGCCTTTGCCGAGGAAGGTCGTATTCCCTTGGACCAAGCCCTAGACGAACTTGGTAAGTTAATTTGGCACTCCAAACGTGTGTGGGCTCAAGGTCCTACATACGATATGAACATTCTTGAGCATGCATACAAGAGCTATAACAAGCCCATACCTTGGCAATACTATGCAGTGCGTGACAGTCGTACAGTGTTTGGCTTGTGGCCTGGCCTAGAAAAGCCCCCCACTAGTCACCACGCATTAGAAGATTGTCGTAGGCAAATTAAGCTTCTTCAGGAAACTTTGGATTTTTTAAAAGTAAGGGAATTGGCATGATCATTGGAGTATGTGGTCTTATTGGTGCAGGCAAAGATACCATTGCAGATTATCTTGTAAACATACATCAATTTAGACGAGAAAGTTTTGCCAACAGTTTGAAAGATGCTGTGGCTGCGGTGTTTAGCTGGGACCGTGACATGTTGGAGGGCAAAACTCGTAGCTCGCGAGAATGGCGTGAACAAGTGGATCCTTGGTGGAGCAAACGTATGAACATGCCACACCTTACCCCACGCTGGGTATTACAGTACTGGGGCACTGAAGTTTGCCGCAAAGGGTTCGATGACGACATTTGGGTAGCAAGTCTTGAAAGCAGACTGCTTAAAACCACAGATGACATTGTAATCAGCGACTGTAGGTTCCCCAATGAAATAGCCGCTATTAAACGTGCTGGCGGAATAGTAGTGCGTGTTCAACGCGGTCCAGACCCCGAGTGGTGGAATCATGCTGTAAACTACAATGCTGGTCCAAAACGGATTGGTTGGGCAATTGGCAGGGAAGCCCTAGAACAAGCCAAAGTTCATGCCAGCGAGTATTCATGGGTTGGCACTGAATTTGACGCTGTAGTAGACAATAACAGTACCATGGATCATTTGTACGAGCAAGTTAGGCGTCTGGTTCAAGATCACCAGGACGCCACACCAAATCTCCCTTAGCAACATCTACTTCGCAGTTTCTGCAAATACAGCGCAAATTTTTGTGTTCGGTGTGGTTGAGATTCCCGTCAACATGGTACACTAGAATTTGCGCTGAATATCTAGCACGAAACCCGCATCTATCACACGTCATCTTTTTCTTATAACCGGCAGCCTTCCACCTAGGCTCTCGAGGTTTGATCCCACGATTTTTTCTAGCACAAGTTTCACACCGCGACCGGTAATGTGCAACACCGTCACGATAGTAGTTAACAGCGCAAGGACGTTGGTTGCAAGCTGGACAAGTGGGTCTTTTCATACTGGTATTTACCCTGGGCCTTTGCCAAAGGGTGGCGTAAACCTGGGTTTTTGGCAAATGGCTATAAATATCTTAAATTGAAAAGGAATCAATTATGGCCCTAACATCACCAGGCGTAGAAGTCACAGTTATTGACGAGAGTCAATATATCCCTTCTGCTGTCAACACAGTAC